AAAAAGGAATCAGCAAGATTGTCTTTACTTATGCAAAAAGAAACACTATGTAAACTGAGCCAAAACTGAACCAGCGAATGTTTTGGAAGCTTGGATGTGCTTAAAATGGATATTATTTTGAGATTGCCGTTGAAAGCAGAACATTCCATGATAGAATGTAATCAGAGTGCTTGAAAACGCCGTAAATACAGTGTTTATGCGACTTTGAGATAATATCAAGTTATCGTAACTTATCATAATTTGGTGTAAAATCTTAATTAATTGGTGTAGTAAATGGTGTACTAAATGGTGTAGTAACAGGAAAGAGCACAAAGATATTAAAATAGGGTATATGTCTAAAATAAAATTGACATATACCCTATTTTACTGTATAATAAGAATATTAAATGACAAAATAAAATACAAATAATAACAAGAAACGAGGTAAAAAGTAATATGAAATCTGTGTTTCCTTCTAAGGAAGCTTTTTTCTATTTTCCCCAAAATAAAAATCAAAAATATAAGCCTCTCGACAAAGAAAGTAGTAATAAACCATATATGACTCTAGGATGGGAGAATAATATTGTATTCATAAAAGACAGTAATGATAATTATTTTTATATTAAAAGTAAAGTGAGTGACAAAGATGCCTAAAATGAAAAAATGTACCGTGTGCGGTAAAATATTTCTAAGCCATAATGGAATAGAGGTGTGTTCAACTACATGTGCTATTGAACGCAAACACCGACAAGATATAGATGGGAATCAGCGTAGACGATGTGGATTATCTAATTCTAATTTTGAAAAAATTTGTCCTATTTGCGGGAAGGTATTTGAAACGATTCATTCAAAATACTGTTCTGAAAAATGTTCATTGATTGCTAGAAATAAAAATATTTCTGAAAACAATAAGGAATATTACAATCTACATCGTAGTAGCATTATTGAAAAATCTAAGAATAATCGAAAACGTAAAAAATAGGCATACAGATTTTTATTTCTGTATGCCTAAAATTATTATTTTGATTTTCGTTCAAGATTTATCATGTGTACTTTGTCCATTAGCGGCGTTTTAATTTTATTGCTTTTGCAAGAGACTAACAACGCAGGGATATCTTTGTTCAAACAATGTGAATCATAATAGGGCTGCTCTGGATATACATAAGTATGTGATGGATTAACTCGTTCATCAGCAACAAAGCACTGTCTTAGGCGCTCATATTGAATTCCAAAAGCCTTGGCAATATCTGCAAATTCATTACAAAACGTTACCTTAGTTGCGATCCAACAATTTTCCATATATTTTGCTAATTCCGCAGTTTTCCAATCAACAAAGATGTAATTAAAAGTCCCATCTTTGACCCTTGAATATAGTTGAGCGACTTTGTAACAATAATTTTCGTTTCCACCAAGAACAACGAAATTAGGAGATTCTAAGCTGTGCTGTGTTGTACCGTAATACTCAGGAGAGATTACAATGTTATCCTTACAAAATGACTCACAAGTTCCTACCGACACAGCGGATTTAATTATAATAACATCAGCATCAATTTTACTACAAATCCATTTGACCTCAGAAGTATCACATTCTCCATTTCCTTTCATTTCAGTAGGAACGCAAACAAAAACATAATTGTAATGTTCATCCAATAATTCAGCCGAATTGTATCCGTCCATATACTTATCATATATTTTAAAAGAATCAGATATTGATATAAATTCCTTTAAAATATGTTTTCCAATGTTGCCATAACCACAAATTAAATTTTTCATTTTTATCCTCCATAGACTATATTAATTGCACTATATTATTATTCTCTTTTATAATCGTATCGTATTGATGAACAATTCTAAAAAGTTTAAGCTCGTTATCAATACCTGTCAAAGAAGGATTTTTTTCTTTCGTCAATCGAATGATATATTGTTCGGACGAGTTATTGTAGATTTTATCATTAATTATTTTTGCTTGTTTGTAAAATTCGACCAATGCCTCTTTTGTTCCTACACATATACCCGCATTTAAAAATTTATGAGTACCAGAAATTTTTAGTAACTCCTGTAATGGTTCTATAACTGTATTTGGATATGGGATAGGAGTAGCATTATATACTATAGGAATTTTATACGAAAGATATTTTTCGATAAATGTAGCATCTAAATCATTAACAATTAAAGTATCTCGTCCATCTAAAATTAAAATATAATCAGTTTCTATCTGCTTTAGGCATTCTAAAATATGATTAATTTTCATGCAGTTATTCCATTTCTGCTCATTGATTGCCGTATTGAAAATAGGAATATTATTATACCCACATTGCTTAACAATAAAAGATTCATCATAACAACTGTGATTCATAATAGAAATAATGGACAGATTGCTATCCATTTGAATAGGTCTGTCCAAATTTTCGCTGATAATATTTTCATGCCCTATAATTCCCGTACCAGGAAAGTGAAGCACATAAATGTCTTCATTGTTTTTATTCTGATATTTTTTGTACTTCATAATACTTTTCAACCTCGCTTGCAATATAATCGTTGGTATAACCGTATTCTATGATATCCTTATTATCATACATTTCTTCTGTATAATTATCTAATATCCATTTACATAACACCTGACAATAAATAAGATTATAAGTCTTATTGTTAAGTAAAGTTATATATATATGTTTAATATCGAGATACGTATATTCTTCAAAAGATTCATTGCTTGCGTGATAAAGAACGACATCTTTTTCAGAATACATTTCACACATATTTTTAAGATTAATCTGATCTTCAATCTTAAACGTAAATAGCTTAGATTCGCCTGACGACAACTCAATATTTAGTCCGTTAGTAATAAACTCTTGACATTTATTTTTGATTGAGGAGACAAGATTTTCTTTGACTATTTCAATATTAATAGATTTTGGAGCTTCAAATAAAAAATATTTTTCCTCATCAAGACATTCAACATCATCAGAGATAAGTTTTACATTTACCGTGAATTTTTCCTGTGAATTGATTAAAAAGTAATGCATTTCATCTGATACTTCGTGATAATCCAAAGAAGTATTATCATTGATAATTTGTTGAGTGTACTCCTCAGAATCTTGGAAGCCATAAAATTGTCCATTTTCGTCGTAAAGTATATAAAACACCTATTTCCACCTCCCTACAAAAAACATTGAAAAGTAATCTGCTGCTTCATTATACCCATATGGGTAATGACGAACATCAATCGAAGAAGTATTTTTTTCACTGAAACTAACCAAATTATTACCGGAAGCATCAGAAGATATATTCTGTTTACCAAAAGCAAAATATTTATTATTTACAAATGACACGGGAAAAGATATTGTTTTCTTACCACTGCCTTGAGACACATTCTGACGGCTATTGTCATTATGTATCTCGATGAAAATCATTTGAATGCCATTGGTATATCGAATATAGTAATAATTAGTACCAGAGCCTGAACCATAACAATCTGAAAACACATAATTATCGCTTGAACCATAACTTTCTATGTAAGTTGCATTTGACGGTACGTCTGCATTAACGCTGTGTCCATTTATTAAGCCTGCAAAATTATATGCTTTTACAATGCCTTCTCGACAGTCAATTCCGACAGCAGTTTGATTTCCGCCGCCGTAACGTCCCCCCGCGCAATTAGATGTGAAAGATACACCCCACCATGAACGGACTACCAAATTATTAAGCCCACCGCCGTTTCCGTTAGCTGCGTCATTACCAGACTCATAAATCGCATTAGAATCGTGTTCCATCCAGATTGCACCTGTTGTAATATTGCTCGAATACACATTCGTGAATCTATGTGTCGAATCACCCAAATCCATAGCGACATCTTCATTAGGAACAATACTACCTGCAAGACTTGTAGTGCCACTTATCGGAATATAATCGTTCAAATACACCCAGCTACCCCATGCGCCATTTGAATAAGTTCTTTTATACATCACATATGCATAGTCCGGGATAAAAATCTGATACGGTGTACCAACGCTAAAATCTACAAATAGCGTTGCATTGCAAGACAGTGGATTGTTAGTAAGCTTACCGGTCAAGTGGTATATGCCCGTTGTTGTAACGTTGTTCAAATCAATGTCACTCAAATTTTCGTTTTTGAGCGCATAGTTAGTGTAATTACTGCTATCAAGCACACGCTTCCATGGTTTGCCAACAATACTAGCTCCAGTTGTTCTATAGTACAAACCGTCATTCGGTTGTGTTCCAAGTGCAATCTGACTAACCCAATTATTTTTCGAATTACCCCATCCGAGATTAAGAGCATGAAACCAACCACTTCCGATAGGACTATCTTCGGTTGCAGCAATCATTGCTGCTGCAAAGCCTTGGTCTGCAAGATCGTTGACGGTTAAATCATCAGACGAGTTGACATTTGACGAATTAAACACTTTAACATAATTGTTTGAACCATCTGATGGTGATACTGTCCCCAGCCAGTTTTTAAACGTAGCTTTTGACACGTCTTTGATTTTGGCTTTTACTATATCATCATCTCCGCTAGCATAACAAGCTACACCTAGAATCTGGTCTTGAGATAACGAATTCCCTACCCAACCGACTTTGATTTTTTTCGATGTATCATTGTAATCACGAATCGACAACGCACTTTCTAAGTCTTCGGGTGCAGGAGACCAGTCCGTAGCCTTATTTCCCTTTTCGAGTTTCCAACCACATTCGTAAATTTCACCCGCTTCGCGCGATTCCAAGAAGAAAGTCACATCAGATTTTTCAGTAATTTCAAACGTAATAGAATAACGTTTCCAATCAGATGTGATAGAAAATGTATAAGCATTTAAGATAGTATCACCCGCGCTTACCTGTATGTATGTAGATAATCCATTTACGCCCTTTACGTATCCCGAAAATACATAATTACCAGGTTCCAAACTAATAATCGGACGGTAAAAATTCCAAGCTGTTAAATTTTTTCTGATTTTAAGACCATTATATGTTTCGGATGTCACGCTAGAAACAGTATTACTAAAACTTTTTGCGTTTGTAATTTCAAATTCTTTTGTTCCTTGAAATAGATTTGTCCCACCAATTTCAAAACTGTCACTTCCTGTTGAAGGAGTATACCCCAAAATATCACAAATACCTTGCTTTGTGATAACGGAAGTATAGTTGTTACTATCTAAAACAGGGTAACGACCTTCATCTTGATAAACTCTACCGTCAACGACCATCGAAACTTGTCCATCAGCAGGGCAATTATCTCTAAATCCGATAGAACCGCCATTTGACGTATTCCACGCAACCAGAGGAGTGCCTGTTTGAACACCCCATGTAATGTCCGCAGGAGTATAAGAATTAAATCCTACCGGATAACGAGAAGACATTGCGGTACCGTTATACGATTTACCGTCATTATCAATGCAACCACTACCGTTTTTGCCAAGATAGATATTTCCTGCCGAACCATATTGCAAATATAAATCTCCATCGCTTCCTTGTCCATCTGAGCCTACAATTCCTCGTGTCCTCAATGGATTTTGGCTTGCATTTCCATAAATATCCAAACTGCCAGTAAGTATACCACCTGTTTTAGGCAATGCATCATTTGCTTTGTCATAAGCAGCATTCCACTTAGTCCTTTCGCTAGAAGTAATGTGCTTAACGGTATCTGTAATATGTTCTACTGCATTATTCCAAGCTGTGATTAAAGCAGAAGTGATTCCATCTAACACAGACTTATTTGAATGAGTATGTTTTTTATTATTTGCATCATCATAGTTGGATTTATCTTCTTTAGATAACAAGCCATCAAGAGATTGCGTAGCTTTTGGGATAGCATTAGCTGAAATTGCAACCCAAGCTGAACCACTATAACGATAGGTAAGGTTATCAGTTTTTGTATTTACTGTCCATCCGTCTTCTGGATTAGGATAAGTAGTTAAAATATCTTCATAAGTGGCAACAGATTCCTTCCAATCAACGTTGCTTTCGAGAGTTGAGAACTTATTATCAACTTCATTTTTTGTGTATTTATCATCCCAATTATTTTTATTGGAATTTACAACATTTTCAACAGAAGCCGCTTTATCATACGCTATTTTTACAGCATTGGCAGTAGGAGCATGAGTGGTAGAAGTAGAAGAAACACTGTTTTCAAGTTCATTTGTAAGAACAAAATGATGATTATCTAATTTATTTTGTAAATCATTTGCTTTGTCATTTGCGTTCTTTGCCGCTTCGTTTGCTTTTTCTATGGCGATAGCAGTGTCAGACTCTCTTTTATCCTCTTGTGTTTCTCTTATGACTTCATTTTGCTGTCTAGTATTTTCATTTGCAATACGAGTATTTTCGTTTTTAACACGCTCATCTTCAGAATCAATACGTTTGTTTTCATTGTTTATACGAGTATTTTCGGAATTAATTCGTTTAGATTCATTTGATTCACGTTTAATCTCATTAGTCTTACGGCTGTCCTCATTTTTTTCTCGAATATTTTCATGTTCCGTTACAGTTTTATCGAGTTCTTCAACCTTATCGTTTAATCGCTTAAATTCATTATGCAATGAATTGTATTCATCCGAGCTTAAAATTGTATCATCTGATACAGCACTCGCTTCGATAATCGCATTAAAACTTGTAGATGAAAGAACCTGATTTGTATTAATGTCATAGAGTGAAAGAGTAGCTTTGGCTACACCAGAGGCAATTAACATTTGTTCTGTTAAATCAATTGTAACAGTGTTGTCTGAATTGATTACACAGTCATTAAAAACCGCTTTTTTATCAGGTTTTAACCATTTGACCCTAGCTTTAACAGAATCACCAGCAATTTTATATTCTTCACCCTTGAATGTAAGCGACACGGTAATATAACGAGAATTTTTATCATACTCTTTTGTATCAATTGTCTTTTCTTCGTTGTAATATAAATCTAACGAAAGATTATGATTTAATTTAATCATTCTGCCACATTCCTCCTTTTCTAATTTTCAAAAAAAATAAAAGGACTGCTTTTACACAGTCCTTAAAATGTCAATATATTAATCTTCGATATCTCCCCATGGGGTACTCCAATCACCGCCCAAGGCTATTACACCTTCGTTGCAGTCGATTGAAATGCTACGACTTTGACTGTCGTTCTGCATATATATCTGTCCAACATAAGCGTGCAAGTTTGCTCCTTCTTTTCGACTTAGCAGAAACTCGGTAGGAGTCAAATAGGCTTGTTCGTTTTCATCGGCGACATATCTTAGATTTCCGTCTACAATATGCCAATTGCCAATTCTACCTGAATTTGCTGTGATGTTACCTACAATATTTGCATTTTCCGCATATAATGCGCCATCCAATCCTACGCAAAAAATGTGTCTATCTGTTCCTGCAACCATATCACCGGCATATACCCCCCAACCGGCGGTAGTATTAATACCTACTTTGTTGTCCGCTGAATTAATACCCGTGGTACTTATCACAAAACCACCAATATTACCGCTTGTGGCAGTAATATTACCTTGTATAGTAGCTTTGGTAGCAATTAAAGAACCGTCATGATAAACCTTAAACTCGGCATTTTGTCCACCGTTTCCAATGCCGCCTGCACCTGCCCAAAAAGCAGAACCATGTCCAAATTTTTGCATACCGCAACCAACATTATCGGTTACATTAAACAATCCATTTTCATCAACAATGAATCCGCCAATATTACCGCCTGTTGCAATAATATTTTTAGTTGTAACATCGCCTGCGAATGTGCCGTTTCCAGAAGTGTCAACACCCATAACAACGTCTCCGCTTTTATTATATATGGCAAAAATATGAGATTGCTGAACCAATCCGAGTGGATCAATAATGACCTTACCAGTATTATCACTGGAAATTTGAAGATACCCGCCGCCAATAAAAGGAGAAATAACATAATTACTAGAAATTTCTGTTGTAAAACCAAGACATTTTTGTAATGTATTTCCTAGATTCTTTGCGCTTTCAGCAAGTTCATATGCAGAATTCGCTTTTGTGTCATCTGTATATCGAACTTTTTCAATCCAGTCAGAAGCACTATATCTAGTATTATCCTTTGTAGAAACAAGAATAGTTCCTTGTTTGTATCGTGGATAAGTACCATTTTTGCCATCTGCATTGTCAACATCAAGTATCCACAAATCTTTTGCTTTATAATTGTTTGGTTTTGACACGTAAATAGAAGCTTTACCATCAATTGTGTCAAACACTTCTTTAGATACTTCCATTTCTTTCCAGGCATATGATGAAGTATAAACAAAAGTTTGCTTTGAAGTAGAAGATATGTTATACCATAGATCTCCAATATGCTCCTTTTTTGTATCATCATCTTTCCAATCAGCGGCTGGATCATCTGCTTGATACCATGTTTGTGTTTTCTTATCTAACTGATTTTTGGTATCTTCAATGTATTCTTTATAATCTCCAGAAATAAAACTGTTCAAACTGGAATCATCGGTATATTTGGAGGCAACTTCCCAATCTGCATCAACATAATTACCAGTCATACGAGTTTGTTTGCACTTTAAAATATCTCCATTCTGACCTTGTACCCATAGATCTCCAATATAATACGGTGGTTTTGGTGTAATAGTAAAAATTTGTGCTTTAGATTTTGCTAATTCGGAAAGTTCGCTATCTGTAGTAGCTTCCCATTTTTCGCCTGTCCATCTTCGAGTAACCGAATTTTTGGTATCAAACCAAATATCTCCGATGTGTTCTTTTTTAAGTGAAGGAGTAGTCCAGTCTAATGAAGGGTCATTTTCCTGAGAAAAAGTCTGAATACGACCATCTAACTGTTCAAGATAACCGTCCAATCCAGCAATATCTGTAATTTCAGGGCTATTTACATTTTCCCATTTAATTTTCGCACTGCCAGCGAGAGTAACGTTTCCATTTTCGTCTATGTATAACTGCTTTTCATATACACTTCCAGTTGCTTTGGTGTATTGTTTTTGAATTGTGAAAGCATTACTGTTTTTAGTATCATCGCCATTAACGGTAATAAATAGACCGTTGTCTGAAAATTCCATAGTATTATTGGCATTGTAGATTCCGAACCTGTCTTCACCTAAGATTTGTTTGCCTATGATTTTTTTAGCAATAATACCATATTCCTGAATTTCTTCTTTCGTGGCTGGATCAACATAGACAAATTCTCCTACGCCAACTTCAAGTGTCTTCCAGTTATCTTTTGTGAGATAAAGACCGTTATTTTGAAGTTTAGCTTGGCAAGGACTAAATGTACAAGTAATATCGTCATACATCCGCATCCATAAACCATGCTCATCTACAATCATATTCTGATTGTCTGCCGCACTTACAATTTTCAAATTAGTAAGATTTAAACCGTTTTCAACCCAACTCGGAGCAAGAGAGGCATTTTCAGTATTTTTGTTCATTTGATTAACAACAGAGGGGAAGCTTGAACTAATTGATTTTGCCTGATCGAGAATTTGTTTAATTTCTAGCGCATTATTTTTCGCATTAATAACATCTGAAAACTCAACATTGATAGTTTGAATATTGTCTTCGGAAAAGGTAATTTTATAACTTAACAATCTCATTTTATAGATTGTTTCATCTATCTGCATTCTAATATAATTACCCGTTTCAAAATAATTGATAATTGGTTCAAACTCTTTTAATGCGAGTAAATTACTAAGAGTAGCAGTAATTGTATATTTCATTTCCGCAGACTTTTTAAGCTCTTTCAATGCTTTTCCTCGAAGTTGTTTTGCCTGTTCAATAACTTCTTCATTGCTTAATCCGTCTGAAATATAATTGCTATTTTCATATTTATCCTCCCTAAGATATGTAAGATAAGACAGATAATCGGATTCACCAAGATAGGTACGTAGATTTAGCATTTTTTGAATAGTTTGCTTTTCCCATTCAAGATTATTAATATTAGTCGTAACAGCTTCAATCTGTTTCGCACGTTCATTATATTCGTCTTCAATATAATTCCTTCTATTGTAATAAGGGAGATACAACTTTTGATAAAAAGGCGAATTAGACATACCGCAATTTGCTTCATTTAACACTTGCAAACAGGTGTCATAAGCCGCTAAAAAAGACTCTAATCGTTTCAGACAATACAAATTCAGAGTTGATTTAAATTTATCATCATTTTCTATTTTAAATAAATCTGATAAGTCATCAGAACCTTCTTTTTGAATGCTTCGTTTTACTTTTTGCTCAATGTAAGTTTGCAAATCATCATTAACCATAACCGCTATTTCATTGCTTGTAGCGGTATCCTTTGGGTTTCCATCATCGTTTTTGACATAGCTTGTAACCGTAAAGCGTCCGTGCCATGTTTGATTTCTCAACGTTGATCCGTCTTCAATCGTAAGTTTAAAATTCGTTGTATCTACTAAGCATTTTGCCATTCCCAACACAGCATTAGTTACAGTATACACAGAAGTTATAGACACATCTTTAACAGCAACGGGAGAGAGTGTTGCAGAAGTTAATTTTGCGATTTGATCAGCAGCCGTACCAACTTCATGAGAAATGTCTGGCATCATCGTAGATGTTAAATAAGCTTTACTGTCATAGGCGTTATATAAATCCGTTAAAATTTGAGTATATTGTTTCTCATTGTCTTTTAATGTTCTATCATAGCTCTGAAGTTTTTTCGATAATCCACCATACATATTTGCATAATCTTGTTCTGAAAAATATGTAATATATTCGCTTCCGTTAGGAGAAACATCTTTAACAGCAGAACTCATTACATCATCATCGGCAATAATTTTAAAACAATTTTTGACCTCTCCTTCATTTGAATCTAACGTCATTTCTTGACTAAGATTGTCTCGACTAACAAAAATAGTAGTATCCTGACCATATCCTTTGATTAATTGTGTATTTCCACAATCAGGGCAAATATCATCTTCGATTCGTTTATTGCACTTAGGACAATAATTTAACAAATCATATACAGATATACTTCTATCCGCGGAGTCAAACTTGAATAAACAGTCAAATTCCGTAGATACATCATTGGTGAGAAAATCATAAACAGATGTTCCGTCTGTGCTTACAGTTCTTTTTTCGCTTTTTAATGTATTGTCTACATGCTTGATGGTATAATGTGGAATTTTTGATAAAATTCGATGTAACAAAGAAATAGAGGTGTTGTCAGGATTGTAAAAAGATGTTCTTTCGTAATTATTGTATTTAATGTCATCATCACTGTTAATATCCAGATTGTATAAATTAATCTGCGCCAACTCAAACTCACACAAAGCCGTACCAGTAACATTTTTAACGATCTCATCTGTTTCGTTGATGCTTACTGTAATTTTGAAATATTCATTAAATTCAGGTATCCAAATGGTTTTAAAATCAACAATCTTATTCCATAGGTTACACAATTCATTGTTATCTCGGTATTTATGCACCGTAAAAGATAGTGTGTTTGCTGCGTTCATATTGTCTTTGTATACGATATTTGTCACAGAATTAAGATTACCTATTTTTTTATAATTATTTTCGCACAACACAATTGTCGGCTGTTCAACCTGATTATTAATATCAAACTGCAATTTCCCCAATTTATCACCTCCATTTACTTATATTTATTTTTTGTATTTTACACTTCGATTACACCACATAATCCAATCATATAATCTACTGGCAGATTTTTACTAAATACGTCCTGTGCCTTTAATTTGTCTACAGGAATTGTGATTTCGGTAGACAGCAATTGCTCCATAGACTCGTTAAATTTGTTAATAGCTTCAGCATCTTCAGCGGGAATGTATGAATTTTCTTGTCCATTTTCATCTTTCGTTTTTGTACCCAGCTCCATAATTTTTTGATTTCTGAGCATGTCGAAATTCTGTTCCATTGGTTGTAGAGCATTTGCTAATAAAAGTAGTTTAAACTTAAATGCCGTGTCATTTAATTCAGTATTTTCAAGCATTTCTCTAATAATCTTATTTGCTTTTAAAGCTTCACCTAATTTAATTTTCATTATATTTTCCTCCATTTATTCCTATCTAAATTCCAACTTTTCGAATAGGAGAGTATGTAAGAGTACACTCTATAGGAATCGAAAAAGTCAGAATGTTATTTTTATTTTCATATGTGTTGCAAATTCTTGGGAATTTAAAATTGAAATCATCGTAGATATTGTGTGAAGAACGATTTGATTCAATGATTTGTTCTTCTCCATGTAGAGTTATAATTTCGCCACTTTCAACATTGGCAAGATAAAAGTTTCTATCATCTTCTATAGAATTTTGTATTTTGAGATTTCCAGATTCAAGACATCGAATTGTCATGTCAGGATATATATATCCAATTTCATCACTTTGGTCATACAGAGAAATAGTCTCATTTTTATTAGTTGTATTTATAAAATATGTTACTGGCTCTAAGAACCCATATGGTCTATTGGTTGTCAAGGTCAATTCTAATCCATAACATTTTCCACCAATATTAATCTGATTAACATTAAAACTCCCCTCAAAATAAATATCAATATAGTCATCTTGTAGTATTTTAAATTTACAAAACTGTTTTCTATTTAGCCATCTGCTAATTTCAGAAATATCATGTGCGGTTAATTCTAATTCTTCTTGAGAGGATGTTTTACATGGATTTTTACAAATTTGAAAAGGATTGCTTGTAAGATATTCCGAGTAAGAGGACGAATAATTATTCCATTTATTTTGCCCCAACGGTTTTACCAGATTAAAAGTTAATTGCGACCCCGCCGAAACACTTTCTGCTCCTGATTTTCCATCAAAGTCACAAATAATCATGCCGAAATCAGACAAACAGTGTTTATCATACATAAAGTCAGTAGCATACATTAGCCAACACCACCTTTTTGAATTTTAACGGTTAAATCACCAATCAATCGTAGTAGTTCAGCACGTCCACGTCTAAGTTCATTAATGATTTCAGCTTGAACTTTTTTCTGTTTCTTTAAATCGTCAATTAGTTTTAAAACATTGGAGTCACTGTAATTTTCTAACTGTTTTTGTAATACGGCTTCTCGTTTTTCAAGAATTTCAATAGTCTCATTTCTTTTTTTTAATAATTTGATTAACTCTGTTCTTGACATGTTTTCATATTTCATATTTTTTCACCACCTTATAACATAATTGAGCAAAATAAAAGAGCAGGAGATTAGTCCTGCTCTTCCTAAATATATGGACCATTTGAAAAGCCTTATTTTTCAATGGTTTTATCAACTTTTATACCCCTAAAAGCCTTATTTAGTGACCACTTTGTTTTTCATCTAAATTAAATGATTTTCTAAATGCTTTATCAAATTCATCCCATGTATCAAAAGCTCTCATCATATTTATTAATGATACTAAATGTTTGTCTAAATAATCAATTCCTGTAGTTTCTGTTAAAAATTGATGATGTCTATATCTACGTCTATGAATTTTTTCATCAACAGGATTTTTTCTTTGTAATTCTTCTAAAACTCCATCAGGCATTAAATCATATACCAAATAATTTGTCAATTTACCTACTAATGGAGTTCTGGCATTACCATTATAGTCCCATCCTTTTAATCTATACATTTCTTCATAAAATTCATTTGGAAATCGTTTAGTCCAAGGAAGATATTCTTTTCTAACAAATTCAGCTAATAATTTTTGTAACTCGTCCTTTTTTCTAAGCTCTTGATATCCCGTTATTTCATCAATTAATGCAACTATACCTGTTTTGGCAAAAGCAGACATTATAGCCAATAATTTATCAGCTAATTCAGATTGTTTTTCCCAACCTTCTCCATTAAATACCCCATCATTTTTGGCAGATATATATGCTTTACACACGTCTACAAATAGTGTTGCATCAAATGGAATAAAAGCTACCCTATATCCCTTTATTTTATATAATTCATTATTGTTACCTTTTCTTACCCATTCTTTCAAATCGTCAGAGAGATATGGTTGTAAATATTTTGAGTTTAAATTTCTTAGTAATGCGACTGAGCCACTACCAGATAAATTCATTGCTCTGGCTGTACCTCTTAATGACAATAATCGTTGTCCATCATCGGTAACATAACAGTCAATAGATATATTATCACCAATTTCCCATTGTCCATAACTTACAACTTTTACATTATTATTCACTTGAATTTCTTTCTCCATAACATACCCTCCCGACCATCAGTAATATATTTCCATTATATACCAATAATCGACAGAATACTATCAGAACATATATTCTCATTCATTTAACATATGGGAAGCTATAAAACTTCCCATATGTTAATATTTCCATCATTTGTACTTATTCACAGCAAGCTCATTATGTCCTAATGCAACACCCAAAGTAGCTTCGCTCACGTAGCTCTTAAATCCACGATCATTCATAAGCTGCGTTTTAAATTCTGTATAATTTGTTACATTTGGCAGACTAATTTCAATCGTGTCCACATTACTTGTAACATTATTTGGAATTGATGAAGGTTTGACGTTAGGAAGTGGCATATGAGAAGATAGATACTGCGTTGGATTAATACTAAAATCAGCAATATTTTTAGCCATATCCGCTGTAAAGATAGTATCTTCCGTACCAACTTCACGCAATGCACCGTTGGTAATTACGAATTCATTTCCTTCTTCGCCAACTAAATGATATCCAGTTGAATATTCTCCACGTCTTTTGCCTTTAGCATAACCATGTTCTTTCAACCAATCTAACATTCGAATATTTTGATAATCAGAACCGGTATAGTCATCATCTCCAAAAATACCTTCATAGTAATCAGCACGTCTATCCCAAGAAGCATCAATATTATTGGATTTTAATCGATCTACGACTGAATGTTCAGTGTCAAGTGGCTGTGGATAATAATATTTGTACACAAACAAGTCATCGTAATTTCCATCATCGCCAGAATCTGAATCGTCTGATTCGTCATAAGAATATGATGGTTCAGGATCAGGTTCATAAGATGGGGTAGGAGCAGGAGTAGAGTTATTCGGATTATAACTTCCATCGTCATAATTATTAATTTCCGAATCCAGATTACCACGCATAATAGCAATTAAATCATTAAGTCGTGTAATAATGTCATTAATTGCAAGTGTAATACCGCTCACAGTAGAACCAATTCCTTGTACAGTTGTGTTCAAATCTACAACAGGTGTGGCAGAATTCCATACATCTCGCATAGCTTTTGTTAATGGCAATTCTGTGTCTTGACTTAAGTTTTCAAGTGTAGAACGAATTGTATCTCTGTTTAAGTTTACAGCATCAGCAACATAACCAAGTTCCTTATCAATATTATCAATTCTATCGTTAATAAGGTCTTCATATTCGGTCTGCAAATCATCAAGAAGCTTTTCTTGGTCAGAGATATACTTGTCGTATTCCGTTTCAGCAAGGTCTTCCTGCGCTTCCTTTAGATTAACTTCAATTTGCTGTACCTGCTTTTTAGCTTCTTCGGACGCATCATTTGCATATGCGGCTTTCTGCTTTTCAAGTTCGGTCACTTTGTCAGATTTTTCTTGAACACTCTTTTGATAATCATGTAAGTCTTTTTCTGCTTCAAGAGCCTTTTTCCGCTTGTCAATTAGCTTGCTTAATGCATCAGATGCTTTATCATAACCGTCTTTGATTAAGTCTATAATGGCATTCTTCTCATCGTAAGCAGCTAAAACAGATTCTCTTTGTGCTTCAATATATTCCTGCTTCTTGTCAATGAGTGTAGTATTGGCAGGATCATTTGCAAGCTCGGCTTCGATTGCAGAAATCTCTTTTGCATAAAAATCGGCTTGCTTCAAATATGCGGCATAGTTTTCACTGTGAATGCCCTGTACAGTCAGACCTTCATTAGTGATTTTTCCGTCATCATCATATAAATCCTTATTCATCTTATCAAGCAAATCAACATAGAACTGACCCTCATTGACAAGATTGGAAATATTATCTTGACCACGCTCAAATATCGTAAAGTTTAAATCACGTAATGAATTACCGACCTCTTGAATATTGACAACGGTATCAACAATTTCTTCGTTTACAGATTGAATCTGTTGCAACATGTCATTCCATGTTTCTGAGCCTTCTTCAATCAATCCGCTTTGAACAGATTCTTGAAGTTTTGATTGCAATGTATCTCTTTCACTCGTGAGAGTATTAAGAGTATTATTGTACTGTTCAAGTTGTTTTTGATATAATTCAGGTGACGCATAATATCCATGTTTGTCGGCAAGGTCAATATATTTGTCAAGCATAGTAACTGCATGAGAAATAGAAGACGAGATATCCTCAAATTGAGACACTACATTGTCAAATTTAGTCTTTTGTAATTCCTTCAGATTTTGATTAAGGTCTCTGATTTTATCATTACAATCTTGCGCCTTATCATAAAAATCCTGAAACTTGTCAATCTGGTCTTGCAGACTTTCATCGTCAACAGTGATAACATCTATTGCTCCGTTCTTGATAAGGTCTTCGTAATATCCATCTAGACCAACAGAATCGGCTAAGTCCATATACTTTTCATATGCCTGTTGCTGTAATGAAATCTCATCAGAAACAGATGACAATTCATCTGCTAGTGCCGAATTACGATTTCCCCATGAAGTATAGGTATCTGATACCGTTGAATCAAGTGCTGAAATAGCCGATTCCAGCTTTTTAATTTTTCTCTCAATGAGGTCGTAATCTTTGGAATTGTCTTTATCTGATGAGTCTGAACCTGAGCCTGAACCAGAAGATGATGAAGAATCACTACCTAATCCTTCCCATGATAAATCAATAGAAGATGATATGTAATCATAAGCTGCGTTACCCAAAGAATTTTTTGCATTTTCTGCATCAGCCAATACTTTATCAATATTATCTAATAATTCAGAATATTCAGGATTTTGTTCGGAAGCAACTGTATCAAATTTTTTCTTATCATACAACTTCCCAAAAATATTTGTCGCAGAATGTTCAGGAGTGCCACCCAATGTATTTTTATTAACATCAATTGCATACTCAACACCATTATCTACACCCATAGCCTGATAAAAGTTTTTATATAACTGTGCTATTTTTTGAAGAGTTTGAGCTGAAATATTCAACTTTGCTTGTTCTAGGTTGTTCCAATTTTGAACATCATATCCATACATTGTCCCTAATGTATCAAACAAACTTCGATTGTTTGTTTTTACCGCTTCAAAGAATTCTTCATCTTTTTCATTTTTAGCAATTAATGATTTAATATATTGCTCTTTATCATCCTCATAAACTTGTTTGAATTTATTAAATAACTCTTCTTCTGAGATTAAACCAGACATATAATCAGCAAGTGCAGCCTTCGCTTCAGGATACTGCTTGATTATTTTCTGCATAGAGTCAACGCCAATAGTGCCTGTTTCAGACATCTCCTTCTGAATAGAAGATAACAAATCTGCTTCTGATTGAAGGTCTGCTAATGTTGCAGTTTGAGATTTGTCTTCCGATTCAGTGAGAAGAGAAGTTGGATCATCAAATTCTACAGAAGTTTCGACAGGATTCTTATCAGCTTCTTCTTGGGCTTTCTTAATCGCTTCTCGTACTGATTCGACAGTTGCATTTTCGTCAATATAAGGTAAAATATCTAGTTCAGAAGCTTTTTTAATTTCATCATCCGATAATTGACTTTTAATTTCATTTGCCGCATCCTCAGATATACCATTATCTTGTAAATGCTTTACAAAAGTGTCGGAATAAGTTTCGCCTTGATTGTAATCATCATAATTACCATATAATGCCTTAAGACGATTAACTAGGTCTTCCTGACCAGCGATAACATTACCATTAGAATCGTATAAAGCATCGTCTTCATCCATAAGAGCTTTAATATATGTGGCAGCTTGTTCCTCAACTGTCTTAATGTAAGCCTTTTTACTTTCTATGTTCTTTTCGTTTGCTTTCCATTCAGAATCGTTTTGAAATTGAGAAGCATCATTGTTATACTTATCTTCAATCTCTTTTCTTTTTACATATAAGTCTTCAAGTTCTTTATTGTTCTGTATGGCTTGATCTATATTCCACTGTGCCGCATCAATTCTATCACCTTGATCATAAAGATATTCATTTTCTGCATATTGCATAAAAGTATCTTTGTCACCAAATTTGTAGTGTTCATTATACTTTTCAGACTGTTTAGTAATTGCAGCGTTAGCATCATCGGCAGACTTTTTTCCTTCAGTTTTTGCAATTGCTTCTTTTATTCGCAACTCACGCTCTAATTCACTATTAGTTTTTTTTAACTTTTCAAGTTCATCTTCCTCTGTAAATGTAAGCGAATCCTTTGCCTGTAATTTCTTTATTCTATCTTGGGTAGTTTTTAATTCATCATTAAGAGATTTTATTTCAGAAATAGTACTATCATAAGCGGATTTAGAATCCTGTGCCGTTTCTTGCAAATCTTTTAATGACTTGGTATGTTTAATAACAGCAATAGTAGCAATAGTTATTGCACTGACAACTAATGTAGCCCAACCAGCAGGAGTAGTTGCAAGCCATGTTACTGTCGCTGTTATATTCTCCCAAATTGCTTTTGCGCTTAATTTTAAAGTTGCTATCCATTTAGGGAGAGTTGAAGCAGCTTGTTTCTTAACAGCCATATCTACACCAAGCATACTTGCAAGTTGTAATGCCTGTTCTTGAGTTAATTTACCACTAGCAATAGCAGCTTCTATATTCTTCTTTGTAAGTTTAGCAACTGAATTACCTTGTGCATCAGTGGCTACCTTTAATTCCATTGCACTCATTGTCGCTTGTACATCGGCATCAGAACCTAAAACTGTTTGAAGATTTTCTTCGATTTGTGCAGTAGTAAGCTTTTGTTTAGAACTTAATAAACCAGCTTCAAGCATTGTTTGATACTGCAATTCAGGTGTTAATTTCTGTGCAGATAATACCTGTTCAATCTGGGCATTTGACAATCCTTGTGTGCTTAATAAAAGCGCTGCTTGTTTTGGTTCAAGATCAGAAAGAGCATTGGCATATTCCTGAATCTTAAGCGAATCAAATGCACCATAGTCAGCATTAGATATTGATTGAATTTCTTCTACAAGAGATTTTAACTTATCTACATTTCCTACTTCATTTAAAACTAAAGTTTGTCCAACTGACAATCCCTGTGTGCTTATATTTATTTTTTGAAGCTTCTCAATTGCTTCAGAAGCCTTTTTTATTTCATTTATAAAATCCTTGATTTTCTATTTATGAATATTGAATATAATTAATTGATTTGATATAATTAAGTAATTATAAAGTGAGGTGTAGTAGCATGAAAGAAATTAATATCGTCCTAGAAGGTGCAAACAAAGGTAATAAAATATATAATATTTCAAGAGACAAATGTTTAACTCAAGTTTGTGGTTGGAGTTTTAAACCACCATACATTTCTTCCTACACAGTAATTGACGAATCCAACAAAGACCAGTATTCGTTCTGGAAAGGTGCTTTAGGCGTAGCATTATTTGGTGGATTAGGTGCAATTGCAGGAGTCAATGGCAAAAAGAAGAAAGAATATCTTATTGCTATAGAGTGGAAAGATGGCGAGAAGAGTCTTGTCAGTTTAGATGAAGAGTATTATAAAGTTTTTGTTAAAAGTAATTTTTAGAAATGTTTGGTGATATTCTACAAAACTAATGTTCCGACTACAAATCCTTTGCATATAATACTATAATATAATTATAAAATTATATGCAAAGGAGGTTTTATTATGGGATTTACTATCAAAGCTCCAGAGGGATGTAAGACGGAAGATATTAAAATTGAGACAAAAATGTTAAAAAACACTATTGAAACAACCGTTACATATCCGAATGGTTTTTTTGTTAAGGCAATTATGGATGGAGATAAGAACACCCTTATTCCTAGTGGAGAACTTATTGATTTAGGAAATGGAGATTTCCAGATTCCAAATTAATAAGTATGTTCCCATTCTTGTCAATTTTTAATGAGATACTGTCGGTCATAATTTCAAAACTGACAGTATCTTTCTTTTTACTATTATTTAAATTTCTCATTATTTTTTCACCTCATTTCGTAGTAGTTCAAATAATATTTTTAATAATCTTAGTAAGACTTGGAAATGCAATAACTGTGGTAGTAAGTTTTAATAAGATATGGGATAGAAGAGTAGCGAGAAATTACTACATAACAAAAGACACCCTAGTTGGTGTCTTTGTTAATATCTGGATATATGTATTCTTCAAAATATTGAAGTGTAGAAAATTTCAAGATATCATCTCTATGTGATACAGTCAAATCAACTTTGGCTCTTTTATACAATTCAATATAATTTATAAACTGTTGTTTTATTATATAATCTTTTCCTCTTAATTTTTTGTACTCATCTGGTCTTAAAAATGCTTTTCTAGCAGTATCTATATAGTCCGTATTTAAGACAACCACAGCCTTTGAGTAATCAACACCGCATCTTTCACGCTTATTGGTAAAGAAAGCATGTGGGTGATCTACATGAGAACGCAGCGGAATACAGAATAGCTGATTATACAATTCAACTGTTACATGGGCATATGGTCTATCTTCTTTTATTTCCATTTGTGGATATTTATCATGAGGATAATCTTTATAAAACTTCTCTGTTAAAAAAGTATATTCCATAAATCTCTCCTTTGTATAATAAAAAACCTCTGGTTTATGCAACCAGAGGAAGATATCTTCTCAGTGGACTTTTCTTTATTTTTACTTGGTTGCGTCCTACAACCAAATATTCTCAGTGAGCTTTCTTTAATTTACTTCTCGTGGCTCTACGAGAAATCTTCTTATGAAGATATGTGAGAATTATCTTTACTTATATTATACACAATTATAAGAAAAATAGTAGTAGTAATATTGCACAAAGATTACAAGCTATATACAGACATTTTCAATAATGATTACAAAATTGTTCAATAAGCTTGTAAAGGTTGTTACAAAATATAAGAGTAGTCAATCGACTATTCTTCAAATCTTTTACTGTAATTCTCTTATAATATTTCTCCAATAATCCAATCTAAATCTAACAGACTCAGCAGAATTAGTACCATTCATGAGATTAGTCTTGTATTCAGTATTATCATCGTATGTTGCCAAGAACTCACTTACTTTCAAAGCAAATTTCTCAAAACTCTTTTTGTCTTTGCAAATTCTATATGCTGCGAAACACAATACAGAAATACTTGTCTTAGGAATTTTTACATCTTCTTCAAGAGATTCATCAAGCTTATTGATTGCAGTTTTAATAACTTCAATCTTTTCTGGCTCAACTTTGTCATTATAGAATTCAATAAAATTCTCTTTATCTTTTCCACTAAATGAAGCGAAGTCATTATCTTTATTAGTGGAGCATAGCATCAGTGTTTCAAGTGCAATACTCTGATCGACTGAACTTTTCAACTGAGCAGATGTCAATCTCTTTTCAAAGAATGGGAGAGAGACAATATCAAAAATTGCATCACTAAGTTCATCTGACATGTCGGGTGTAAGCTTCTGTGAAGTGTTTAGAGGTTTCCCTGAATTGAGCCTTCGGAACATTTCTCTGACATCTTTATCTGTATATTTAGTGATTTCATATACTGTGATAGCAGAACTATCTAACTCGTCCTTTACAACTTGGTCAAGTTTGCTAAATTTCATTCCAGCAATATTATATTCAGCCCCTTCAATTATAACTGGTTCTGCCTTTTTAGATATTGCGAACTCATCATTATAGAACCCTTTTAACGTACTTAATCGCTGTACACCATCAATTACGTATTGTACACCGTCTTCAGAAATAGTGTATACGGGTGGTACAATATATCCTCTTAGAAGAGAGTCAATAAGCAATGACTTGTTTGGATTAGACCAGACAGATTCTCTTCTCTGTAATTTGTGTTTTAATACAATTTTCTCTCGTTTCATTTTGCCTATTAATGGCTTAACTGGACAATTTTCTCTTGAAACTTTCATTGTGCTACCTCCTTCAAAAATTAAAAATTTTTACTATCTTGAAGATAACACAGATACTATTTTTTGTAAATATTTTACATAAAATTTGAACCATTTTTAATATTTAAAATTCGACAAAACTAATGTTCTGGATTGTATTTAATTTAATACAATATTAAAATATAGATATTGGTAAGTAGTATAGAAATGTGCCATATCATTCTATAATCCGAAGGCTACTCTAATATCTATATCATATGGCATTCGGAAAAATGAATCTGCCCTTTCTGGGCGCATATTTCCCTAATTTATATTTCTATTCTATAGAGAAGGGAGGCGAGACATGTTAAACTTTTTAACAAGTATTATCGGAAGTGGCAAGTATAATTTACGCTCCGTTTTAGGAAAAGTCATTGTCACAAGCATGATTTGTAAACATACTGAACTTTCCGATAGTAAAGTAAAAGACATCACTAATATGATGTTATAATATCTTCTTGCATATGCTGTATTCATATTTCCTTTTATTCCATTGGTAGGGCTGTCTCACGACAGTCCTATTATTTTTTTGATTAAACACCAACAATCTTATAAGCAATGTTAATATGCATAAAAAACCTCCTTTATATTGGGTATTTTCTTCAAAACTTATGTTCTGAATTGTATTTATTTAAGTACAATGGTAAAATATGGTTATACATAAGAGGGCTATGAACGCACCGTAGCCTGTGCGTATCTTATGTGGTAACTTATTAATTTTCACGTTTCCTTTTTATTAAGGAAGAAAGTGAGTACAACGCTCTTGGAAGAAAAACATCTAGTGGGTTCTCCACATCATATTCCCAACCGTTATCAACATCACGGAAAGGAGGTGAAAGATGGTAGAACTAATGCTTACATATTGTCTGAAATTCGGCGAACTTGGATTAGGTTTTTATCTGGTACATAAAATTTTTTCCAAGAAAACTAAAAACTTTCATTTTTCTGCTGACCAGAGTAGAATAGAAGTTGATAGTTCGTTCTATGAGGAGTAAGAGTTCTTCATTTTCATTTTTCATATCCTTTTTGTGAAATTGATAAAGAGTGTCATTCTTATCTGAGTCCGTAGTTTATGCTACGGACTTCTTAATATTATATTCTCTTTTTATAAGTTATCTTTTTGGAATTTTCTAGTTGAGTGAAACACACACTCAAATACATTACTGAATTCCGAAATCGCAATGTAAATCAAATTAATTAATTATATTCAATATTCACTCTATACTACTTCTTTAGCTGGTCTGATTACCAGCGAGCATAGACTATTGTATAAATACAATAGAAACCAGACTGTACTTCCATATCTCATAGAGATATCGTGCCTTCCAGTCGTTGAACCTTCGTCCTCTCAAAAGAGTAGGAGGGGAATTTTCCATATTCCTTTCGCTTGGCTGCGAATATGTAATCTTGTATAATAATGCCTAATTTTTATTATACCGTTCACTTAGCGTTATTGGTTAGCTTATGAACAAACATCAACTTTTCCTGTTTTTCAACTCTATCATATATAATATTCTCTATTATATACTTTTGCATGATGTTAATTATACAATCCTCGACAATATATTTTGACACCCATCTTTATTTTACTTGGCGATTGCAATATGGCATCACTACCATACAGGGCAAAATCGTTGTATTGATTTACCTTTGCCAAGAATAGCTGCAATTGGTGCAAGAATAGTTGGTAACAATCCAACTGTATCTACAAAATCAGTAGCACCTTTAAGCAGAGTGGATAATAAACCAATACCATTCTTAATAGTTTCGGAGTCTATCACCTTAAACCAGAACTCCTGCGCACGATTTTCTAATTGTGCCATTTTGCCATCAATACTATCAAGATAAGAGTTTAATTCTTTTTCTGCTGATCCCAATGCTTCTTCTGAAGATTTCTTAACAGCTTCAAGCTGTGTCGGATCTTGCAGTATCGCTGAAGCAATATTCGATCGGTTTTTGCCCGCTAACTCTTCAATTAAAGCTGTGGCGTGATTTGTTCCCAGCTTTTTATCTTGTTCCTGAATTTCTTTGTAAACCTTGGCAATTCCAAGAAGAATTTCGTAAGTATTTTTATAATTTCCATTACTATCAAGAATATCAAAACCTTGATAATTGTTAGAAGCTACGGCAGTATAATCTTTGATTATCTGTTGTTTTTTTGAATTTGTTGCTTTTACGAAAGCATCCACTTCCTCGTTCATTGCAGAAAGTTCTTCTTCGGCTTCTTCCGTACCAACCAATCTAAGAGAAATTGTACGTAAACCTGCTGAAACACTATCTGCGTCCTGAATCGTTGCATTCGCTGTAGTGACTAAACTAGCAGCCTCATCAATTGTGTTCCCCATAAGTGAGAGAGTAGCTGCTGATTTTTGAAGGGCGGTGGCTAATTCATCTGTTGATATTGCATAATTATTACCTACTTCATTAAGCTTATCAACGATAGTCATTTTATCTAAGTCTTTATATGCTTGCCCCATAGCAACAAGTGACTTAGTTGCATCCTCAATATTATCAAATTCAGATACATTCAATAGGACATTTGCTGTTTTCGCACTTTCGGCAGCTTTATCAAGCGACTCACCCAATCGCATGTAATCGGCAGTGCTTGTCTGTATTTGTTTTGCAGTTGTGCCAACTGCGTCTGCCGTATCAAAAGTTGTATTTTGATAATTTTTTAAGCTTTGTAAAGATTCATCAGATACTTTTCGCATTTCTGTAAGGGCAGTATTAAGTTCTCTTACGACACTTAAACCTTCTTTACCCAGATTAATAACATCATAAAATCCAAACATTCCTGCCATCTGAGCAGCTAATTGATGGAATCCGCTATTCTTTAAAGTGTCCCACAATGTTCTGCCAGCACGACCAGCTTCAACTTCGGCATTGTAAATCTTTAAGATTTCACCATGAATCTTATCAAGACTCATGCTAGGATTGCCACTTTCAATTTCAGCATAGTAAGCCTTAATTTTAGCTTTTGCTTCAGAAGACATCTTACTATTTTCATTGAGAAGTTTGTGAATCTTGTCTAATTCTTTCTGACCAGAAACAAAGTTATATCCCTTTTCAGAAGCCGACATATTAGTAACAGTAGCGATAGTATCTTTGATTTTCTTTTCATACTTGTCCAATTTAGAAATATCATCGCTTGTCACCAAACTAGCATCTTTACCCTTTAATTCATTAAGCAGAGTTTCATACTCATGAACAGCATTCTTGACAGCCTGTACGTTTTCTAAATATGTACTACTTGTCCAACCACCATCATTAAATCTATCAATGGTTGTCTTGTATTTATCGATCTTACCATTATAAGAATCCAAACGTTTATCATACTTATTAAGGTTTACATTGGCATTCTGTTCTTTGGCTTGTGTATTTTCCTTAACTTTCTGAGTGTTCTGTTCTAATATATTATTCTCTTCTTTAATAGCATTGATAACACCAGAGGTATCAAAAGCGTCTGAGTCGCTTTTAAAATTGTTAATTGTATATCCATATTCTTTAAGAAGTTTGGATAATTGACGAACACGTTCATCGGCACCAGTTTCATCTATTCCATCTGTAGTCCATGATAAATGAAAATATTTGCCATTATGTAATGAATCAAGAATGTTTTGTAACTCATTTGCATCTGTAAATATTTTTTTAATCTCTTCTTCAAGATTTTCAAGAGATTTCACACTCGAAGATGTATCAATATCACTGTGAAATGCGTCTTTCTTTTGCCCTGTAGAAGCAGTAGTAGTAGATTCCTTGACAGCTTGAGCAGTTTTCTCTGCTTGTTTCTGAGTTTCCTTTAATTCAGATTGAAGCTTTTCTTGAGATTGAACTGTATTATCAACTGAAGAATTGTTGGAATCTAAATTCATTTTTTCATCCAACTTATCTAAATCTGTATAGAGATCATTTATCTCATTTTGGATTTTTTCTTTTTCCTCATCAAATTTTGACGCTATAGAAAAATTATTATCTTCATATCCAAAAAATGATTCAGCTCCACCGATACGAGATAAACCTCTTGTTGTATATTCATCAAGTGCTTTTTGATCATTTGCCTTAATTAAATCATCATACTCTTCAAGACTATATTTTACTTCAGATAACCATTTGTTTCTGTCTTGTATAAGTTTGTCAACATTAAAGATATTATTAGTACCAGTTAATTGTTTAATTCTCTTATCTGCTTCACGAATTTCTTCCTCTGTAGGTAATTGGTCTGCAAAATATCTGTCATTACCATGAAAATCTTCATGAACAGTTAATTTCTCTTGTAACTGTTGAAGCTCTCTGATAATATTCTCTCTTTTTTCAATTTCAGCATTCAACTCTGATTCAGATTTGATTTGCTGTTCAACAGTAGAATCAGAAGTCAAGGAAATATTCGTTTTCTGTCCAATCTTACTCTGTACATCAGCCAACTTCTCAGCTTCTTTGGCAGCATCTTGATATGCATTACTAATATTCTCTACTTGTTTGACAGCACCACTCGTATTGCCGCCCATATTGCTAATGTTTTTATTAACATTGAGAATATTCTGACTTAGTTCAGAAAGTGATTTATCAATATTTTGGATAGAAGAGAGTAGTGTCTTCGCACCAGAATCATCTACTTTACCAAAAGCTTTACTTAAGCTTTGTACTTCTAATACAATACTTGATAACTCTTTTGATAAATTCTCAAACTGTTTAAAATCACCCGTTCCTTTACCAAGAGAGTCAAGCATTTTATCAAGTTTTTGAATAGCACTTTCTAATGTCTTTGTGTCTATATCTAATTTTACTTTTCGATCTTCATTGGTGAAATTATTAATTTCTCCTTCGGCAACCTTAATTCGTTTTTTTAAATCTTCAATGTCAATACGAATTTGAGCTTGCCAATTTGCTATTCCTGACATAAATTACCTCCTATCCAAATAATATTTTCTTTGCTTTATTATCTATAATTTTTTGTACACGACCTCCAAATCCACTTCGAAAGTCTCTATCGACTCTATCAAACGGAGGTATACTTTGATGCATCATCCAACGACCATGACCATGTTCACCATTCATAAACATATAATCGAATGCCGTATTTGCTTGTAATGGTTGTTTTTCATACGTTGGATATGGTGGTCTACTAAAACCTGGATAATCATTCATTCTCGAAGAATCAACCTGTAATGTTAAAATATTGCCATTTGCTGATGTATAAGCGGAATTATATACATTCATAAAATTTTGAGTTCTTACATATTCCATTGGTGAATAATCGTTATACCAATCTATTAGAGAATCGTATACAGATTCTTTGAATAATTTATTGATTTCAGGCGCAACTTCTTTTGCCAATTGTTTCTCTGCATGTTTTATATCTTTTAAAACCATTGATGCTAAATCACCTTTAGCCATGTATCATCACCTCCAAATTTTCACTATAATTTCACTATTTTTGCACTAAAATAGGAGAGCAGTATAACCACTCTCCATAAGAAAAACTCTATACGCTTTGACACGCATAGAGCCTAATATTTAATCTTTAATATCTACATTATTTTTCACAACTATTACAACATTCATACCAAACAGATTTTCCGTCATTGACATTATTTTTATCAATTTCTCTTGCCATATTATACAGTTGTTCCATAGTTAGATATTTAAATGAGTTACTATTATTCATATAATATTTCTGTAATTCAGAAATTAGTTGAGTTAAAGCATATCTCTTAGATTCAATAAATTCTATTTTTGTCATCATAATATCCTTTGAATTTTGAATTTCCTATACATCAATCGGTTCTAAGATAAACGAATATGTATTTTCATTACGAGAAAATGAAAATTCCTTAAACCGATAATTATAATATTCCACAACATAATTACCCTCTTTAGTGTGATCTACTGGATTTATACAAGTCCCATTTTCTGTAAATTTTTGAATTGTATAGTGTTCCACGTATGCATTATACAAAGAAGGAGAGAACAAACATCCTTCAATGAATATGTGAGTATTAGATAGTAACTCAAATTTTGAAATCTGTACTAAATTCACAGGCGTATCAATTTCCTTAAAATACAAAGAAATATTTTTTACTCTATCCATAAGAGTTTCACTTCCAATTCTATAAAATTCTTCACACGGTAATACTATGTCATCAACTATAATTTTACCTAAGTGTTTGCTCATACCTTATACCTCTTTAAATCCACCATTCTTAGCAAACTCAATAACCTTATCTAAATCTTCTTTCGGAATCACATCAACTTTTTTACTTACAACTTCGACAAGCGGTGTGAGAGTAGCATTTGCCAAATCAGAAATCCTTCCAATCTGTTTGCTAATAAACATCTGAGTAGTTGTCTCATTAAACTGAGTGTCTGACTGTTTCATTGTTAAAATTGTCTTAAACTCACTTAATTCACTCATAGGAATAAGTGGATCAGCTTTATCAGAACCAACCATTAAAATATCGAGTAAGCCAGATGATTTAAGTGCATCATATTCCTTAATAAAACTTCCATCTTCAATCTCAAGATCAGTATATAATTCAATAACGGCACGACAGAACTGTATGTACTGAGCAACAGAATTGATTCTAATCTTATCTGTTTTACGATACTTTGTTTTTCCATTGTCATCATAAGCTTCCTGTTCAAATGTTGTTTTATCTACAATCAACTGTGCATAAGCATCTTTCTTGATGATTGATACATATGGTGTAATTTTAACTTTTTCCTTAATAAATCTATCCTTTAACTGCTGAGTTGCCATGTTGTTGTATCTTTCTACAAATTCTAAAATTTTCATATTTCTTTGTCTCCTTTACAAATGTGACTCGTTGACAAACTTCTGAATGTCATATGTATATCTAGTTCGTTTTTTTCTGCTATTTATTTGAATAGCATTATTATTTTTCAAGTCGTTAATATTAAACGACTTCTTATTTATATTCTCCATCATCTTTACGAAATCACAGATTTCTATAAAGAATGTGTCGTTATTTTCGTTCCTAAAATTACAAATAAATCCTGCGACAAGATTATGCTCACTTGCTTCTTGCAGAGATTTAATCTGATTATCTCTAATCATTGATAATGGCAGACTTGTTGATTGAGTCGATTTTAATTCGAGCAAATACAATGTTCTTGAATCATCATCAAATAGAAGATAATCACAAATATTACTACTAGCAAATCTAGTATTATTTCCATTCCCAAACGATGCTGCATTATCCCTGAAACGATAAATCCAACACGTATTTGGGACAGAATCTTTAATCGACTGTTCAAAAATCTTTCCTGGATTCTGTGCTATTTCCTTTCACTCCTTTACATAACAAAAGAGCAGCTTCCGAATAAACTGCTCTTTCTTTTAATAATATTTAATTGTTATTTTAATTGTGCTTATACCACTAATTGCATAGGATATAGTTCCCACTTACTATTAGGATATTTATCAGCATTATCAGTTACTATCTTATGTACTTCTTCAAGACTTCCAACATTAGTGTCTATATGTATAACCTTACCGCCAGTTATACATAATTCCTCACATATTAAGTTAAAATACATTTTATTTCCTCCTCAATGTTTAATACAAAATAATTCATATATATCAACATTAAGAACATGAGAAAGAGTAATAGCATTGCTAAGAAGTATATCCTTTGTGTTTCCATTCTCAATTTTATTTAGAGCTGCAACAGATATTCCGCTAAGTCTTGATAACTCTTGTAATGTTAATGCCTTCTGATTTCTATAATACCACAGTTTATTTTCCATAATGTTAATATGTGTATGTATATTTTGTTTATACAAATTTTATCATGGTAAATTTTTACTGTGGTAGAAATTTAATCTTCTTTAATTGGCAAAGCCATTACTTCAGGAATTATTTTTCCTTTAATTGAATGATTGCCACCACAAGCAATATATGTGTCTGCTAATAATTGAAATGTTTCTAATCCTGCTCTTGTAATATATTTTTGTGCCATAAATTTACTATGTAGATTATAAAGTTCAGCACCATATTGCACAATAATTCTCTGATTAGTTTCTTTTTCATTTATATCTAAAGACTTTTTAATATCATCTATACCTCTGGATATTTTTTGAATTTCTTGGTACTGCCAATTATCATGTTTTTCAAGCGTTTTAATACGATTTTCAACAGTTTCTTTATCTTCTTCGTTTCCTGTTTTAATGCGAAATTTCTTTTTAAAATAACCGAATATTTCGAGAATTTCCTTGGCTGCAAATAAGATGGCAAAGAACCCAAGAATGACTAATAAATAATCAATCTGTGCTAAATTCTGTATCTCCTGCACTCATATGCACCATCCCTTCTTTACTTTTTTAAAAAATTCTTGAAGGCTTCATACAAACCAGTAGAAGCAAGACCAGATACAAGTCCACCAAGTAAAATTTCAGGTGTGAAGCTCATATTCATCCATGTGTTTAATGTAACACCAAGCACTGCCATAATCAGTGGAATATACTTATTAACCACATCCGTTGTAACAATATTTTTTAATACATAGCCAATACATAAGCAAATACCAACGATAATCGGTACTGTAAAATTTGTTAAAAATGATAAATCTGTCATAATTTTAATCCTCCGTATTAATTTAATTCATGATTGCACCATTTCTTATAAACATCTGTAGTTTCTTCTTTAAGAAACACAACAGCTAAAATGATGTTACTTGTATCCTCATCAATACTTGTATACATATCTATTGGGTAAACACCATTTTTTATATATAACAAATATTGTTTTGGGTTGACTATTCTCACAACTTCATGTATTGAATAATCCCTTGGTTTTAAATTTGTTTTAATCATTCCTTTTTATCCCTCATATAAATAGCGTAAAAAATAGGGATTACAACATTGAATAGTGGTATGTCATAATCCCTTATTTAAAAATCACTATTCAACATTACTTTCAGCCTCGTTTTCGACTTTTGTAACAATATCTTTTTTGACAGATTTAACATCTATCTTTTTATTTTCTTTCTTAATAACTTGTGCCTTTGCCTTCATAATAGAAGCAATAGAATTTTTATAGCTTTCGCCAAAATATTCTTTTCTGCTTAAATCTAACTTTTCTAATTTTGCTTTGGCTTCAATATTTGTTATACGTCCATCTTCAAAAGCGGAAGCAACTTTATCAACCTCATGACAATTATCTGAACACCAACAAAAATACCATGTTGGTTTCAAACGATCTTCTGGATTACAAACTGGACAAAATGAGTAAGTTTTACCGCAAAGTATACAAGTTCTCAATTCTTTCTTTGACATTATTCCTCCTTGTAAGAATAGGGCAGTGGTTAAACTGCCCTAAATGTTCTTATAATTCGATGTCGTCTTCTTCCTCATCAATGTAATAAATAGAGAAAAGTTCTCCATCTGTAGAGCAAGCATTTAACATCATAGAACCCTTATAATCCATTGTCTGAGAATCACCACCCTGTAACGCAAGTGAGAACTCAGGACTTGGCATAAATGAAGGGATATGAATGATAGCTGCTTTTAATACATCAGTTTCACACTTATCTACTACAAGTGCCTTGAAGAACAACTCATGAGACTTAGGGAACTTTTTACCAGAATTAGTAATCTTTGCTCCGCTCTTAATTGTCTTCTTATACTTGACAATATACTGAGTTTCACCATCTGCTGTAGGCGGTGTTAAGACGTCACTCGCAGGTGTATTATCCGGCTCTCCCGATGCATCGGTATGCTTAATTGCATATTCAGTAGCAGAAGCAGCAGATCCTTTCTTAAATTCGTCCTTCCCCATAGAACCTTTTGTAGAAAGAGCATTTACATGAATAGAACCTTCAACAAATCCCGTAACATCCAATGTCTCGCCAGCTTTTACGATCTGAATCATTGGCATAACAATACCCTTATCTGCAGTTGCAATCTCAGCATCAGTAGCAGAAATAGTTTCTACAACGGCAAGGTTAAGGAATGCGTTAGTTGCAGTAACCTCACCTTTCTTACCTGTATACTTGCGATATACAAGGTTTCCATCCTTATCATTGATATCTGTTGAGTCAGCAGTAATATCAATATTAGCCTGTGTAAGCTGTGTTAAAGCATACAGAGGTGTACCATTAGACTTTGCACCGTAACCAAACTGAAGTCTATCTACGATTACGTCACCTAATTTAAATGCCATAATTATTTTCCTCCTTTAAAATCGTTATTTTTATGCAATAAAAAATGAGCGATTAAATATCGCCCATAAAATTGATTAAGTCTTCGGGAATATCTTTGGTTGACACCATACCACCGTAGATTCCGTGTAGAGCAGCCGTTCCCTGTTCATATTTTTGAATTCTGTTTACAGAATCCATAAACTGACATATATTCACTTGTTTTAATTCTTCCAACTTATATTTAAATCCAGGATGATTTATACAACTCGAAATAAGTGGTAAAAGAGTTGATGTGCATTTCTTTTTATCATCCTGTTCTGCTTTCATCCTATCTTCCTGTAAAATCCATTGTTTTGTTGTTTTACCTTTTGCACGCTCTACTTTAGGATGCTGATTCATCATTGTACGAATATACTCAGCAATTTCTAAATATTCATCATCAAAAATAATTATATTTTTTTCTTCATTATACAAAGCGAGATGATTATACTCTTCGTTCTTTATATTTTTTTTCGCTGGTGTTAAAACAAATCCATCAAAACTAAAATCTTTAAAAATCAATTTTAATGGATCAAAAATATCCATACAATCTGGATTTTTTTCTTTTGCTGCTTTGTTTTGGACTTCAAGTATTTGATACAAAATGTAAAACACTTCGATGTCTTTAGTTTTATTCCAATCTTTTTTGAAGGTATCGTATAGAAATACACGAATAGATGTAGAATTGTTTATGAATGGAGAAATAGCTTGATAAAAATTTTGTTCTCCAATATTTAAAATGTCTCCTATAGTTGGAATGGAAATAGTAATACCATTTATAGTATAATCCTCGCCAAAATACATTTTAAGTTTGTCAAAATGGTATTCTGAATGAGAAATTTTTATTTGTTTCTTTTTTTTATCTTCTTCGACAGCAGATTGAAGACTATCCAATGTTTCTAATACATCCAAATAATCACCGCCTTATACCGTAATTCATCATTTGTGATTTTCCACCATAGGGTGTTTGAACTTTACTATTTAAGTCTATAAGTTCAAATACAAGAGTACGAGTTATATAATTAGTATCTGTTGTGGATTCATAATTTTGTACAAGATATGTCTGCATACCAAATATATTAGACCATGCAAAGCGTTCTCTTATAATAGAAGCAATAAGATCATGTCTTGGGATACCAGTCCATTTATCCATTCTGTCACCACCATGAACAAAAATAGTAAATGTTACTTGTGTTTCTTTTAATCCTGGTTGATATTTAACCGTATCTTTAAAACCTACTTGATAACATAAATAGTGTTTTACCTCTGTTTGTGTCTCAGGAATAAATGTGTAAGGTCTAATATTTGCATCACTAGAAGTATCAGAAAAATATCTATCCCATTCACCTAGCGGCTCATATTTTTGTTTTTCTTCGTCCCATTCCCAATTTATTCTGCAATCTTCAGTAGGAACATATATTTTTCTATCTTCGTCATATTTCCAATGAGACTTATCAGATGGATCAAACAGTTCTTTGTATAAGCTTGATTCATTTAATGCATATAACAAACATGGATTTGACATGAATGCATCTTCAATTTTCTTTTTATATAGAATCGTCTCATCGTCAGGTGTGTCGCTATACGCACGAAGTTTTGTGAGTAAATCTTTTTTTGTTTCTAACCTTTCCATACGCAACACCTCCTATTCAGTTAATTCTAACGACAAAATTTCAGATTCAATCGGCAAGTTATCCTTAACAATTTCACACTTAACAGACAATATTTTGCCGATAACAGAAGCATCATTAGGAAACTTTACTTTCTTTTGGTTGTACTCTATACCAGCTCGCCATGTTACTTTATCAGTCCAGTCTTCATTATCAATAGAACAAGTCCATGTAAAGGTTGCATCAGCATATTCAGTTGTAATATCTTCATTGGAATCATTAAATAGATTTACTGTAAGATTTTTATAAGAACCACCAACTTTAATAGTTGAAGTAGATGCTGAAATTCTTGCTATGATAGAAGATGGGGGAGTAGTTGGAGTAGATGGATCTGTTGGAGCGATTTCTGAATCGAAATAGTTCGCATACATTTCGCCTGTTTCAAGATTGACATAATCAGTATGCTCGTTCCAAAATGCCGTATATATAGTAAGTTTTTGAATACCAAATGGCATTGAATTTTCAACCTTGGTCACTGTCCATACTGTAGGATGTTCTGTTAAAGCACTTACTACAACTCGCATATTTTTAGAATCTTCAGAAGTGTACCAAAACTTCTCTGTAATAGAGTTCATTGGCAACCATATCTTATCCTGATTATCAGTATGTGTAAAATATCGGTCGGTGTAAGTGCCTATAGTATAGGAATTCTGTTGTCTTAAACAACACCACATACGTCTCTTAATGCGCCTATCATTAGATTTTTCAATCCATGTAAGTTCGTAATTTACTGGTAAAATCAGATACTTTGGAAACTGATTTGCAGGTTCATTACGACAGACAATCCACTTATGATAAATTCCTCTATCATCTGGAACGTCCACGAAAAGTCCTATCGGAAATGTTGCCCCATAGCGTTTTCTAAAATCAGTCTCATAATAATAAAGGTCATCACCTTCATTGAATCTTACAGGCTGACTTGGACGAAACATAAGATAGTATTCCACTTGGTCTTTGTCCATTGACTGATAAGATTTGATAATAAACTTTGCATCTATTTTTGTCTTATTGGTATTTTCATAAGTCATACCTTCAGCAAGAGAACGTGTAATTCCATGTTCATCTGTGAAAAAATCGTCATGAAAATAGTCATAGATGTAACAAGTCTTGGAAGCAATACTGTTATCCCAAGTTTCTTCCATCAAAAAGTCAGATTCTTCTTTATAAATTTGACCTAAAGTTTTCGCATTATTTGTTTTGGCGTTAGCGATTCGCCGTGCTGTCTGTAAGCTTGGCATCACCAACACCTCCTTCAAACATCTGCTTAATGTAATTGTGACTATCTAAAATAGCCCTACGGAATGTCATGTAATCAAACTCATCGGATGTAACTTCGTCATAAGCGGCTTGCAAAGTAGCCATTAGTGTGACCATAATTCCATTATTATTAAATAGAGTTTTTGTTCCACTAAATTTAAACATGACATTCTGAAAAAATATAAGAAAAGCTTCATCATTCTCAAATATTTTTTCTTCTATTCGATTATCCTTATAAAGTAATAACTTATGGACATCGTTATGCATTGCATGTGCAGCTTCTTTAATTTGTCTTTTAGTGAACGAACCATATATATATTCCATAGTTATTCACCTCGCACATATGAATTATTAATATATCCATGACTTGCAAGTTTTCTACTAAATTCATGCTGTAATGTATCCAATCTACTTTGCATATCTTTATATGGATTCTGTATGTTTTTTTCTTCTTTTGTTCCTAAAGCTCTAGCAGTAAATTTTGCAGAGTCAACCTGCGGTTTTAACCATTCAATTGTCATTCCAAGAGTAAACAATCCTATAACATATTCTTTATCTGCAAAATCGCTAACAGGATATTGCATCTCAAATTCAATCTGTTGGATTTCGTCATCCATATTAAATGAAGCGAATTTTCTAATAACTCGTTCATCACCTGCAACCATGCGTAAGCGTTCAGTCCATGTTTCATTAAGATCATTTTCGTCAAGAGAAAGTTCTTTCATATCTGAAATTCGTCCTCTTGTTCGTGAAAAAATTATTTCGTATGGAAGCGTCATTGTGAGCCTCCTTTACTATTCCTGAACTAATGTAAGTAACATTTTTGTACCAAAAATTTCATCAAGAGCCTTAATTCTGTGGACTGAATCAAGTGCATGAGATTCAATCATTGTAGAAGCAATACCTTTAAGAGCTTCCTTTGCTCCCTTTGGAAGTTTCTTAATTGTTTCTGACATCTGTGGAACAGGGAGATTTAAAATCTCATTTAAGTCACTTGTTTCATACATTGACTCATATAAGTCTTTCACAGACTTATTCTGTTCAACAAAGTCTTCGTCCTCAATAATAATTCTTGGTGAATAAATGTTTACATCTTCACGAGTTCTAACGAGATAAATTAAATCTCTATATTCAACATCAACTACATCTCCACAATCAGCCCAGCTATAAAGGATATGTGAACGTGCTCCCTCAATATAAAGTCCACCACTTACTAATGAACGACATGGAATAGTATCTTCGGGTGAAAATGTTTTTACATCTTCTTTAACTTCTGTAGTTTTTGTTACCTTTTCTGTGCTACCAGTAGCAGTAGTAGTTTTCTTTGTATATGCCATTTCCTTTCAATTCCTTTCAAAAATAGGAGAGTGGTAATCCACTCTCCTTATAATCAATCTATAAGTAAATCTTACAGATCCCACTCACCATGATAACGAGTCATAAGGGTTGCAACACCCATACGTCTCTGTACCTCATAAGACTGCATATCATCCTTAGTAGCACCCTTTTCGTTTACTTCAAGCTCAGTCTCACCGTAGTCAACGAACTTGATAAATCTGTCATCAACTGCTGGCATAATATAGAGCTTCTTGTTATCAACGATAGGAGTAGCAAGAGACTTATCAGTAAACTTCTGTGGAATCTCCATAAGAGGTGTTCCCTCATAACCACCGATAATACCTGTGTTTGCTACAGACTCCTTGATTGAGTTAGCAGGATCAGCCCAATCAACCTTTGTAAGAGCATTAAGAGACTTTAATGCTGTCTTAGTACCCATGATTACAACACCACTTTCGTTAGCAGCACCAACCTTTTCGATAATTGCATCAAACTGAGCTTTTGTAGCAGCGGCTAAAGTACCAGTACCTTTGAGAGTAGCAGGAACAGGAATAAGGTTTACACCATTTGCAAACTGAGAAGAAATGAGTGTCTGAACCTTCTGAATATAAGCCTTAACAACCGCATCTACGAAAGCACCCCAATCCTTACGACCTGTTAAGAAGAGACGAATATCTCCACCAACCTTGATACCATATACTGCTGTATCAACATGATAAGACTGACCAGAACCTAAACGCTGGATAGATCTTTATGTTTAACTTATATATTATTTTCCACAAATTGCCAGTGATAACCACCAGCCGTTTTTCTATTTCCTTTACACACTTCTAATATAGAAGTTGTAATTTTTAATTGTTTCTGTGCTTCAGCAGAACACTCATATATTTTATTTGTTTCAATACACAATACAGGTGTTAAATTTCTATATTTTGAAATATGTCCTTTTTGTGCTTCTGATATTTTCTGCCTTGCTTCTTTTGTATGAGTTTTACCATACATTCCATTATTTTCACCAAGAATTTTTGCTTTTATTTTTGGATTACTCCATTGCTTAAAGGCTCTTTTTGAAAGTTCATCTTTTTTATTTGGATTTTCTTCGTAATATTTTTTTAATGATTGGCTTTTTCTTTCATTAGCTTCCTTAGAAACTGATCCGTCTTGTCCACCATCTTTATCGTTATATCCATAGTTTTCATCTAACGTTTTAAATGTATCTATGTAATATATTTCTTTTTCATCCAAATTATCTTTTGAACATTTTTCTAATATATAAAACTTAAAATTTTCTTCTCCATATTTATTCCATGAATTTTGTAAATGTCCATTACAATGACAATTTCTATTTAATTCACCTTTATGAGAAGACCATCTATTATATATATTGACTGATTGACCTACATATTTTTTCTTATTTATTAAATTCTCGATGCAATAAATTCCACAAATAGTATTTTCTTTACTTCTCAATTGCATCATCTCATTTCTATTTTTATGTTTTGGAAAATAATATTTTATTGGGACATTACCCCCAGTTGAGTTAATAACTCCTCATACTTTCATATGAGAACAGACTATATCTTCATCCAATTTTGGATGTGTACCATTTCCATTTAAGGGATTTTCACCCACTCACTTGAGCCGTACTCCTGTTGTTATACTTCTATAACCAATGGGATAGTCGTTGAGCGTTTCTCTATTCGAGACTTCGTTGCTGATTGCCCATTTCATTATTCTCTGTTTAAAAGAATAATTGACATTTAGGATTTAACCATGTGCCATTTAATCACTTTTTTCTACTTTCGTAACTTTCACGCTTGACTATATTTCATGTCTACGTTGTAGTGTGATTAACTTTAGGGGTTTCCAGCAGTTAAATACATATTTTTTCATGTAACTTACGCTACACGGACTCTACTATCAAAGTCATGTGAATCACCTGAAACCTTACTTACAGTAAGTAATACTTCATCATCAGCCCAGAATTCATTTACGTCTCCATCTTTCATATTCTTTGACTCAACATAATTGTTGAAAAACTCATTCTCAGAAAGACCATGAGCAATCTGAGTATCAATAATTTCCTCAATTACCTCGAAGAACTGTGTTCCTCTCTCAGAGTTTAACGCTCTCTTAATCTGCTTATTAGAAGAATCCTTAGTAAGTCCAAGGTATTCAAAACAAGCCTTTCTAATTGTGTCACTAGCTTCTGCCTTAGAAATTACACGATTAGAATCAGCATCATAAATTTCACGACCTGCACCGAGGTCAAACATAAGATTTTTTACACTTGTATCTAACATTTATTTATTTCTCCTTTCTCAAAAATTAGGCTTTCTTTGTAAGCTGCATAGCAGCAGTTACACCAGAAATGGCTTTGAGTTCAACACCGTCTTTAACAGCAATTTCACCAGAAAATCCATCTGCTGAAATTTCAACTACATCACCAACTGCGAGTTCATAAGCTCTAACTACCTGAGTAGGAGCATTTGTATAGTTGCTTTCTTTCTTAAATGTATTGCTATATGTCTCCTCGATCATTGGCACCTGGTATACAAACAGGGCATCTCCAGGAGTTATTACCTCTACATAAAAATTTCCATTGTTCGCTTTACCAACGACCTTTCCTTCAAATGAAGTAGGTGCTGCTGCTTTATAAAGATCTAACTCTACGAATTCACCCTTACCAACGAACCATCCGTTGTCTACATAAGCACTTGCTGCTTCTGCTAACTGAATGTTATAAATATGCTTTCCACCATCTCTTGCGAGAACTTTAGAAGGGAAAGCCACTGCATGTTTTGCAATAGTCATCTGAATCATTTATTTTTCCTCCTTAAATTTTTGCATTAAAAAAGACACTCAATTTGAGTGTCATTACATTGATTTATATTTCTTGTTTTATTTGCTAAAAAGATTTCCGTAACGGTTATCCTTCTTAGACTTGTTTACATTAGCAAATACTTTTACGGTTGACTTTTTCTGAGTTTTATCAGTGGTAGCTGCAAAAGTTTTCATATTAGAATCCGCATAGATAAGTTTTGCTTCCTTCTCTAAATCTTCGAGAGAGTAGTTATCCATATTTGTATACAGTTTCTCAAAATCCTTATTAATGAAATTTCCTTCTTCATCTTTTTCAGAAATAGAAGCAAAGTTTTCATTTGCAAGAATTTTCTCACGTTTTGCATGAAGTTCATTCTTTTCTGCTGTCTCCTTAAACTCTTTGAGTGCAGCGTAGTTTGAACGCATAGACTGTAACTCTGCAAATTCACTATCTGTTAAAAGTTCACGATGTAAATTGTATCTTTCTCCATCAAAAGCTACATTATCACCGTCTTTTGTATAGTTCTGACCGAAGATTTTATCACCATTCCAGTTCTCATATGTAAAATGATCATCGTAAACAGCGTTGATAAAGTACCACTCATTATCAGCATCTTCATATTCAGATAAAAGCTGGTAAAGTGCATATCTTGTATCTTCATGACTGATTTCATATGTACGAACAATCTTTTCAAAAGTCTGACTTTCTCCTTCATTACCATCTGGATCAGAAACTCCTTCACCATCACCTTCTCCATCATTGGAAGGCTCACCAGATTCTCCGCTACCTGAGTTGTCTCCTTCTGAATTGTCATCATCGAACATCTCAGCGAATTTTGCTTCAAGTTCCTCATCTGACATTTCTGTATAGTCGAATGTTACATCTTTAGCAGTCTTACCATATTTGGCAAGTAACTCTTCAAATTTTGTCATTTTGTTATTTGTTCCTCCTTCCTTTGATTTTTGATTTATATCAAAACTCTCAAGAATATTAGTTAATTTCTCTAAAGTTTCAACCAATTTGTTGTCTGTGTTAAATGTTACTGTTTCTGCATTTACAGCGAAATCTTCAATTTTAAAATTACTTCCTGCCATACCAGGGGATACATCCTTTGACAGAAGAGTAAGACCTGATACATAAAAATCATCTAACTGCAATGTTTTATTAGCAGTATTAAATGATAACTCCCTAATGCATAATTCCACCGAACAATCTACAGTTCCACGTCTATTAAGAATCTCAATAGCGTCCTGACAATACTCATCGTATAAATAACCATGCAAAACTGCACGATTTACGCCAGCATCTTCATCATATTCAATAGTAGTCTTTGTGCCATCAATAACGCCGATAGGCTGTTCTTCGTATACAACTTTGTCGTTACCATCTTTGTCAGTAGTCACATAATAATCATGGCTACCGAAGTCTAATTCATTATCTGAATTGGTAGTGATATGTGCTAAGATTGGACGAAAGTTTGCTGATGGGACATTTTCATTAAAAGATTCTTCGGAGATTTCCGATTTATTGAGATTGACATGATCGTGAAATGCACGACTGACGAATGGAGTAAGAGACTCTTTATGTTTATCTTTATCTTTAGAAGTTTTTTCAAAATTACCATTCATACGAACCATAAGTTCTTTACCGAATTCATTACTATCAAAATGAGCAAAATTATTTTTTAGACAGAACTCATACAGCTCATCAATAGACATAATTCGTCTTTTCTTCTTTTTTGGCATTATTTAACCTATTCCTCCTTTCTTTGTTGATATACCACTCAAAGCAGGAGAGTGGTTAGAATGTAAGCATATTGCTATACTGAATTTTTGTTATATCTATATCATTTGAAAACCGAAACTTTTCAGCATTCAAAAATACATAAATACCATTAGAATTTTGCACCTGTTGATATCCTTGCTTAGATAAGAGAGTAGCAGTAGGGATATCTTGGGTTGTTATAAATTTCTTTTTCATAATCCATCTACTCCTTATTTATTGTTCTTATCTTGGTCTTTCGTCTTGAGTCCTTCATCACTTAAATCTGATTGGTCTTTCTCTTGACCACCACCTTGGTTATCACCAGATTGTGTATATGATGTGCTAAATGGTTTAAGCCTTTCGCCAAGATTCAGACAGTCTTCCTCTAAGAAATTCATAGCAAGAGTATCTTTTTCAGATACACCGTTTAATGTGTTGTATAAAATCTTGTTTGGAAGTCCATTTTGGCAAGACTCAAGGATTGATTTCTTAAAATCATCCTTCTGATAAATAGAGACATCAAAGAATTTAACTTTACAAGGTTCGGATATCCAAGTCGATAAAAGTCGATTTACAATCGCTTGAATCTGTGGAATAAGAGTCGAAATAGAAAATGTAGAATCTGCAAGTACGCCATATTTAAAGGCAGTAGAGTTAGAAGCGGAGTTTAGATTTAATATCTGAGCACCACCAGCCGTATTGAGGATTTCTTTTGTAGCTTTTTCAACTTTTGTAACATCGCCAGTTGCATCATCTGGAAAACTAATTTCATGTAATTCACCAGGAACAATAGCAGCAGAGATATAGGGTGGCAATGCCTCTTCAAGCATACGATTGAAATACTGGATCATTATATCTGGATTAACTGCCCAATCATCTACATCATTTCCCATAGTTTTCATTTCAAGCCATACTAATTTATAAATATTAGCTGCCTGTTGAACTGCCTGATAATCAGAAGCATCCATAAGGTCAATTAGTGATAAGAATATAGGAGTGAGCACAGGAACAATTGTTTCCCAATCCTCTGACCTGAATTTAATACAGACATTATATTCTTCTGGAATTAGCTGATATTTTTCGTTTGTACTCTGATATGTGTTCCACATAGTATTGAATGGTTCACCCCAATATTCTAATAACTCTGAATTTCGCTTAAAGTAACTCATATCCATTGCACATGCGAATGAGCCATCAGGAAATACACCTGCAATTCTCATATACGATGGATCAAGTGGAAGAATAAACATTCCCTGTCCCTCTGTGTAATAAGCACATCCATAAAATGCATCTTCTCGAAGTGTTATAGAAGCAGCTTTACGAAACTCATAATTTAATCCGAGAGTATCTACAACATCGACTGTTTCCTGATACTTTTGTAAAGTGGATTTTACATCGTTATTATCTGAAATTATAAATGGAGGAACGATATTTCGAATTGATAAATCAATCTGATTTGCATAATATTTGCAAAGACGATAGTAGATTTCTGAACGATAATAAAGATAGCGAGATAAACTTCTAAGACTTGCTTCATTGGAAGAAATATTCTTAATATAATCTTTTACATCTTCCTTTGAATAATTACTGATTGTAGTGTATGTTTTAGATTTCTGAATATCTCGAAGACTTGTAATTGCACTTGTTGCATCTTCGTAACGTTCAAGTCTACTTTTATTTTTCTCATACCATTCACGCATTTCATTTGCGGTTGGCTGTTTTGGAGTAGAAGAAGTAGTTTTCTTCTGTGAATTATTTACTTTAGCAGGTGCATTAGAATTTGCATCTACTTTCTTAGGTCTAGGCATATTTGATAATGCACCTCCTTAATTGTATTTTGCTTTACGGATTGTAAGCTTGTTTATAAAACTTGTTGCATCCTCTATTGGACGTTTTTTATTTGTAATAGCTTTCCTACGTTCACACATGAGAGCGTAAGAAGCCATACACGCCGTATCATTCTGTTACTTTTAAACCTATTAAATATATTCAAAAATATAATTTTTTGCTGTTTTCTGTTTTCCTTGTAAACAATATTGAATAGATTGTCTATTAATATTAGTCATTCTGTGTGCTTCCATTATAGATTTAAAGGTAGATAAAATATTCCCATCTAAATCTTTTTGAACAACATATTTTCCATCATAATTAATCTTTTGCTTTGATGTATAATAATTCCAATCTATTTTATTATTATTGAAGTCATCTTCATAAAACCAATAATATCCGTATGCAGTTTTATGTCCATAAACCATGTTGCAACATAATTCTATATTTCTTTTTGAATAACCAAGAATTTTTGAGGCATGTGATACCCCATGCCATTTATTAACAATTTCTAAATTTTTATTAATTTGAAGTAATGTTTTAGGATTTTGAATCATTCTCATTTTCTCTATTTCTTCTTCAGTATGTTTATAACCACGAATTCCATTTCCACCTTCACACAAGTTATATCCATTACTCATAGAATTATATTTGTTTATATAAAATTTCTCACGCTCATCTAATTCAGAGACAGAACATTCTTCAATTACTGCAAAAATAAAACAATCTTCTCCATATTTGTTCCATGCAAATTGAAGATGATTATTAATATGACGATTGTTATTCAATTCAGATTTATGTCGCACCCATCTATTTTTTATATCTGTAGATTGACCAATATATAGTTTGTTATTTTTAACATTTTTTATCATATAAATACCAGTTATAGTATCACTTCCTTTAACTGATATATTTAATAGGCGATTAAGGTACTTCCAAGAGTGTCTTTACACTCGACCTTAATTCTCGTATTTCATTTTTAAGTTATATTACGAGTTCAGACTATCGCATCTTCATATATAATTTGTAGAATGAAGTTTTCTCACTTAGTCGTTGCAGCTACCATTACGCTTGCTGTGGGTTATCCACTTCTGGACTTTCCCAATTAATCAGAGAAAATTTTCTATTTGTAATTTATCTACATTTATTACAAAGTACCCTATACAAATTAAGGCACGATCATCATGGAGCTTATTAGCTTTCTCAGGTGTAAGTTCAAATGAATCTTTTCCTGACTCACGTTTCTTACGAACCATATTTACTAATTCTTCTTTTAAAGCATCCATATTAGCAAGAGCGATTTCATCTTGCCAATCAAGTTTTACCATTTTTGTATTAACTGATTGAATTTTCCCAAGTTCATCATTTAAACGACTTTCAAATTCTTTCTCATTGAGTTTTTCCTTTTTAAGTTCTTTTGTTATCTTTTCTCTTGCTTGAGAAAGTTTTTCTTCGTCAATATCAAAAACAGTTAAATATCCTTTATTATCATATGGGGCAGTAAAGCTAACTTTATCTTGATTAATCAACTCAATCATTGCTTCATACATTTCTGATTTAAAAGCAGCAGGAGGCATGAGATGAATCTTATCTACCGCATTAGGGAATTTTTTGACGTAATCAGCAGAATATTCTTTATCAATCAATCCTCTATGGACTATTCCGGCAGAATCCGTCCAATCTGGCATGAGATAATCAGCAATATTAACACCACCACCGCCTGAACCAGCATCTATATAAATTCCAATAATATTACCATAAGCATCAGCACCACCGTTATAATCAAGAATAACTTTCTTTAAATATTCAATCTGGTCAGGTGTTTGCATAGGAGACTTAATCTTCTTTCCTACGTCTATTAAGTTAATACAATTTACAAGTCGCATTCTTGTATCAATACTTCCATCAACTTGTTCAAAATCATATATTTCTCCAACAAGAATAACTGAATTATCACGACTTCTGGCAGGATCATATGTAATGACAAATTTCTTGTCACCTGTATCATTATAAAGAAGCGGTTTACGAACTTCTTCATTTCGTGTAATAACTCCTCTTCTAATAATGGCATCACTTCCAGCGTCAGTAGTGAATTCACAAAAATATTCTCGTCTAGCTTTTTCAGGATTGGTTCTCATATCTGAATCAATAGTAGATTTCTCAAACAGAGGTGCCATCATCTGACCATGAATAGTAGGGTGGAGTGGTACCTCACATGTTATATTTGCGACAAAGTAATCCTTATTACCCATTAACATTTGTTTTGAAAATTCACGATAAAGAGAATAATATTTTGTAGAAGTATCAGAAGCGGAAGATATGTAGAATTTTTGGTTTGGAATTTCTTTTGGGATTGCTCTTAATCGAACAGTATCAATTCTATTACCATCTCTATCTTTACCAGATTTAAAACTTTTATTTACAATTGCAAAAGCTGAATAAACAGACATCATTTCATCAGAAAGGAAACCACACTCATCAAAAATTACGTTTCCCCTCATACCTCTTTTTCGATCCACGTTAGAATTCAAGGTCTGGGTAAATCCACCATTATAAGTTGAATATGAAAATCCATTGCTTCCGTGTGAAAATCCGTCCCCTGCTGCGTTTTTTATTTCAATTTCAGCTTTAAATATATATCCAGTAGAACCCATCATTGTATCAATATTATCATTTGCAAGTCGTTCCAAAGTGGTGAAAGTTTGTTCAGCCTGACTGCCGCTACCGCTTGCAATATACGTCCAATAGTTGTTAAATAACATATTTTTTGACATTATGATTATGTCGATGAGAGTGGATTTACCAAATCCACGGCTACACACCAATAACACATTAGGGCATGTCCAACTTTGCTGAACTATCCAAGCTTGTGCATCCAACAATTCTATATTGAAAAAGTCATTTATAAACCTTACTGGATTACATTGATAATATTTTTGCATATAAGCAATTTTTACCAAGGATTCAATTTTCCTTGATGACATTGCATATGTACCTGGTTTTACATAAATAATATCTTCTTGAATACATTGATCATCGTATTTAATCATATCTAATGAATCAGTTATATCCTTAAATCTCATCGTTTTCATCCTCACTTTCTGAATCATTTTCAGAGTCATCATTTTCGGATTCTTGTTCTGAAAAACAAGAGAATAAGTCATTTAAATCAACTAAATTCATTTCAAGCTTTATATTTTTATCCTTTAAGTAATCTTTTATATCCAGATTTTCTCGAAGTAATATACGAGATATTTCAATATATTTATCCAAGTCTCTTTGCAAATCAACAATTTTTTGTCTTTGTTCAGCAACCATGTCTGACCATTCGGATTCATCCAAAGCGAGTGTTTTCATAATAGAAGCATTACTTAAATCCATTACTTGTTTCATTGCTTTACAAGTTTCCAAATCAAAACCATTAACTTCACCTTCACGAAGATTTAAATCTTTTATTTTTTTAATTTTTCCTGTCCAAGTATTTTCACCTTTTTTGGCATTTTTATTATGCTTTAAAGATATACAACTGTCTTGAGCAAGGCTTGTAATAACAGAAGTAATTTTACCTTTACTTTCTTGCAGGGATTTAATTGTTGCCGAGTTACGCTCAATATTGGAAATATCACTCATAAGTTTTGCAACAGTATCATCAATTTTTGACTGTTGTAAAAAACCACGAACAATAGAAATAGCAGAAGAAGTACGCATCATATCTTCGTTAGCATCTTCACTAGAATCAAGAATTCCTAACAATTGAGAATATAAAAATGGTTGGTCGGCGACATCCTCCTTTTCAAAAGGATCATAACTAAGTAATCGAATAACATCGTTTTTATTTTTCAAAAAACTGTCATATGTATCTAATCCTGCGTGAGATTCAATAAGTTCTTCCTCAGTAGTTGATTCTTTAGGAGTTTCATTTTCAGATGTATTATTATCAAAAATATCTGAATCTTTAAATGTTAGAGTGTTATATTGTCCCATAGCTACATTCTTTACATATGAATAATAACCATTAGAACGAACTTTTCCTGAAGCTAAATTTTCCGATTCTTGAATACTAGAATCCCATAATTTTGACAAAAAAGGCTTATTAAGATACCTCATTGTTTCGATTACAGAGTTCTTATCAGGCTCATGCTCAACCTTATCCTTCCCAATTCTAAGGGCTATCTTCCTTGCACAGTCCTTACAAATTGGAGTAAGACCACTTTTATTCATTGGATCTGTACTTACATAAAATTTATCCCTTGCTTTATGTGTATCACACATGTAACACCAAGCACCTTCTTTAAGTGACTTGATTTTCTCTTCTTGTGTTTCAACTTTTTTCTTTAATTGTGCAGCCGTTAATTTTGTAGGCTGTGTTTCTTTTGTCGTAACCAAACTAACGACCACCTCCTTTTATTCCAATATAAAAAAGAAGTCGCTTCATACGAAATGACTTCTCATAATTTTCAATATTAAATTTCCAATGAAAGTGCAATTTACTTCATTTAGCACACCCACTGCGCATCGAACACAGGTTAGAAGTTTTGGAGACTTCATTCTTGCCAAAAGATAGGTGCATTGCATATAACAAAAGAGTCGTCTCAAACGAAACAACTCTTTCAATAACAAATATAAAATTAAAAGTATAAAAAGAAAAATTAATTATCTTTGAAGTTTAACAAGAGCTTCATAAGTTGCCTTATTAACCTCTTGTTCCATACCATCACAGTATACGAGATATTCTGTAACCTCACCAGTTACAACATCTCTTCTTGTATCAAATGACAATTCATCCGCGCTATTAAACGGAATATTTGCTTCATAGACATTTTTAAATGATAATAATGCCATAATATATTCACCCCACTTTATTATTTGATGAAAATATTATATACCAATATTAACTAAAAGTAAACAAAATATTTTATTGTCTTTCTCATTATCTCCTCAAACTCCGAGCTTTCATCTAATCTGCATAGGACGCATCCTATTGTTACAACAGTGCCAGTCCGAAGACCGCAAAGAACATAAGCGAGATAATGGCGATGAACCACTCACATCCTATATCCTTTGCGTACATAAATATAAGATTTTGATTATCATGGTTCTGGCATATTTAGGGTGGAAGAGTCCACCCATTATTTTTTACAGAGTATATTCTGTAGTTCCTTCAAAAGTATTATTCAGCGCACGAATTTCAGCCAACTTTTCAGTAACAGCTTCCTTAACTTTCGTAGCAAATAATACACACTGAGCCTGTGCATACAGTTCCTTCTTATCAAGAACAGTATTTAATACTGTATCAGGATATTTTGTTACATCTCTTTCAAAATGAAATGCTAAATCTTCATTGATAAGTTTTCTCTCATTTGTTACATCCGTAATCTCTAATTCAACAATGGTAGAATCATCTTTTGGATCTGTTGTTACTTCTGGAACACCATTATTAAGCTTGATATTTCCCTTAAACTGTATTTTACTATACTCGATATACTTATTGTAATTTGCAAGCAATTCTTTTTCCTGCTCACTCGTCAAATCAGCAGTGCCAAGACTTGTAACAGTAATATCTACACTTGCAATATCATTTTCCACATTAAATTTCTGATCTAATTTCATGAATTTGTACCCTCACTTTCGTTTGTAATTATTTGGTTGTATGCGTCTTTGAAACTGATTACTAAATCTCTTAAAGTCTCTTTATCAATAGTACAGTCCAAATTGCTCATATCAATATTTGGATTTGATACCGTAAATTCCAATGCATTTCCATTTGGTGCAAATAAAACTTCCACAGATTCATTAAGCAGAAGAGTAATAGAATCAATTTTATTTCCATTATTCGATGTCACTCGTTTTACTTGACCGACTTTTAATCTATCATTTTCAATAGATAATCTACTTGCCATTATATGTACACTCCTTTCTTTTATTTTTTGTTTTCCTTTTAATCTAACTGAGGTAGTAGGATTTGAACCTACGAATACAGGAGTCAAATTCCTGTGCCTTACCACTTGGCGATACCCCAATGTTCAGCATAAAGCACTAACTAGCTGATATTGCAGTGTATACATGCAGTTATTTAGAACAGAAAGTTGGTACAATCCATTCATGCTTACTGATTATTCTCCACATATTTTCAGTCTTCGGAGCAAAGACCAATTGATGAGGTTTTGTATTTCTTATCCGTCAATTAAGGTTCTCATTAACGTAGAGAGGTACGATCACTTCTATGGTTGATATTGACCGTTTTAGGACTTACAATGCTATATGAATAGTAAATGCCAAAATATGTTAATCGTCTACTAAGGCAAGACCTCTCCATAACACCGCCAATGAGCAGTAGCAGTGGGAAGTTTTAGACCATTCCAAAGGTCAATAATTTCGCAAACCGACCTTTATATTTATGTCACATATCGGTCAGTGACAGCTCACTTGTAAAAGTCCGTCAACGGATTGACAGACCGCCTTCACTTCTTATGGATGTGAGCAGCTTGTTATGTCTATTTATTCTCTACATTGTCGTCACCTCTCGGCTCAAATATCACATTACTATGCTTTCTTGTTAAGATTGAGTTGTTGATGTTAGACGAAAGCTTCATCGGCATCTTCTGTGTCCTCACGGATGACATACATCTGAGTTGTTTCGGAAGATTCGTGTCCCAAAAGTTTCTGTGCAGTTTCCAATGCACGATGGTCATAACATACCAGATTGGTTGCACGACTTCTCCGGAAATTATGTGGAGTCGTTCTCCTGCCAACAATTTCAGAAAATTCATTTATGCACCAATCATTGAATGCACTATATCCAATCTGTCGTACCTTTGAACCATCTTTAGTTTTTACGACAAACATATAAGGGCAATCATCATCGCCACGCACTTCAAGCCATTTCTTTAATGCGTCCATTACATCTTGTCCAAACTGCAATTTTCTAACCTTACCAACGGCACTACGTCCCTTGCAACGAATCTCATGTGTTTTGTAAGAAACAGATTCTACTTCTTGTTCTTTACCATCTTCATCGACAATTGTTACAATTTTCCTCTTAGGCTCATAATTAACAACCTCTTTGAGCAACTGTAAACTCTCTGCATGTCTGCATCCTGTAGAATATGTAAACTGTACATATGCTAATTTTTGCCATTCTTCACGTTCAGCCAATACAGAACATAAGTTATCCATTTCATCAGGCGTTAATGGTTCTTTTGCAAAAACCTTACCTGTTTTTGGCACTTGCATCTCAGCAGTTACATAATTACGGAACGTAGGATAGTCCTCATCGTAGAAATTCTCGATGAATTTATTCAATGCACTGACAGAAGACTTTTTAAATTTAATTGCAGCTTCAGATAGCCCACGATTAGCAAGAAAATTCATATAGCGAAGAAATTCTTTCTTTCTAATTTCTATGCAGTTTTTGTTATTTAGGTTATTTTTAACCCATACGAAAAATATCTTTAATGCAGACCTATAAGCATGTAAACTATGCGGTGAAAGATGAGTCTGATTACTGAGGTAATCTTCAACCATATTTCTATTAAACTCATTAACCTCTGCCCATTCCTCATCTGTAACTGGATCTAATTTATCTGCTATTTTACCATTCAATAATCTCACTTCCTTTCATATATAAAAAAGAAGTAGGATAGTGGTAAACTAAGCTACTTCTTTCAAATATTTATCCATTCTTCTTCTGTATATTTTTGTATTTCTGATACTTTTCTTGGTAAATTATATTTATCACACCATTTTCGTATTGTATTGTCACTAACATTATACATATCGCCAATTTGAGTAAACGAGGTAGATCTTATCAATTCTTTTAAATTATCTCGTGAAATTATATTATATAATTTTTCTATTCTCTTTTTGTTATAACAAGATTCACACATTGTAGATGTTGAATTCATTAAATTTGTTTTACAACATGGACAAATAATTTTAACTCTATTAATATATTTTGTTTTTGCATTTTCCCTCTTATGCTTGTGTGAGCAAGAAACACATAGTCCACTTTTGCTATGACTGCTAATTTTTATACCACATTCGCTACATACTAATGTTGGCTCTTTTGCTCTTTTGGAATTATATACACCAAAATTATCTGTCATACTATGACAATTGGGACATAATATTTGCAAGTTTGATAATTCGTTATTATCATGATTGCCATCAATATGATGCAATTGTAATTTAACAGGTTTTCCTAGCCATTCGGATATACCACATAATTCGCATTTACTTTCTTTGTAACCGAATTCAATCAATTTATTTCTTAATTTATGACTATTTGTTTTTGTATTTCTATGTAATTTCGATTCAATATTATATTCTGAACATAAAGACATTTTTGCCATTTGTTGTTTATATAATTTTCTGTTTTCTTCAAATTTAGAAGTATCTAATTTATATTCTTTTATGATTCTTTTTAACGTATTTGTACTACTTGATGAATTTATACCTGCGACTCTAAGAATTTCTGTATATGTATTTCTTGAATCTAGCAAGCTTTGTAATTGTTCAGGTGAAAAATTATATAATTTACTCGCCATTATATTCCTCCAATCTATTAATTTATTGAAGGTAGAGATAAACTTTATGTTTATAATTCTCTTTATTAATCAAACAGATTAACCTAGTCCTCCCACTTGGTAATGCTCCAAGCCGATCCGAAGACGACAGATTTACAGTCTGCCCCACGTCTTTAGTGGTCTATGAGAGGATACAAAAAGAGTGTGTAGCATACACCACACACTCTAAATAATCTAAAATCCAAAAGCCTTTAACATTTTCTGAATATCTTCATGACTTAACTCATCGCTAGAGTAGTAAGAATAACTCATATAAAAGTCGCCATCTGACTTACTAGCAGTAAATCCGTGAGTATTTCCATCTTCGTCTTCAGAAGTATGTAAATAAGTTTCATCATGTGAAGGACAGTTCTCACAATCACCATCGCAATCGCAATCATTATATTCATTGCCAATTTCTACTTCATATACCTCATCAGCTTCAATCTTCGGAATAATCTTAGAATTACAATCATCAAAAATATATACGACATCGGCTTCAACAAAGATATACTTGTCATCTCTCTTTACAGGTTCGCACCAAATTTCATCATCTAATAAGCTGATAACGAAAGCATCATCATAACCATCATATTCAACATCTGCAAGTTCAGTAATGTATGCAATACCATATCCGATTCCAATAAGTTTACGAACAATCTCTTTTGCGTCTTCATACTTTGCAATAACATCTACTGAATTATATTCGTCATTAGATTTCACTCTGTCGTATACATCTGACATGACACAGGCAAAATCTTCATAGTCTTCAAAATGTAATGTTTTTATAATAATCACGACCTTTCAAATTAGAGCTGCTTTGCTGACTTGCTCATCTTAAATGTGATTTCCTGATGAGCAGGAGTTACGTATGTTTCGCCAGCTCTTTCACCTAACATAATTTTACCTGTTCTTTCAGGTACGTCCTTAACCTTAAACTTACCAAGCTTACCTACAGGAATCGACTCTGTAGTATCCTTCTTTAATGTATCTGTAATAACCTCTGCATAAGTATCAAGGATAACAGCAATATCACCCTTCTTAGCTCCTTCAATTCTTTCTGCGATTGCATTAATTAACTCTGTTTTAATCATTTATAAAAATCTCCTTTTAATCAGTAATATTTTGACACTTTTAATAATAGGTGCTGATTTAATAATAAAAGAGGGTAGCAGCCAATATGGTCTACTCCTCAAAAAATCTTATTCAACCCAAAGCTGAACCTTATCAATGTATTTTCCGAAGCATCCAGCATATCCGTCCTGACCATTTACAGTCTGATCATCTATCTGAACAGGGTAATATTCGTCCATACCCTTTGGTGATACTTGCATATATAAACACTGATATTCATAACCATCGGGTGTATAAAATACTGCTTTTAATGCATCAATAGGTGTTCTGCCATTTCCTGCGTAACCATTTTCGTCATCATCAATATCATAACCATCAACTTCAGGAAGCCAACCACCATTAAGTAAGTGAACCTGATATCTTACATAACCTTCACTAACACCAATGGCAATACCTGTAATTGCCTGATCGTCACCAGCGCCAGCCCAGTCGTCAGTGTCATGAACTTCATCCCACCAACGGTCTGTCTTAGCCCTATAGTAAACATCAACATGACCTAAATCATTAGTTCTACCACCTGTAGTTTCATTATTATCTGTACTATCATTGTCAGAACAATCTTCATCAGAATTGTCGGATACAACTTCTCCTGTCAAAGCTTCAACAATAGCTTCTGCACAAACTTCTGCATTCCATCTGTTTGCATCATCCCTATCATCAACGAAGCAACATTCGATTAAAATAGCAGGAGAATGTGTGCTTCTAAGAACATAAAGCCCCTGATTGACCTTAAATCCTCTGTTTCTAATATTAAGTTTTTCTGAAATTGCTTCACAAATCTTCGAACCAATTTCTTCTGTTCCAGTATCATATCCATAAACTTCTGTACCACCAGTAGAATCATCACCTTCATAATCATCTCTACCAGAATTGAGATGTATAGATATGTCTAAATCAACATTATGTGAATTACACTTACTAACAATTGTTGCTAAACAACCATTCTGCGATGTATTTTCATCACATGTACAATCATATACAGTATGCCCAAGAGCTTCTAACTTGGCAATTACAGCATTCTTAACAATTCTGTCTTCAACTGACTCTTGTAAAATACCAACTGCACCATATGCACCCTGATCCTGTGGGCAGTGACCTGCATGTACATTATATGTAGCCATTTTATATTCCTCCTATACAAAATAAATAAAAATAAAAGAGGGTAGTATAAAACCATCCTCATAAGAACAAAATATAATTAACTAAGCTGAATATCCTTTATCATTTCAACTTCGTTATCTTTTAAAATTGCTATTGTTTGAGATGCTACACTGCTACAATAAAAATTTTTCGAATAATCATTATAACCACTAAGACAACCCGTAGAAATAGCATATCTACCATGATTTTCTGATTCAATTGAAAAGTTGTGGAGATGTCCACTAAAGATTAAATCATAGAATTTATTATCACTAGATATAATTTTTGAAAGATTATGTTTTCCATTTTTATACCTATCACCATGAATAAATTTACAAGATAAACCACAAACAGTAATATTTATTTCAGAATCATTATAGTTTGTATTTAATATAGAAATGCGTTCACAACCACTTACATCAACTAAATCTTTAATATGTTCAGTAATAAGTACATTTGCATTGTCACCTTCATAACTCTTTTTCTTGTCTCCAGACATACGATCATGATTTCCAGCAATTCCACCAAATATAACATTACAATCTTCAGCTAAAGCAATTAATAGTCTATATATCAATTTAGTAGCCTTATGTATTTGCATAGATTGTAAAAATTCACAATTATGTGCTTGTGTTTCTCTCATATATGAATTCTCGATCATATCACCTGTTGATATAATTAAAACCTGACGGATATTATATAATTCAATATACTTCTTACATTCAGAAATATATTTGTTTATTCTTTCATTTGCAATTTCCCAATTAAAATTATTACCATTACAATTGTTGATTATATAGCCAATATGCCAATCAGTAATATGACATATCATAGTGTAATCAGATTCTTCTTCAACAGAAGAGTACATATATGTAGGAATTTCCATTGAGAAATTATTATCTTTCATATACTGCTTTAATTCGTCTGCAACTGTAATACAAGGAACTAAATCTCTTTTTAACTTATTGAGTTTCAATCTATCATTATGTATTTGCTGTTTAACAATATATTGTTCACCTAATACTTCTTTAGCATCATCAAGAGTAGTACTTTTTTCTGTTATGTTTTTAGCTTTTAAATATTCTCTAACAAAATAATTACCAAATATGGTCTGACTAGCCTTTCTGACGCTATCATAATGACATTTTATATCATATTTATCTACAATTTCTTTCCAATCTATATCTGAAATACCAGACATTTTATTAGAAATTTCTTGTAAAACCTGTTCATAAGTTGATGGGGTTAGCCCATATTTTTTTAATTCTTCTTCGAAATTATAAATATAGTTCACCTACTCTCTATTCTTCATTAGATTCAGTAGGTTCATCGAGTTCATTTTCCTCTTTTACCTTCACATTTATTTCAACACCACCACCGTTAAATACTGATAGAAGAGTAGCAAGCTTCTTTTCTTCGCCATCTACTTCAACAGTCATATTATCTGTGTCAATAATACCTGCAATCTTCATAGAAGTCTGCTTGGTTTCCTTAAAAATAAAATTTGCCATTTCCTTTTTCCTCCATAAAATTAAAAATTCCCACCAGAACGTTTTCTGCCAGGATTATAATACATTTGTTTACTTTTATTCTGTTTTACTTCAATATACTCACGAATCTTCCTAATATAATTTTCATCATAACTCAAACGAATATGTGATTCCAAATAATAACATCCACAACGAGTTGGAATTTTATTTGATAATACATTGTCTATGAGCCTATACGATGGATTAAGATTCGAGAGATGGGTATGCTTTTCTGTATCTTCTTGCCTACAGATACGATAGCCATTTTCAGTCTTGTCTATATAAAAACCTTTATATTTAATTCTATTTTTCATAGGCAGAACCTACTTGACAAATTTATCTTCGATGTAACGCTTTCCACCACAAGTCTTGTAATATCCAATATGTTCGCCTCTGCAATCTACATATCCTCGTCTTGTGTTTCTAATTACACCTTCAGATAATAATTTTTTAATTTCATTTTTTGAAATGTACTTAATAATTTTCACTTCTTTCTTAATTTATTTCCTACAAAATAGGATAGTAGTTGGAAATGTAGGATTTGAACCCACGATCTCCTGAACCCAAATCAGGCGTTCTAACCAAACTGAACTAATTCCCAAAAATAAAAAATCCCATACCGAAGTATGAGACTCTTACTTAATATGAGCTGAGATATTTGACTCAATACACTAACATCTACTGTGGTTGGACACAGTTTATCACACAAGCGATTAACTTGTAGTTAGCAACAACACCAGTTTTGACATAACTGGCAAACTCTTACCACAAAGCGTTATAGATTTTCTTTTTACACATTCTTCCTTGCGAGATTCATAGGTTGCAGTCTATTAGAGTTGCATATACTTGTACTTTCTCACATAACACCTTGCGAGTGTTATATGTGTCCATATTACAGGACAATAAGTTGTTTTTCTCTTTGCGGTTATACACACTTTTGCTTATAATTTTCTTTAAATAATTTACCTTTTCTATTATTTGACCAATTTAGATAATTCATCAAAAGTATGTAATTAAATTTTGGACGATGAGGTGTATATTTGACCATCAGTACCTTTTGAGTACCGCCCAATCATCACCATCCTGCTCGGATTGCGATCTCCTTACTTTTTGATTCTATCCCTGTTTTTCAACTTAAGAGATATTATCAAAATCTGACCAGCAGTTATACTTGCGGTATTCCCACCAACCATACACGGATTATCCCCACATTTCTGTGTTAATTAACAGTGCCTTTCTCATGACACCTACCGAACCATATCATTAGCAGTAGCCCTCTGATTTTAGGTTAGGTATAAATCCTATGTGTTTTCCGTTAAGCTGTATTTCTACAGTCGCAGTCTTATAATACGATAAGAACCACTTTATACATGTCGCCATGCTTATCTTAGGATTTTCATCCTCCGATCCGAAACCGACCAGTCCTATAAAATAGGATAACTCCCATAACAGGATTCGAACCTGTAACTTACGGATTAACAATCCGTTGCTCTACCGTTGAGCTATATAGGAAGAATATTAGTGGCTACGTTATTATTGTAATAATGCAACCACCAATATAAGAAAGAGAGGTTAGTTTATGAAATGTCCCTATAGGACGTGATATTAAGAAAAGCTGATTTCATTGTTTTCCATATGTGATATATAACACCATAAAAACAGCTGTAAACCCTTATTTTACAAGGAAAACTCCGATTTTCTATTTGTGGTTATACGCTTTTTATTATATTTTTTATATCTTTTCAAGTCATTTTGTTTTCTACAATCATCGCAGTATAATCGTTTATTACCTGTTTTTTCAATAATTCCACCACATCGTTTACAACGAGAATATTTATTATTGTGTCCACGCTTAACAGAGTAATAGTCTTTTTGATAGTTTTGAAAATACGCATTTAACGATCTATTGATGTACTTAACATAGAAATTATCTTCAGTAATAAAATCATAGTTATTTACAATCTGAGTCTTATCTTCATATTCTCCAATCAGTTTGCAATTATCAAAACATTTTCTCAAAAATCCTTCAACAACCTTTTTATATTCATTCCAAGATAATATCATTTTCTCCTTTTGAAAACGTTGTTTGAGTTTTTCGGCTTCATCAATTACATCGTCAATAATACTAGTGGTTGTATTTGCATCCATCTCAGTTCCAGATAACCAATTGAAGTACATTAGCTTTGGTTTCTTTAATAAATCCATGTACTCCTTATTGAGAATTACTTCTTTATCAAAATATCTTGTATAAATATTATTGATTTTCTGTCTGATAATAGCGCACCAATTTTCATCTTTAGTCATTGACTTGTAATATCTGTATTCAATTCCTGACCATGTATCAAATACTCGTCCAAGTTCTGTATCAAGTAAATCCTTTCTGACTTTAAAATGAATTGTTTTAATATATGTACGCCTTTTATTATCAGAAGCCCATATTGAGGAGCAGAACGAGTTGAATATCTCGTCCTTTGCCTCATTATTCTCTGCTTCTTTGTACTCTTCTATAATTTCATATAGAAATGTTTCATTACAGTCGTAAATATGTATCACCTACCTCAAATTCATAGTATTTTCCAAGATATTCATATGAATTGTCCGTCTTATAAGGAACTTCTCTTATTGATATATTTCTCTTTGGATTTGTGTTATTCTTGAGATTTTCAATGATATAATCACCATAAGCCGACCATGCAAGAGATTTACTAATAGAAACAGAAGAGTAAGAAGCTTTAATAACATAGTTTGCTATAATATTTTCAGGCAATCCAATCTCATTTAGGAGTTCTGCCTTATAATCATTTACGACTTCATCCATATTGAATTTATAGTCTTCATCATCCGACTTATCTCTATGTAGATTCAGATGCTGCTTAATATCAACCGCATACATATTTATAAACTTCCTACATTTCTTTAAGACTTTTCTATCAGACAAATCCAAATCATTATCAATGATTAAACATCTAGTATCAACCAAATCTATCTTATTGTCCCATAAGATATTTTTCTTTTCCCAAGTTTCAATATAGTCACACAACTCATTCATAGGAGAAGGAGAGTGGTATGCATTAAGATATTCTTTGTCTTCATCCGTTGCGTCCTTATTTTTTTTGATTATATTCATATAGGATTTCATTTTTTTAGGATAGTTATGAAGTAAGAAATATGGAAGCTGCTTAAGATGCTTTCTAAGACCTGAATTCATATGCCATCTGAATCCCGTTTTGAGGAAGTCGATTTCTTTGCCCTGAAAAATTCTTAGAAGAGAAGAGTAATCAGAATATAATTTTTGAATATCTGGATTGGTCGTATATTTATTCTCTATACTTGTGGCAACATTAGTAATTTCACCAATACGATTATCTCTTGTCATTACTTCATACTCAATAAGATTCTCTTTTGTATACGGTTTTGATTGAGCGGTTACTTTGTCTTCAATATCAAGTATGATATGCTTATCTATCTTTGAATCAATAATGATAGGATCGTTGCTTAAATAGAAAATATCACCATCAAAATCTGCGCCGCCTTGCTGTGGAGCTGATACATCATACATATTAAACATTACTACATCTTGGTCTTTAAAATAATCAAACCATTTTGTAAGAATGTCATTTCGTACAATCTTAATCTTATTTACCTCTGATGGATCAACAAGCGGAGAACGGAATGAACAACAATATCCTGGTTCAAAATTTGCTGTATATAATTCTCTTTCTCCAAGACAACCAACTGGTTCTTCACCAACGGCATACTGAAGATAACCAATCATATCACCAACACCTGTATGATAAAACCCTGAACAATAAATTTTACCAACTTTTGCTTCATCAATAGATTTTTTGAGTTTTCTATAAATGAATTGCTTAACAGCAGGATCTTTTAACATAACATCATTTACCAATGCAGCTTCAAGATATTTACTTTCTGGCTCATAATCTTCTGTATCAGTAATTCCCATGAATTTATATGTATAAAATTTATCACCTTTAATGATTTTTTCATACATATTAGTGGTATATTTTGCAAGCTTAATGATTTTTCCATCATTCTTAGAATCTAATATGTCATAATCTTTCTTTGTCTTATCTGTATAACATTTAACATATTTATCATTCCAAAGATCCAGACATTGTAAATACTGAAAATTCATTCGTGTATATTTATTTAAATGCTTAATATGATGGCTGTATTTACTGATTCCAAGTTTGAATTCATACTTTCTAACAGTATTCATATATTCAACCCATGCGTTTCCGCCATAAGTTGACTTAAAAATCTTGTGCCCTTTAAACATCGAAATATTCCAAATGCAATCTACATCATCAATATTATGAACATGCCCATAAATGTCAGTAATAGTGGTGTAACCCCATTCTTTAAGAATTTGTTTAAATGGTACATATACAGAATATCCTTTAATAAATGGTAAACGTACCTGTGTTCCAATAACTTTGTAGTCTAATCCAAGTTGCTCACTCACAGTATTCATAAAATTTTCTTCATGACAGCCACATCCGTCAAAAGGTGATAATCCAATATCTTTTAATCCTTCTTCAATTTCTCTAGTCTTATATTTCCTTTTCTTTCCAGTATTTTCATCAACAAATTCTTTTTCTCTTTCAACTACGTATTTAATAAGCTGATTTTTCAACGTTTTTTCATATTCACCTATAATTACAATATTAGGCATATAATCTTTGATAAGAGTACATGAACTGAATGGTAAACATCTCTGAGCTTCGTACTTGGAAATAACACATTCATCAATTTTAATATCCATTTGAGTAATCAAATATAACTCATCAAAAATTTCATCACATACAAATGCAGTAATTCCATCTTTACCTTGTGAAGCTGATTTGCCAAAACGAGAATAGTGAATTCCATTATATGTAAATCCATCATTCAGAATCTTTCTAAGTGATTCCTCTTGCTTTGGATTCTTCTTTGCAACAACCAACATAAGTTCATTTATATGAGATGATGATTCGCCACGAAGTCTCTGAATCTGATCAAATAAAGGAGAATCACCTTGCTTGATAAGATATTCTTTTTTGATTTCTGTATCTCTATTAATCTGAATATTAAAATCTCCATCAATAAGTTCTCTTATTGGGATTTTTACTAATGTATACTGTACCTTTTTTATAATTATCACCTCTTATTCATAAAATTCTGGAAATGTTTTTCTAAAATAATTATCAGACATTCTAAAATATTTATCATAGCCATCAAAATAATTATATTTCTGCTGCATTTTAAACTCTTTGAACATAGGGAAAAAGTGATTTAACATAGAGTCAGAATATATATCTGTTTTAAAAATTCTTCGACACATAACTTCACCTGGATTTACATTTAACCTACCAGACATAACCATTTGGTCAGACAAAAATTGCTTATACACAATATCTAAACTGATATTATATCCATCTTTCTCAGAAATACCATACTTAATAACGTGGCGATTACCATCTTCTTCATCAAATACAGTTGTATGACAGTCAGGACAGATAGATGTCACATAATTCATATCATCTATTTTAATTAATTTGTGTCCACAAATAGGACAGATAGTTGTTTTGTTCATATAAAATCCTCCTAAAATAATTCTTATACTTTTATATTCTCTTTTCATTTCATAGAAATCTATTTATTTATCATGAAAACAAATGAAATGAAATTTCTAATTCTTATTTTCAATCAAAACAATTACTGTTTTCCATTTCTTTGACTTCATAACCAAGCCAGTCGATTACAAAATCAATACCTGGAATACAGTCTCTATGTATATATTGCCCTTCACAATTACACAAAAATTCTTCGCCATCGTAAATACCTTCTTTGCAGTAACAACAACTGAAATTAGTTTTCGGTGGCACAAAATTTGGGCAACCAGTTTCATGTCCATTAATTCTTCCACAATATTCACAACCCATTTTAAAAATTCCTTTCTTTTTCTTATAATTTTTCATAAGTATATCCGTCATTTGTTGTATAATATATATGGCTTATTCCAATATCTTTAATAGCTGCCATACAGCTTGGACAAGGACGAGCCATACCAAAAGTACAACATTTTCGATTTCTAAAAATATACAATTTAACTTTATAGAAATTAACGCCTAAATGTCTTATGGAATTTAAACAATTAATTTCGGCATGTAGACTTGGATTAATTTCATTGTCGTCCCAAGAATCGCGAAAACGATTATAATATTTTTGGATAGGATGCGTCTTTTTTGTATTACAACCAACACCTATAATGTTATTTTGATATACGGCAACACATCCTATGTGTACTTTATAGAAATCTGAGACACATGCTATTTTCTTTGCCTTCTCAAAATGTTTATAATCTGATTTACTCAACATTTAATCTTTCTCTTTCATATAAAGCATTTCCTCGTTCAAAACATTCAAGCTCATATTTTGTGCGATTAATGTAATAAGTAAAATCAGTATTTTCAATATACTTAAGAATTTCCATACATAATTCTTTTTTGTTATCTGTTTCAACTCTAAGTGTTAAATCTATAAGATCGTATCTATCAATTTCATTCTTCTTAATAAATAGAGTGGTGTTATACAATCTTTTTTCTTTGTCCCATCTGCTCATAGCGAGAATAGAGTATCCATTATGTAAATCCACAACTATACTAGTATCTGCAATTATTTCATATCTCATTATTATCTTTCCTCCATTTTTCTAGCATCTCTAACATCACATTCTTTTTTTCTATCTTGGTCAAATTTCCAATCATGGATCAATCGGTCTGACAAACTTAAATTTGTTCCACCAAAATCAGCTTCACATAGTTTTGGATAACATACTAAATTAGCCTTTCTTTTAAGCTCTATTGTTCTTGTCAATACATGATTCTGTGTTTCCTTTGTCATAAATTATTGTTCTCCTTGTTAAATAAAATTTTGTGTTCATATCATCGCTCCTTAGTGTGTGATACGTGTTTAATTGTTACATTTATATATTCCCTTATTATGAAAAGGTTTTATTAAAAAATTTAAATGTGAGGGTTTGTTCTAATTCACCGATATGGTATAATCATTAAGATGTGTATATACACTTGTAACTCATTAACTAAAGTCACGACTGATTCTTATATCAGGTACGGAGGTGTGATTGTGCACATTAAAAATAGTGAAATCTATAATCTTTCCTATTGTGATAGTGTTTTATTGCGAAAGGAGGATTGTAGATATTGCTAACTATTATTCTTACACCAGCTGTTATAATCGCAGTTTTGAATCTTGTTAAATATTGTGTGAAGTGTTTTACACAATACAAAGAATTGAAGCTACTTGTAACTTCAGGAAAAGAACGTGTCACCATCACGAAAAATGGCATATCATATAAGAAATAGAATATAGTAGGTACGTGAATTACTATTGTATTCATTTCTTATAGCAACTTATTAATTATAATTCACCAGTGAATTAGAAGCCTCACTGCAAATTGGAGTGTTTAGCGTAACACTCATTGCGCAAATTTATGGTAAAGAGATATTGTCGTAGGGAATGATATCTCTTTATGTGTCTTACAATTTATTATTCTCTATTCGAATTTTTGCTTTTTGAATTTTGTTTAATCCATTGTTTAAGAAATGTACGCATACGAATTGATGGAATATAAACCCATATTTCATTTCCGTCACGAATAGCAGATCTCCATATAAACTGAAGCATTTCAGATAAAGCAAATCCATTTTCATCAACTTCAATATTATTTGAGCTAAAAAAATTTTTAACAAATGGATTAAGATATCTATTAACTGGATACACAACAGATGTTCTTTCTCTATACTCATTTGTTGCCCTTGAATTCAATGGAAGATAACCTTTGGTATAACCTTTTCCTTTGAGAAGAGATTGATAATCCTTAAATGTAGTCCAAATATTATCAGATGAATTATCATTACGAATGTTTCTGAAAAAATTCTGTATGTTGTTTTTCAATACTTTTATAGAAGTATTATTTTTGTTTCTTGCGTACCATGATTTAGACAAATCTGTATCCCTATCTCCTATAAGATTTAATTTTTCTATTTCACAGACATGAATTAACTGTTCATAATCATAGTTAAGATAACTTTTATTAGGATCATAGGTTACTAAATGATAATTCTCCAAATTATTACCTTCAACAGACCAAAATTGATATTGAAGTCCATAATAATCATAATAATATCTTTGTAACTGAAGTTCGAATTTATATGTAAGAATAAAAATGTTTCTAAATGAATTAAATGTCTCAATTGGAAATAACCACACCATAAGATCATTACCATAACAAACAAGACTTCCTAATTCGCATAATCTTTTTTCATTATCAAATTTACCTTTATAATCCGAATATTCCTCTTTCCATATTAACTGTTTTGTTTCAGGATTTATTGTTACGTATGTATTCTTTAAAATTTCAAAATCTTGTTTTGTAATTGAGTATTCATCAATTACATTTGCAACTTCATCCATTATAAGAGTGTAATTTTGTGCTCTACATATATCTATTAATTCATTATCAAATTTTTGAAATAGAGCATGGGTAGATACAATATTTTCTCCTTTTTCAATGAGACTTTTAATATCATCTAGCTTTGTTTTTTTATTTTCGAATTTTGGAGATTTAAAATTTTTTTCCTTACAATAACTTTTATATCTCGTTATTTCATCTAAAAATGGTGTTATTACAAGAAACTTATCATTAGATTGATTAATATAGTTCATTATTGATTGTGTTTTACCCGCACCCATAATTGCATCAACAATGTTTACTTTACAATTAAATTCCATTTGAACTCCTTTCTGATTAATATTTATTTATTACAAATTTATATTCTCTCTATTTCTCAATAAAGCTATAAAAATATAAAAAACCGTACCTAGCATAGAGCTTTAAAATATAAAAATTTTAGCGCCTATTTTTTTAAAAAAGTGATAAGGAATTTTACTTGAAATATAATGCTTTTTAAAATTTTCTCACAAAAATATATAAATATATAAAAGTGCTAAAATTGAAATAAAAGCCCTATTTTACTAGGGTTTCAGACGATGTCCCTTATAGAATATATATTAAAAAGTGATAAGATTATAAAATGTAATATTTGTGTCCATTCGTAAGAATGGGCACAAGGGCATGAGCTTCGTAAGAAGCGAAATGACCAATAACGCCGTAGGCAATTATATTGATTATTTAATTATTCTCTTGTTCTAAAACAACATAATCTACAAGTGAATCCTCAATATAAAACACAGGTAACTTATTATGGTATCTTTCATATATTTCTTTGCTTGATATAAATACACAAAATTTACTATCAACTTGTCTTTCTTTTCTTAATTGCTCTAGTTCAGTTTCATATTTTTCATTTTTGACTGAACCTATTTTTCCACAAATAGTACAATATCCAGTTAATCTCGTGTGTTTATTTATTTTTCCTGCAAATATTGAATCATATTGAATTAAACATTCTTCATATTGATGTTTGTGCTTGGATTTACGGTTACTCTTTGAAATATTACTTTCTGTTGACTTATAGTATTTAGGTATATCTTGGTTTTGACATTTGTTAATTTCCATGTAGGAACTCCTTTCGTTTCTTAAATATTTCCTTATGTTCATTTCTCTTTTTGAATAGATCTTCGCATACGCATATAATTATGTAATCTACATCATTAATGTTTCCGTATTCTTGACAATCATGTTGAGCTGGTATCCACCAATCGTTATATAACTCATCACTAGAAGCACAAGATAGGTTATTGTAAAATCTTTGATATAATTCTATTTCTTGTAGCTGCATAATAATCCCTTCTTATTTTATTTTGATATTTTCTATATAGTTATATTCTCTGATTTTTCAGATTAGAGCATGTATAGATGTGTATAGTTTTTTTCATACACCTATTTATGGGCAAAAAATGAGTTTTTAAGGGTGAATTTCAATTTTTATGTCTCAGGTGATAACTTATAAGGGTATGAGATAAAAGTGGCTAATTTTTCTCTTCGCGTTGATTTACTCCTAAATAGATTAATACAATTCTGTCAGCTAATTCATCAAATATATTTCTGAAGAGTTACATGATAAGTTATTAAATGTTTCTGTTGTAATTAATGTTAAGTTACTCATATAGAGTCCTCCTTTTAAATTTATTATTTTTTGTTTGGCGAGAGTAGTGTGACGATTATTTACAATAGATTATTCTCTTATATAAATTTGATTTATGAATTTTTGGCATTGTATGGATATGTTAATTAACAAAGAGAGTTAATATAAAATTCTTTACATGGGATATAAGGGGTAAAATTAATGATTCGGAGTCTATTTTGGATTTTTATATATCAGGTGGCTAGTTGTTAGGGTAGAAGGGTAAAATTGAAATTTGAGCCGTGAAAGTGGATTTTAATATAAGGATAATAAGGATATAAAAATAACAGACATCACTGCCTGTTATTTAGAATAATTAATATTAACTTATATTATAGAAGCGTTGTATTTTTCTACAATCGTTCTAAGTTTTGTAACAAAATGAGAGATGTCAACAAAATAATTTGGATATGCTAATCTTAATGTTTCAAATGATGAGGCAGATACAAGTACAACATTTTTGTCAGAATTTTGTTCAATCTGATCGTAAGCTTTTGTAGCATATTCAAGATTTTTAAATGGTCTAACTTGTACGGTCTTTTTGTTATAATCAAGCAACAATATATAATATAAATTCTTATTTTTCTGATTGAATTTTTTACTTGCATAATCAATAGATACATTTAATCCGCTTAATGTAGATATTATGTTATTTTTATTATCAAGATAATTAATTTCTTTGATTAATTCATCCATCCAATCAGAAGTATTAGGGCATACTGGCATTTTTTCTTCAATAGCAAATATAGATGATACCAATTCAAAAAATCTAAGGATATCATAATCACCTTGACTAGATTTAAGATTACTGTTTGTATATATACCCATCATTTCTACAGCAGTTGCCCACATATGTTGCAATTTTGTGCGGAATTGGACTTCTATAAACATATTTTTATTATAAGTATCTTTTTTGTCACTATAGAATTGATATACCATATGATAAGATCTATATCCTGATTGTTTTGGGTTAGCAATATAATCATATTCACGTTTAAGTATATGCCTTATTCGAGAGTTTTTATACTTGTCAACCGCTTCATATACTTGCTCTATAGTATCTACGATTACACGACAACCACCTAAATCTTGCATTTTATATAATTGCATTTCGGGAAATCTTTGAATCTTGCCGGTTATAGATTCTAAACGTTTTAATCTTTGAACAACTATAGCATTAGGATTCTTCTTTCTAAGGTTGCTACATATAATTTGTAAAGGATATGCGTGTGCAGCTCTCCAATTGTTTAATATGACTAGTGCTTTTTTACGTTCTTCAGACGTTGAAAATGGATCAGCTATTATTTTTCCTGCTTTATTAATCTGATTGCCTGAATATTTAGGTACTTCCCATTTTTCTTTATTGTTACTTAACATAAATTCCTCCTCAATACTTTTGATAATGGTATCTAAGTCAAGTATATCACTTTTTACAATAGTTTTCATGATAAAATCATTCCTTTCTTTATTTTAATTATTATGACGTTTATAATTATTTATTCTCGTTATTGTTCATGAGTTTTATTTAATATTGTGCATTGTTATCTTTTTGTATAAAGGTTAAGTAATTAATATTATTTTTCACCTGTTTTTTATGGTAATTATGGGGGGTTATTGAAATTTATGTGTAGTTTTATCATAGCCCCCTCTGCATTGTCTAAAATGTAAAATTTTTAATTGGAAAAGTGATATCGGTAAAATTACTTATTTATATAAAAGAAACGAGATTTTAGTATTGGATTTTGTGGTACAGGATTTTTGATTTTGGGGTTCAAAAATGGCTGAAAGTGGCTTGGTTGGTGGGTTTTGACGATATGGGGTACGATAAAGGATTTGAGGGGTAAAATTTGGAAATATGCTTGATTTTAGTGAGATTTTGAGAGTTTTAAAATTAAGTGAGTGTGTGGAACAATCAGCTATTGAAAATATAGAAAAACACTTGTTCGATTTTGGTTTTTGCTACCCCGGTCGAACACTTGTTCGATAAAACAATAGCTAATAGATATATATTGTCCATTCTTTCAGATAGAACAAATGTTCGATAAAATCAGAACTGGAATGTTAGAGTAGAACACAATCGAATATATGTTTAGATTATGTTTGACATAGCTTTAAACCATATTAATATCGTTTGTTATAGTTTTAATCTATATCTAACAATTCATATAAATATCATCCTCCACTTCAACCATAAAATTACACCTTTTTAGGTTCACATCCTCCACTTTCCACCCAAAAACCTACCTAAAAATGGGATAATTCACCACTTTAATATAAAATCAGATAAATTTTAAAAACTTTAAAAATAATACTTGACATTTTTATATAAACTCTTATAATGTAAGTATAAAGCAATACACTTTATATATCATTTACAACACTTTAAATATAAATTAAAAAAATTTAAAAAAGTACTTGACATATAAAGCATAGGACTTTATAATGTAAGCATAGTAATTGATTGCTATGCAGGAATGTTTTAAAAAGTTTAGTTCACTAAACAAAACAAAAAAGTTTAGCAACTAAACAAAATAATCAAAAAAAATAAAGAATAGGAGATGCTTATCATGAGTACAAAAACTAAAACAAATCAGGAAACAAAAAACAATTCAATTATCAATGTAACTGTAAACGGTATGACAGCCAACGAAACAATCGACAGTGTAAAGTCACGATTAGAAACTGTTGAAAAATCCGCATTTAATATTGCTTTACTTTGTGCATATGGTACGGGAATAACCATTCCGGAATATACTGATAATAAGGGCAATGTACACGGTGAAGCAACTTGCGACAAGCCTATCAAACAGACTGATTATATCAAGTTAGTTGGAAGAAGTAAAGCAACCTTAAGCCGTTGGATTAAGGCTATGAATTTAATCATTAAAAATAATCGTTTTAATGATTTTGCAACCGGTGTATATCCGTTCTCATATGATAAAATTATTGATATTTTTGAAAATACTGAAGTATTTGATGGTTATGTATTCAAGGACTTAATGGACTTATCAGCTTGTACACTTGCTACAATGGTAAAAGATTATGTAAAACCTTCTGAAGAAAAGACTGAAGAAGTTTCTGAAGAAAAGTCTGATAATACAGATAATAGCAAGGAAGAAGAAAAGGCTGAAGAAGAACCATCTGAAGAAACTGCAGTACTCACATACAATGGCAAGAATTATACAGTCAATAAGGCTGTATTTGAAAAGTGGCTTGCTGAAAACGCCACACTTGCAAAATAATCAGCTAAAACTAGGGCGGTGAAAATCCGCCCTTTTTGTAATGTCATCCGGGTATTGTTACCCGGTTTTTTAATGCTTTTATAGTTTAGTGACTAAACAAAAAATCAATAATCAAAATTGTTTAGCGACTAAACTATAAAACAATATATTTCAGAATAGGAGGTTTTGCATTATGAATATTGAAATTTGCAAGGATAACAACACATATATCTGGGGTTTCCATGTGCCACTTAATGCGTGGTATGGTCAGGATGGCGACAACAGTTGGGATTGGTGGATCTGCACAGTACACGGCAAGCCTGAAAATGATAATACACTTGAACTGCGTAGATTTAATGGTGAGTGTTGGGTAAAAGTGTGTGAGAACTCCGACACCACACAAGCAATCTGTCAGTGGGCTACGGCTCTGCGTTTATGGTGGACAAAATGCCAATGGTTCAAAGAAGAGGACAAACAAAAAAGTTTAGCGACTAAACAACTTATAAGACAAGAAAGACATATAAACAGGTTAAAAAATCTAATGAAGCACGATAGAAAACATAAGTCAGGCGGTTCAGGTATCCGTCTTGATATAGAAAACTTTCGTGCGGATAAGACGTTTACCGATTATGAATGCACGAATAATCATCATCGTTTTCATGATTTTCAAAAAAGTTACATTTAATTAAGGAGGAAAATAAAATGAAAATGTCAGAGTTTATGAAAAATTGTACTGCTTACGGTGGTAATTGGGGAGCTATGCTTTTAACTGGAATTGCGAAAGTGTTTCCAGATAAATATAAAGAGGTAGAAGAACACTACAACTCTATGAACTTCTCACACGGAGGAATTAAACCATTTGTATATCTGTGTGATTGACTCAATGAAAATGGAATTGTAGAAGATTAAGGAGGTACGACTATGCTTAACACATTAGATATGTACGGAATTTGTCATGAAATATACCGTGACTTAAAAGGCAAAAATGCCTACGCCGAAACTGATGAAAATATTCTGAATTTTATTTTCAGACTATATAATATAACTGAAATTGATTGTGAGGAAATAAAAGCATTATGGATAGAGTGGCTTACAAAAGGTACTTTGTCTATAAATACGCAAATACAAAACGCACGGAGTAGGAGGTATAACTATGCTTAATATACGAACAACAATTCATTCAGATAAAGAAGGCAACTATAAAGTCAAAGATATAATATCTCAACTTATAAAGGCAAATTTAGACATTGAATTGCCTAATAAACCACTAGAGGATATATGTCTTGCCGATTTAAAATGTGAAGGTTTACCATGCACATATTCGCATACAGAAGGTACAGTCTGGGATAATGACTTGCGTACTTATACAGAACGCAAAATAATATTATGTTTTGGGTAATTGTATAAAGGCAGACTAACAATCTGCCTTCCGTCTTACGGTGTAAGTCCGTAACCGATGAGCAGAAGCGAAACGGAAATTGAAAGGAGGTTGTTTTTATGGTAACATTGTAGATAGGTACAGTGTGCCTAAAAATAGGAAGGAGGACGCAATATGTCCGAAAAAACAATAATTCATAAAGTCCCAGAAAATGTCAGAAGGCAAAGTATAGAAACTTTAAAAGTACGTAAAGAATCATTAGAGTATCTGCGTCAAAATGGATATAAGACCATTGATGATATAATTGAAAGGCAAAATGATATTCCAACGGAAATTAGAGGGAATATCTATGCTTATATTATGTTTGGCATGGAGGGATAAAGGCAAATGTTTAGTGGCTAAACTGAAATCTGGTTTAGCTGCTAAACTTGACAATGTAAGCATAAAGATTTATACTGTAAGTGTAAAACTTTAAAAGGAGAGTGATAACAAATGTTTACATTTACAGATAATGAAACTTTAAAAAAAGAATTGAAATTATTTCAAGTCGCTAATAATTTTGATAATATAACGGAAATATGCAAAAAAATGGAAATTATACCACAAGCATATTATAATACATTAAAGAAACAAGGCTTATCATTTAATGATATAAAAAGAATCTGTGAGGCTATGGATACAGATTTATGTATTGAGTTTAGAAAGAGAAATTCAGATAATGCTCAGAACATAGAAAAAGCAAAACTTGAAGCTCAAATAGCAGAACTTCAGGCAAAGAAAAAACAGCTACAAGGCAAATAAGGAGGACACAATGGAAACAAAAAATACAACAATAGGTTACTTAGTCGGAAAAGAAGTCTTCTCTCCAGGAGAGGGCGACAATCCGAACTTTTTTAATTTTCCGCAGAAATTTTTCACAACGGAAAAAGAGGCACTTGATGCCTTTGAAAAAGAAAAACGGGATAACTACCATTACGATTCAACAGGTAGTTATCAAAAAGCCTATATTTGCTCGGTTATGAGCAATGGTTCATATGACAAGAAGGAAAATTAATAGAGAGAATTTAATTGTTTGTATTTAAGGAGGTATTATCATGGAAGAGAAAAAATTAACAAAAAATGATTTGGTTCACGCTATAGTGGCGATATCTGACTCCATTATGGAGAATTTGGATATCATTATGGACGATGGATTTCCTGAGTCTGTTGGCTTTATGGTGTGGGCTATACCAACAAGCTTTTCGCTTGAAATTGTTGAAAAATACAAAGAACAGGAGGGGCTGGTCTATACCATAAGAGAGGAGGAATGTACACTAGATGCTGTTGTAGAGGTTGACTCCCCACAAAAATATTTTTCGGCGCAGGATACAATTTGCAATTTAAATTCCTGCATTATGAACATTTTGTGGGCAAAAAATGAGATGGAATTGACAAGGCAGCTAAAACGAATTCACAAGTTCTTGATAGCAATTAAGAATGAACAGAAGAAGAAGTAGGGAGGAAAGTCATGAAAAAAGAAGAATTAAACAATATTAAAAGAGTACGGTTCTGTAATTACTCAGAATACAACTCGGAAAAAAGTAGCGATGGCGGTTGTTACGGTTTTTGGACTGATTATGACCGCCTTGAAAACGGAAACTGGGAAATTTCATACGGCACAACCGCAGGTTTTGATTTTTGTCCTGTCTGCGGTAGCTTTAATGACCACTACGAAGGAGATGATTGTTGCTATGATTCTGGTTACAGTTGTGGAGAATTTGCAACCGTAACGGAAACGGAATTGTTGGAAACCATTAATAACTTCCATGAAACCGATGATGAATATATTGAATACAAATAATATATACTCGTTAAAACAAAAAAATAAATTAAGTACTCTAAAAGGGTACTATTTTACATAAAAAAAATAAAAAGGAGATTTAAAAACTATGGGAAATTTAGAATTAGAAAAAAAGAAAAATGAAATTATAAATGCAGCAATGGAGCTGCTTTGTAACATTACTTATGAGTATGATGTGGCAATGGATTGCTACAACGAGTTCCCAATTGGAGTGGGATTTATTCCTAAAAATGTAGATATGGATATTCCGTTGGATGTCTTTAAACGATATTCCGCAGAAAAAGATATTGAAGAAATTAAAATGGCGAAGCTTGAAAAAGACTTTGCTAGTGATAAACGTGAAGAGTATTACGATATGCTTGGGGAGATTCAAGCCATTACATCGTGGATACAAGAACTCACGAAAATAGAGACGGAAAAAGAAATTGAAAACGTAGCAAAAGAATTATGTAAAATGTGTTACGAAATCAAAAACGTGTAGAAAGGAGGTATGAATAATGGAATTTAATTTTGATACAATTTTAGTCCACGGAGGGACGTTTCATGCAGACGACGTAATGAGCGTTGCTCTGTGTGAAATTCTTAACCCTTGTATTAAGGTAAAAAGAGAGTTCTGTGTGCCAGATAAACTCCCGGAAACTACTTTAGTTGCGGACATAGGAGGTGGAAAATACGACCATCACCAGGTAGACGCAAAAATAAGAGAAGACGGACTCAAAAGAGCTGCCTGTGGGTTGATATTTGAAGACTACGGACACCTTCTTTTTTCAAAGAACGGGTATGAAATCTTTGAGAAGAATTATATAATTCCAATCGAAGATATAGATAATGGAGTAGGTGGAGGAAATCCACTGTCTTCTTTTATATCAAGTTTAAACCCGTTCTGGGATTCTGCTGACCCAGAAACGGAAACAAAAGAAGGTTTTAGGAAAGCGGTAGATTTCTGTAAAGAAATTATTTCCCGAAATATAGCTAGAGACTTAGCTATGGGCAAGGCAAGAACAGAAGTCGAAGAAGCCTTAAAAGGAGTGACCGATAATGGTCTTATAATCCTTAAAAAATACATTCCACCCATTATGTTTGTGGGCACAGAAGCAAAACTTTTGGTAATGCCATCAAACAGAGGCGGTTGGAATATCCTTACTATAAAAGTAGATAAGGATAGTTTCAAAGACATCATATGTTTGCCTGAAGAATGGTTAGAAAATAAACCAGAAGGTTGTACTTTTGTACATACTGCACGGTTTATTGCGGCTTTTAACACAAAAGGAGCTGCAATCACAGCAGCAAAAACTGTTTTAAACCAAACACAATAGCACCCAACGCAAAGGGTGCTATTTTTATACTTGACAAATACAACAAATTTGATGTATTATAGGTGTATAAACAAAGGAGGAAATAAAAAATATGACACGAACCTTTATTGAAACACCAATTTTTACTGCTAAATGGCAGGACTTAGGATTAACCGACAATAATTTAAAAGATTTGCAAAAAATTTTATTGGAAAATCCTAAGCTTGGAGATACTATTTCTCATACAGGTGGATTAAGAAAAATCCGTATCCCAATGGAGAATAAAGGAAAAGGGAAAAGAGGTGGTGCAAGAGTAATCTATATAGACGTTGATATAAAAGAAACTATATATTTTGTCAATGTCTACTCAAAAGATGAAAAGGCAGACTTAACACCTGATGAAAAGAAAGCTCTAAGGGCAGTAGTAAAAATTTTAAAGGAGGAATAATCATGAGCAAATTTTTTGATGATACAATGCAGGGGTTATTAGAAGCTGTTGCAATCGACCAAAAACAAATTGCAGTTCGGGAAGTAAGTGGTTTACCAGCCACTACTTTTCGTGCAGAGGATATAGAGAACAGCTTAATTGATAATGTTGTTAAATTACGGAAAGAGTCTAATATTTCTCAAAAGGAATTAGCCGATTTAACGGAAAGCAAACAGCAAAGTATCTCACGGTTTGAAAAGAAAACACATAGTCCATCATTAGTTTTATTTGTGAAAATTATTGATGCACTTGGTTATAAAATGGAACTTGTAAAAAAATAATCTCATAAAGTGTCATATTTATATAGCATCTAATGGAAATGAAAATCTGTTAGGTGCTATTTTTATACCCAAAATTAAGGAGGTAAACGCAAAATGAAACGCAAAATAATCTATATACTCATCACTTTAGCACTCATATTGAGTGCTTTTTTAATAGGCAAAAATATGCCTAGCAAATACAATTATTTAAATCTCAATCAGGTAACAGAAACGGAAATCGACAACAACACTGCAACAATCTACACGTCAACAGGTGATTGCTACGAATTTGCGATAACAAAATAAAGAAGGGAGAATATAATCATGTCAGAAAAACACAAACAAATTCATACTGCCTACTGCGACTATCAGATTGCAAAGGCAAGTAAAGCATCAAGGGTTTACTCTGTAAAGGCAGAAAAAAGTAACAAAGGCATCAAGACAACCGGTTTGTCAAAAGCGATGCTGGCAAAACAGTTGTCAATGCTGATTTAGAAGGGAGAATAAATTATGAGCAGAGAAATGTATAATTACAAACGGAAAGCAATAAAAGTTGCAAAGGATTTCAGATATGGAGATATTGTTGTAAATGCAATCAATAATGCAAAAACAATATCTGAAATCTCACGGATAATGCGTGACGCAAGACTGTCAATGGAGGTATAAAGGAAAATGGAGCAGTTTAATTTTCGCATCATTAAAACAGCAAACGGAGCTGAGGTGATAGACAGCACTCTATCAACTCCATACAACTCATTAACACCCATGCAAATGTTGGACTACATAAATGTAGAGAACAGCTTGTATTTTGCAGAAAGGCGGAAACGTAGCAGGATTAAAAGAGAAACTATATTAGATAGAATAAGAAGTTTCTTAGGAGGAAAAAGAGGTGAAATATAATGAAATATATTACATATGAAGAACCCCTTAAAGGGAAACGCTTCACAGAAAAGGGAATGCGTAAAATTTATAGAAACTTAGCGGATAAGACAGAATACCCAGACTTTGAGTGTTGGAAAACAGATATGCTCCGAAGTGGAGTATTTGAAGAAGTTTAGCGATTAAACGGCAAGCGAAAGCAAGCCGTTATTTTTATACAAAAAATTAAAACAAGAAAGGTCAAAAAAGGTAAAAATTATGTGCAAAATTAATGGAAAGAAATTAGGAGAATTACGGACAAAGGCAGGTGTGTCACAGAAAGAATTAGCACGGGAAATCGGTGTTTCTCCACAGTCTATTTCGCATTATGAAAATGGAATTACCAACCCAGAAGATATTAACGTAGAAAAAATATGCATGATTCTTAAAATTAAGAAAGAAGATATTGAAATACACGATGTTGGATATAGCTTTGTAGATCAGGAGAGTAAAACGGTACATAGAGCTAGATTACAGAAGGGATTTGTTCGTATCTCAACACCAGAACAGACAGAAATCTGGATTGTGAATAGATGTAAGAAAAATAATAATGAGGTTAAAAGCGAAATTAAAAGTGCTTTTAAGAGTGCATTTGGAATCGGACAGAAGCGTTATATCTTAATTGAACCTACATTTGTTCATGTACCTGAATGGCAGAGAGATACAGACATGGCAAAGGCAATTGAAATTGCAGAAAATTTTAATGAGGATAAATTTGATCCAATTAAGGCATATGTAACACCAAACGGAATGCTTCACATTGCAGATGGTTTACATAGAATTGTCGCTCTTATTATGTATAATGAACAGATGCGAAATCAGGGGAAGGCAGAAGAACAGATAAAGGCACTTGTAGAAATTTTAAATTGCGATGAATATAATGCAGCCTTAACTTTCTTAGGTCAGCAGTCGGGCAGAAAACCTATGACCGTAAGTGATACATATAGAGCAGGAATTAAGGCAAATGTAAAAGAATATGTTGAGTTTAAGAGTCTTTTTGAAAGCGAAAATATTCAGATTACAGCAGATAAAGAACGTTTATCTAATCCAGTTGGCAAGATTACACCATCTGCAACGGCACTTAGATGGGTTATGAGAGACAGAAAGATGTTATTAAAGGCAATAGATCTGATTAAGAAGCTTGAATGGTGCGGATCTGATAAGAATGCATTCGTACTTAGAAACTTTTCAACGATTAAGAAACTGTATGCAAATTACGGAGACGAAGTAGAATCAAAGCTTCTTACAAATTGTAAAGGAGCTACTTTCTATGAAAGTAAAGTCGTTCCGATTAAGAGTAATGCAGAATTATATGACATGCTTTCTTCAGAAATCAGTATGCAATAGAGAATAAAATATAGAAAGTGAGTGATTAGAATGAAACATCGGTAAAAGCGAAACGAAGATGTGCTACCAGACTATACGGGCAAACACATTATAATAAGGAAAGGATTGATGAATATGGCATACAAAAAGACAAAGCAGTTAAGAGAATTTGAACCCATTTTATATAGAAATGGTTATAGATTTGCACGGTGTAAGGGAAGTCATTTCACTTATATGAACAGGACTTCTCATAAAATTATCACTGTAAATAAGGATTTAAATAGAATGGTTCGTGAAAGACTTATAAAAGAGAATAACTTGATGGAGGTGTAACGAAAATGAAATGGAAAGAGATTTTACGGAAAGACAAATATGCATTACTGCAAAGCGAAAGTGATACACAGTATGTAGTTGTAAGTGGCTACGATCCAACGCAGCCTGAAGATCAACAGTGGTCACATGGAACTTATTTTACTTATTTCCATAATAACTTTAAGAAGATGTTATATCTTCAATCAGCTTATGATTGTTTCATGGGTAAGGTAAATGCGGATTATATTCCACGTTGCAGGTTATCGGAACTTGCGACACTTTTAAAAGACGGTTTAATCTCTGATGACAGAGAAAGTGCAATGGAATACTTTAATGAAGTTTGTGAGATGACAGATGAAGAGAAAGAATGGTTTGGAATTGAAGAAGACAGTCCGATAGCGAATACTAAGTTTGAAAATCCTATGTACAACAAGGGTTATGATGATGGATTCGCTGATGGTGCAAATAGTATAGAGGAGGATGAATAATATGGATAATATGCAATTTGCGAGATATTCTTGTGATACAAAAGAAATCTTGTCTAAGACAGACCGTGAAGGTCTTGAAAATCTTGTACGTAATGCAGTAGCTTATGCACAAAGTAACAATAATAGCAAGGCAAATTGGATTGCAAGGGAATTATTTGTAGATGTAATTCCAGAAGATTTGATTGCTGAAATATTTGATGTAGAGTAAATGGATATTTCACAAGGAAGGAGTAGTAATCATGAACAGATATATTGTAGCAATTCACAGGACAGATGACGAGGAACCATTGTTGTTTTTAGTTTTTGCGGATGATACAAGAGAATATGTAAACCAGGTAATAATTGATGCACAAAAGGAATTCCATTTTTTAGATTGCTGTGATCTTATGGACTATGTATGCGATACCTATGATTTTAAATGGGAAGATTTTTCATATGATATTAGTTTTGATATGAATTTGTGATCAGCATTGCAGAAAAAATAAAAAGAAACACATAAAAGCGTATTTTCTATGCTTGGAGGTATTTGTATGAAAACATATTTTGATAAAAAGACAGATGAGATAAAAAGTTATTGGTATAAGAGATGTGAAAAACTTCTTAAAAAGTGTGAGAAGTTAGAAAGTGAAGCAGACAAACTTAATGAAAAGGCAGAAGTGCATCTTTCTAATGGCAATGAATTAGAATGGGAAGAAGCCCTAAAAGAAGCCATTGAAAAAAAGAACTATGCTTTAGGCATAAAAGAAGCATTAAAAGAACTTGGATTCTTTTTAGAGTAAATGCGTGTTTCATTAGAAAAAACGGAGGTAACGGATATGAGAAAAATTACGGTAACAGAAGACAATTTTGAAAAAGTCTTAGAAAAATTACGGAAAATGTGCGATAAATACAAAATGCTTGAATTCTACAGAGCTTTATCGGAAGATCTTACAGAAGTAAAATGTAAGACTAATTCAATGGGATTACGAAGTGAGCTTGATAAAGAATGGAGAGACAAGAATGGAGAATATAAGTACAAGGTAAAAAAGAAATTCTTTATGTATAGCAAGTATGTCTGTGTTACAAAACATCCTTTTAGAAGAGATTATGAAACTGATAAGGAATCATATAATGCAAAATATATGTATCCTAAAATGAAGAGTTTGATTCACCTTGATTTATCAGCTTCGTGTGCTTTAGTAATTAGTGAAGGAGATAAGGTGCAGTTTTTTCCTTTTGGTGGTTTCATTATATGGACAGATGATGATTATACGAGATTTGATAATCCACTTACGATATATAAGCACATTTATATTCCAGATTTTATAAAAGGTAAGATTAAAAATCTTGAACAGGAAAAGGAAACAAGAGAAAAGGAATGGAAATGGGAAGAGGAAGAAGATGCTGCATGGTGGGATGAACAATATGAAAAAGATATGGAACGTGAAATGAACGAATATATGTAAGAATAGAAGTAGTATTTGAAATTCGCATTTCATTAGAAAGGATGGTAGATATTATGAGATTAGCAGTAACATGGGAAATGGCAGGATATGTAGATGTAGAAGCTAATGCACTAGAAGATGCAATGGAAAAATTCAAGAAAGAAAGTGATTATATTAAGCTTCCAAATGGAGATTATGTAGATGGAAGTTTCAGATTGTCAACAGAAGATGTTGATGAAATGGAAGCTATTGTAGATTTTTAATGAAACTAAGATTTCTTGGGAAGGAGTGAATCGAAATGGCTAAAAATAAACCACGGTGGAAAGACTTGCCGTTTTATGAACGCTTTGCAAAACAGTTAAAACAGCATGGTGTTTCAGATGAAATGTGTGAGCATATTAGAGAAAGAGGAAAGAAAAAGGAAGAACAGAATAAAAAGTAATCGCAAAGGCAGTTAGGAGAATAAATACCTAGCTGCCTATTTTATTAAAAGAAAGTGAGGTACGATTATGAACGAATATTTAGAACAGGCAAAGAATTTCTTAAATAAGGCAAATGCAAAGTGTGAAATTGTGTATGGTGGTATTTCACGGAATGAGAACTGGAAAGAGAAAGAAAAAAGAAATTGGTATGATGTAACAATCACAACGCCAAGAGGCAAAATGAGTTATGTATTTTGGGATAGCATAAATAATACAGAAATTTCCCAGATGACTTTAGAAGAATATGTTGAAAAGAAATTAAAATGTAGATATTCAGATTTTCCATACAATGAGCAAAAGAAAACAGAGCTAGAATTGAAGAAGTTAAAAGCCGAAGCAGTTCCAAGTGAGTATGATGTATTGGCTTGTTTAGAGAAATATGATGTAGGCACATTTGAAGATTTTTGTTCAGAGTTTGGATATGACGAGGACAGTAGAACAGCAGAGAGAATTTATATTGCAGTAATCAAAGAATATAAAGACTTGACAAGAATTTTCACAGCAGAACAGATGGAAGAATTAAGCAAAATTCAGTAGGAGGTATGATTATGAGTTATTTATTCTTATTTAGAGAAAAGGATTCGGATGATAGAGATTGTTGTGCATACATTGATTCAAAGAATCCACGATTTGAATGTAATCACTATTTTGGAAGTGTCAACTTAAACGGAGCTTGTTATAGTGGGCATGAATTTCCTGCTTATGAAGATATTGAAACGGTATTAACTAGGGCAGAATACAACGAATTGGTTCAGTTCAACAAAGCAATTAATGATTTAGGATATGGAATTACAAAGGGAGATGAACGCTATAATAAGGGAATTGCATTAGCAAAATCAGTACAACATATCTATAATAAGCTCAAATCTGAAGAAGCAAAAGAATTTCAGCAGAAAATCATTGAAAGCGAAATCGAATATATGGAGGATAAATATTCATTAAATGATGCAGATATTGAGAAGATATTTGATGAATATCATCTGGATTACAGAGACAGAGGAATTATTGGCAGTGTGTTCCAAGACAGCTCAGACTTAGGATACGAAGAAGCATGGAGTCTTGGATATATTAAGAATGGAGATTCTATTGCAGACAGATATTTCAATTATGAAAAGTTTGGAGAGGATTTAGTCAATGAGGATGAAGATTATCTCGAACTTGATGATGGACGAGTTGTAAGTCTGAATTATTAGAAGGGAGTGAAGAATATGACAATTACATATGATTTAGATTTAAACAGTTTTAACGCATGGAGTGGTGCGGTAGATACACTTGACAGAATACAGAGAGAAGGCAAATGCGAAGAGTTAGAAAATATTCTGGAAGATTTATATCCTGATGGAATGACAGAAACGCAGCTCAATGATTTGTTATGGTTCGATTCTGAACAGGTGTATGAATGGCTTGGAATTAGAAGTGAAGAACAAATTAGAAAAGAAATCAAGGAGGCAGAAGATGAACTTGCTGATATACAAAGCGATTTAGAGGATGAACTTGATGATGAAGATCTGACAACAGAAGAGAGGGCAGAAATTATTGACAGTTATCAGCCAGACATTGACGAAATCAAAGAGAAAATTGCAGACTTGAATGAAGAATTAGAGAATATTTAATCAAAGGAAATTGTAATTTACAGTGAAATTTTAGAAAAGGTAAAAGGTGATAAGTATGAAAAAAATTATTAATGGAAAAATGTATAATACAGAAACAGCAAAAGAGGTCGTAACATGGAGTAATTCATATAATTTTGGTGATTTTAATTATTGTGAAGAAACACTTTACAAAAAGAAAACAGGTGAATATTTTCTATACGGAATGGGTGGAGCGTTGAGTAAATACGCAAGATCGTGTGGAAGCAATGAAAGTAGTGGCGGTAGTGAGTTTATTCCATTAAGTGAAAATGAAGCAAAAGACTGGATGGAACGTTATGCAGATGCAGAAGATTATATTGCAGAATTTGGTGAAGTAGAAGAGTAATACAGGGAATAAATAAAGGCAGATGCAAATAATTGTGTCTGCCTTTTGTAATGGAAGGAGTGAATGAAATGGAATATAACGAGCAGAACTGGAAAGAGTTATTAGAAGCACTACATTTTACAGAATGTAGAAATGAAGCCTTTGGCGGAATGATGATCTGTGATGATAACGGGATTCCAGTATGGGATTATGATAATGATGAACGTAAAAAGAATTTGTTTATGTTTCTCAGCGGTGCTTTATATATGAAACAGCATTTAGGATTTTATTAGGAGGTAAGTAAAATGATTGAGTTAAAAGATTTATTAGAAGAAAATGAAATACTTGTGACATTTCATCTTTGTAATGAATATTGGTCACGGAATGCAATCACAGTAAAAGGAAGTGATGATATTTCTGGGGCATTAGAAATGACATTACATAGAATACTTGAAGCTGGTGGAACAGAAAATGATGTAAAGCGAATTATGGGTGCTGAAATTCCAACAGAAGATGAGTTGAAAGGACTTGAAGAGTTTGATGAATTTAGCTGGATAGACTTAGGTTATGTATTACCTGGTTTGATTGATTTATGGGAAGAAAGCGAGGTTGATTGATATGACAATGGAAATATTAAAAACCAGAATAGATGAAATATTAAAGAAAATGTGTGGTGTAAATGAAGATGGTGGCATTGAAATTTATACTGACTATAGAGAAAGAGAACTTTCTGATAGTTTTTTAAAAGAGATATTTGAGCATGATAATCCAAGGGAGGCATTTAATGATGAATTAGCTGGTTGGGCTATGGATTATGCGATGGAGTACGGAGAAGATGAACTTGAAAAGGATATTCGTAAAGAACTGACAGATGAAGAAGAAGAGTATTTTACAGATAATTTTGATGAGATATGGGAATATGTAAAAGAAAATACATATTTTTATTACAACGCAGAGGATTTTAATAATGAAGTAAAAGTAAATATTATGGTGGATTGTGGTAATTGGAATTACGATTGTGTTTGTGATAACGTGCTGAATTGGTATGGAAATTCAGGAGATGGAAGCATTGATAAAGAGTCATCTATGCTATGGTTAGCAAAAACACAAGGTAAAGCAACCGTATTAAGAAAAGCTTGTAAACAAGTACATAGGAATGACGGATATTATGTAGATAGAGATAAGAATAAAGACAAATTTATTGAAAGCTGCATACAGGAATTTGAAAATCTCCCATCACATATGGCAACTGTAACATTTCTTGTAAAAATGTCGTTATTTGATTTATTTGACTTAATCGAATTACAGAACAAAGAGTATGACGAAAAGGGAAAATATGATCCACGAAAGAATGAAAATTCAAAATCTTACATGGTTCTTGGAAAGGAAACTATGTGCGGATTATATGATCCTTGGTCTGGCGGTGGTTCTGTATTAGAAATAGAGTTGGATAAAGATGTAAAACTACCTATTAAATACGCAGTCTTTTGTGTCGAGGGATGTAAAACGCATGGATATGACATTGATGAAGTTTATGGATTGATTGGTAGCTGTTGGAAAGAAACAATAAAGGAAATAAAAGAGGTTGCTTAAACCAAAGGAAAGAACTGTTTGATTAGAAATGGAGGTAGCGTAATATGACATATTATGAAACAAAAATAGGAAAGATTATTGAAGAAGAATTTGATTCACGAATGGGAAATGCAGTTATTTCCTATATTATGGATAAAGGGATGAGCAATGTAAAAGAGATTACTGATGAACAGATTAAGAAACTCGAAGGCAACGGATTAATGACTCAAGAATTAGTTAGATGTGCAAGACGGATATGCATTGAATGTGAATGGGCAGAGTTGATTGAGTTCATTCGATTACATCTATGGTGTACTCCCAACAGTACATGATGTGTATTTGTACAAAGAAGACTTTACAGATGAGTCATTTGCAGAGCTGCTTGACAATCTGGATCTTGATGAAAGCGAAGTCGGTGAAGAGATTAAGTTGTTTGTTGTTGTTGACAGTGATTGTTTAAAGGAGTGATTGAATATGTTAAATCAGAATTGGTTTCAGGATAAAAGGTTTGTAATGTTTGAGGACTTTGCGGAAAGTCAGAGTTTCTTTGACACAGAGACTAAAAATATTTATGTTGTATCAGAAGAATATGGACAGAAGGGAAGTAATATTATTCAAGAAATTACACCTGAGTCATTTGAGTACACGCCTAACTATAATAGATATAAAAAGTTTGTAGGTATTAAGGAAAAATATAGAGTAACTTATACTGCACAAGTCGATCAAACGATTGAAGCAACTTCTTTAGAAGAGGCAAAGAAAATAGCGAAGAATGGAACTGGTGAATATGAAAATCAAGCTTTTGAAAGTATTTATTTATCAGAAGTCGCTTTTATAACAGATAAAGACGGAAACGAAGTATAAAGGAGAGTGATTCATATAATGACAAGAGAAAGATTTGCAGAGACAAACTGGAAAATGAGTTATGAGGAATATCAGAAATGCGATTGTACTGAATGTAAAAAAGAAGAATGTCCACACAGAGGAGCGTATAGAAGAGTGCCTGAGATTGATGGTGGACTTGGTTTGTGTCCTAATCTGAAGGGAGAGTGATTAGCATGAGTAAATTATATTTATTATGTGAATTAAATGATGAGGATTATGCATATGCGGAACATAAATTCTTCAAAACTTACGAAGAAGCAAAACAAGCAGCTATTAAGTCATGTAAAGATTGGAAAAGTAATTGTGATATAGAAATTGAAGATGAAGGTTTTAGAATAACTGCAAGATACGAAGATTCATTCTATGTAACAGAAATTAAACAGATTTGTCCTGAATGCGGAACTCATCTTCTTATATGGCATCATGGATATGAAGGTGTTGATTTTGAAGTTAGGTATCAAGGCACATATGAAGAATGTGAAAGAACAATGAAAAAGGAAATTCAAGAACTGGTTGATAATTATGAATTAATAGATGAAGACATTTGCATCAACACAATTGATACAGGTAATGAATGGGAAGTATTTGATATTGTAGAAATTGGAGAGTGATTAAATGGAAACAATGTTACTAAAAGATACCCCTGAAATGCAGGTGATATTAAATAAAGGAATTTTAGAAAAGCGTTTTAGTGTAACAGTTATCAATAAAAAGACACGGAAACAGAGAACATATAAAAATAGAAGGTTGATAATTGACTTAATTGCTAGATGTATAAAGGAGAGTGATTAGAATGTACAGAGTATATCAATTAACGGATGAAGAGAAAGATAAAATTGTGCGATGTCGTTGGGATGGAGATACACATTACTATGATGTATTTGAATCACAAGAAGAGTGCGATGAAGAACAGAAAAGACTAGATAAAATTGAAGCAGAATATAAAAAACAGAAAGCTGATTATTTAAAAAATTGTAAGGGAGAGTGATTGAAATGTTCAAATATATTATCAGTTATGATGGCGGTCAGTTAAGAGACAGCTCCGATTTTGAGTGGGGATTATTTGATTCCTATGGTGAAGCTGAAGAAGAAGCCAATAACGCAAAAGAAGAATACATGAGAGATTGGGACATTGAAGGCAGTGAATATGATCCTGATGATTTCTGTATTGAGATTGAGGAGGTATGATTTTATGGTAGATCAGTGGACAGGAGAATGGACAGAAGAAAAAGATTATAGTAAATATCCAAAAGAGAAATGGTGCGATTGTGATTACATGGCTGCATGGATCAGAGAACAGAAATACGAACCAGAAACATCAATGAAAAATTTAATAGAAATGATTTTTGGTTATTACTTTGAAAATGATGGCGTAAAAGAAAGAGGATATTTTGTAATTAAGGATGAAAGAAAATATCCTGATAATCTTATGATATTTGTTCCAGATGTAGCAGAATATGTATCTGCAAGTGGTGGATTAAGCGAATTTGATTATGAAGCATAGATTGGAGTGATGGAAATGAAAATAAAGTGTCCTAATTGCGGAAAAGAATTTGATTTGTATAGATTAAAACATGATGAAAATAACCTCGAAGGATTTTATACATATCATTCTGAATGTCGAGCTAGTTTTGACATTGATTTTGATATGAACAAGACATTTATAACAGATATTCCTAAAATGGCAGATTTTAAAATCCTTACAAAAGAAGAATTTTTGGAAAGTTACAGTTATTTAACAGAGGACGAATATGATGCAACCGCATTATATATGGACTGGTTAAACGCAGATGACGAAGAACCTTAGAACATAAGAAATAGCAATTTCAAAGGAGTTGGTTCGATGAAAATTAGAGTAATTGATTGTGATGCGATCGTAGGTTTTGTTGATTACGGAACTATTGATAGTGAAAAGAATGGTGGTTGGTCAACAAAAATGCGGTGTAGAAAATGTGGTGCAGCATGGCTTGCTGAAAATCATGCAAGTGGAATTGATAGTTGTCCTAAATGCGGAGCAACAGGTAAAAAATATGTTATCCCAGTAGAATAGAAAGGATAGTTGGTCTTATGAGATTACATCTATTTTGGCTTGATAAGAATTGGAAGAAACGTGGTGATTGTGCCAACAATTATAACCTCATTGTTGATATGGAAAATAAAACATATAAGGTATATACAAATGCTTTTTATGGGTATTATCATCCAGAAGATATTGAGGTTAAAAAGAAATTAGATATTGAAGATTACATAGAGTATTTAAAGAGAAATGGATTTACAGAAATGGAGTGATAAATTATGACAGTAAGAGAATTAAATAGAAATCAGTTACACGAACTGAAACAGGCATATTATTCAGAACTTGTAAATGAAGGTACTTTTGCAGAAGTGATGGGAGTTAATATCAATGAGCCGTCATATGAAATGATTGCAAGTATTGATGAATATGTTAGTGATGAATTTATTTATGAACACTATGATGGATATAGTTTCACAGAAGATGATTTCTTCTGTGGTGCAGAAAGGAGTGCTTAATATGTTGGATTTTACGAAAATTACATTCAATGAGTTAGATGACACAGACAAACCATTACAGTCATTTTACAATTATGATTTAAAGGAAAGTGAAATTGAAGACTTTCTGGAAGAATATGCAACTATCGAAGAAGTTCCAGAGGGTGTATCTGTTCAGAAAGTAGAATTATGTTTAACGATTTATGCACAGCATGATTTCAAATTAGAAGCTTGTTGTACAGATACAAATAACGAACAGTATTGGGTTGAAATCAGTAAACAGTTTATAAATGCAGATGATTTTATTCAGATGATTCCCGATTATGGAAAGATAAAATTATAAGAAAGGAAGTATATGATATGCATATCCCAACAATAGAAGAGAATTATGAATACAGAATGAAAAATATTATGAAGAAATTTGTCAAGGATTACGGACTTGAAAGTATTGATGATCCTGAAATATTACAAGATACATTGTGGTATGACTATGCAGAAAAATTTGCTCATGCAGTTTTACAAGATATGACTGATTTTTCAGGCGATGAATTATTTGAGATTGGAGAGTGATGATAATGGAAATTAAAAGTGTTGTAAATAATGGAGTGCAGATTCCGAACGAATGTACTTGTATCTGGTGTGGATCAAAAATGCAGCGTGGTGGTGCTAATAGGATGGGTGCAGGAGTTAATAGTTTTGCTTTATGGTGCGATAATTGCGGAGCTGTAGTTGTACATGCTTGTGATTTTGGAAAGAAAATTACTGGTTATGAAGTGAAATGGGATGTGAAATAGGCAAGTAAACAAGAGTTTCTTTGGAAGAATGGAGGATATAATATGCGATTACCACAAGAATTATTTGCAGAATCCTTATGGTTGGAATGGGATAATCATTATGGAATTATCCATAAAGAAAAATTACCACATCTTCTCAGACAATACAATCTTAAATTAAAAAAGGAAAAGACTTTGGATGATATGCAACTAGCTTTCGGTCGAGGTCTTAAAGATACGTTCGGTAATACGGCAAAACAAATAGAGCAAATTGCTAAAGAAATTGACAAAATCTGTATTATTGCCAATTGGGAAGATGCGGTTGCAAAGTATAAAATTTGATGAAATGAGGATTTACTGTGAAGAATGGAGGCTATATGATGAAACGTGATTTAGTAGATGAATTGTATAAAATAGCATATAAGCGATATAGAGAAAAATATCCAAATAAAGATTTCGCATCTATTCCCAATTTTTTAGATTCGCTTTGGTTTAGTATTGAAGGTGAACTTAATAGAAATGGATACGATGCTGCAAGAAAATATGTAGAAGAAGCAGACTTAATTGTATTAAGGTGAATAGTAAGAATGGAGGTAGACATGGAAAAAATTGATAATAATATTCAATTAGCTTTCTTAGGTTGTATGAAAGCTGGATTAGAAGCATTAATTCATGGACTTGAAGTAGTAGCAGAGAATAATAACGGGCAAGTATCATTTGAGTTTGTTAAAATGGTTTCTGCTAGTACGATAGCTGATGTAGAATTAAAATTATCTAGTATAGAGAACGGGAAAGGTCTTATAGATGCTTTAAATAATAAAAGCAAATGAAAGATAATTTACAATGCTCAGGATTTGTTATAAAGGAGAGATGTATTATGGTAAGAATTAAAGATGGAAATTATATAGCAATATTCCACGATAGAATGATTGAAGTAAAAGCAGATTCAAAAAAAGATGCTTATAATAAAGCAAAAAGATATTTTGAATCAAGAGAACATAGAGAATTATTTGATGGCGAACTAAAAGTGTGTCAGATACCATCTATGATAGGTGTTCTGGATGAGTGAAATAAATAGAAAAATATTTATTGGAAAGTAAGGTGGCTACATGAATATTGTATTAGAAATGGAAAATTGGATTGTTAATGATGAGTATTTTATCACACAAGGACTAAACGGATATGAAGTGTATGATTGTGGCGATGATACAAAAGAAGCAAAAGACTTATATACGGGTACATTTGAAGAATGTTTGACTTGGATATGGAATAGTATCTAAGTCGAATGAAAGGATGATTTCTTGTTTTAGAAATGGAGGAAATAATTATGAGCCAAACAGTATTTGATGAGAATGATTTTATAAAACGAGTACCAAAAAAGATTTTGGAACGTACAAGAGAAAATATGGAAGTGTATCATATGGATTTAGCAGATTCATTTCAGGAAGCAACAAGGGAATTAGCAAAGAAAGGTACAACTTTGTGGAAAGCATGGTATTATGATGATTTTAGAGAATATGTACCATGTATTTACTGCCCAGAATATTTGGATTTATCAAAATATCCATTAAAATACAAAGGGAAATAATTCAATGAATCGGAAATTTACTTGGAGAATATGTAAGAGGTTGGAATATTCAATCTCTTACTTTTTATGGAAAGGAATAGTGAAGACTATGTTTGATTACAAAGAATTTAAGAAGGAAATGTCTAAAAGAGGGCATGAAGTACATAAGAATGGAAAGTATCTTACAATTATTCCTAATAATAATTACGAGGGATACAGTAAAGGATTTTTGTTTGCAACGGATATCATTAAAGGTTTTGAGAATGTATTAAAGTTACTAAATATGGATCATTTTAATACTTGGATATATAGTGCAAAATTTAAAGTCATGTGATAAAATTATAGTAATGATATTCAATAGTTGGAAAACGGAGGTAATTATTATGGCACAGTTAATCGGATTTTTAATTGCAGGATATTTATGTATTTATCTTCCTTGGAAAGCGCACCAAAAGGAAGAATCTCGTAAGAGGCAAGATATGTATGATAACCTTAATAAGAAGTCTGTTGATGAAATGGAAAAGTGGAGAAAATAGTAATATAAAATAAGAAGGGTGGTTGATGATTATGTTCGGAGGACTGTTAGCGTTCTTAGGAATTTATGCAGGAAGTGCTGCAAAGGCAACTTACGACAATTATGACATGAAGAAAATTACTCGTACAGTTGATAAAGATGGAAATGTTCATTACATGGACAGGTTATGTAATGATTACATCAATGGAGAGCGAGTAAAGAGAGTTGAAACTACTGATAGAAACGGAGTTAAGTTATATTCAACTGTTGGTGTGAATAGCAGTAAAGTGTATGATACTTCTTATGGGAGGGGTACACAGCAGTTATTCGAAATGAGTGAACGTGAAAAGCAAGATGCAATTGAACGTGGTAAATTAGCTTATATGCAATATAATCCTTATTTTGGGAGATCGGTTACAACGGAGATTGCTACTGGTAGAACAATTACTTGTCTTTTTGCATGGGAACATGGAGATAAACCAATTTATAAGAAATGGTACTTCAGACCTGAATGCCAGGATAAATTCGGTTATAGAGAAACTGTTAAAGGCGATTATGGAATCGACATTACAAAAGAAGAATATTATAAGTTACAAACAGTTGGAATCAGTTATACAAATCTGCCAAGTGATCAGAAAGTATTAAACGACTTATGGGGAAGGAATTGCGTAAAATAAAAACAGAGAAGGTGATCCCTTCTCTGTTTAATTAGTCACGTAATTCGAAAAGGTACTAAACCTAATCTTCCAACACAAAAAATATAATAGCATTAAATATTAAATATGTCAATGAGGTGATTAAAATGAAAAAAAACAAATTAACAGCAGAATTTTTTGAAAATGCGATTTGCAAAAATAAAGACATGGAAACAAAAGAATATTGGAGTAATATTTTTAAGTCTAATTTGAAAACTTTTTTGGATGAAGTGGATGAGAATGACTTTAAGGAAATTAGAGATGATGTAAATTCAGATTATCTAATGGATTATAATACATATCAAAATCATTATAGTTTTATTTGCGAAGTGATTGACATAGATATGGAAGATACATATGAGCCTTACAAAAGACAAATGAATAAAATTAAAAGACTGTCTGAAGGATATTCAAATATTGTTCAAAAATTTCCAGACAATATTGATTATAATGTTGAATTTTCGAGAAGTAGCTTGTCTGTATATTTGAATACAAACGTTCCTGTTGCAGAGAATAATATTGATAGATTTATTAATATCGGAGAAACAATTAGAGGGATCAATATTACAGAAACATACTTTGAATATGAAGAAAGTGATTACAAGAATAAAACAATTGTGATTAGAATGTCTGATCACGATTTTGGTGGAAACAGAGACTACTCATATAGAATACCTTGTATCAATATTGTTTTAGAGAATAAATAGATTGGAGTGATAAGAATGAAATCAAATTGGAAAGAGTTAGATTATTATCATGCGGAGTTTTCAAAGTTAAATGACAAAAACTTTGTCGAAGAGTATTTGGGATGCAAAATTAAAAAAGAGGGTAGAGATATATTTACTATAGAACTTGCAAATGAACTTATAGAAAAAGCGAATAAGGCATATAAGGAAAAGTATGGAAAAGATGTTGATTTTAACTATGTTAAATTAGACATGACAAATATAGTTGAAGATATAGAGAATATATTAGATGATGGAGTATCGCACCCAAGACGAGAAATTGGTAAAACAAGAGTTGGAAAATATGATAAGAGAAAAAATATCTTGAGAATTTGGGAAGACGATGTTCCAGTATATGAAAACAACAACGGTAAAATATGTAAAGATGTTTGTGCATTAGCCGATAGTTTGATGTAAAAGGAGAATGTTGTTATGAATAATATTATATACAAAAATGAGGTTAAAAGAGCATATAGAGTTCTTGGGTATAGAGCAGAATCACAGAACACCATTGATATTAATGGACTATATGAAGATAATATGGTTGATGAGATAGAAAGAGATGCATTGTTGAAGTATAATAAAGAACTTGCTAAAAGATATTATTAATTAAAAGATTTAAAACGGAGAAATAATAATGCTATTATACAAAAACGTAGATATTTGTGATTTGAAGTCCATAATTGAGAATGGAATTCTGAGCATGGATGAGTGTGGAAATAATAATTGGGACGAAGGAAAACGAGCAGAAAATGATACATCGGTGGTATATTTATTTAGCCCGATTGGTAAACATAACTCATTCCCTAATTATGGTGCAGCATTGTTGGAGATTCAATGTAAAGCAAAGAAAAATAAAATTGGTAAAACAGATACGCATGTAGACGATTATATAGAATATATTACAAAAAGAGTTGAACCATCAGAAATAAAAAGAGTTATTATTCCAAAAATTTTTAAAGAATACATTTCAGTTCCTCAAAATGTTGGAATTACATGGTGTGAATTGAAGGCAGAATGTTATGGTAATAATGGATTAGAAGAATGTAGTAATAAAATTTTGGAACAGTTCTCAAAAACCGCTCCATTAATGAATTCTACGGAATTTAATTTCTTTAGAGGTACAACTGAAAAACACACGATGATTGATTTGTATAATATAGAATACATATTCTAAGTAAATAATAGTTTCGAATGGAAAATTGGAGGTTGATTATGAGTAGAGATGAAGTGAAATATTATATAGATCATATGGATGCAAATGGTTTATTAAATTTGTGCAATGATATAAATGAATGGAAATATAAATCTGGCAAACTTAAACCAGATTGTACATTAAATCATCTAGCAGAAAATTTACAGTATTGGGAATTAAGAGATTTGGAAGAACTTATTCTTAATGCAGCTCATGAAAAATTTGGGAATTTAGTTAGTTTATTGATAAAGAGTGAACCAAGTATCTATATAAAATAAGTCAATGAAACCAAGTTTTCGTTAGGAGATATGAATATGATTACATTTAAGTGTTTATATAAGTTAACAAAAGAAGAAGTAGCTGGAATTGTATTTGATATCAAAAATGGTAAATCTTATACTGTTCTAGGCTGGGAGAATTATTATGCTACAGATGCAGATATTATTAAGTATTATAATTCACTTTAAATAAAAATTACAGACTAAGAAATCTAAGTTTACTATGGAAGGATGATATTTTATGAAAAAGTCAAAAACACCAACGCTGGATAGAATGGTAGAAATTCAAGAACAGTCACAATTATGCGGAGAATTTTTGGATTGGTTTTTAGGTAAATATACCGTATTTGACAGAAAGCAAAAGAGGGAAAACCCATTTGCTGATGTTATGGGAAATGGAGATTATATTAACAAAGAAAAATTGCTTGCTGAATTTTTCGGTATTGATTTAGACGAAGCAGAAAGAGAAAAAGATATACTACTTCAAATAGAACAGAATAAACACAAAACACATCATTGTAAGTTATGTGGCAACTATATTGAAGAAGATAATCTTAGTGTATGTGACAAGTGCGCATCTGAATATCAGATATAAACCCCAATAACTTTAAGTTTACTATGGGTTTAAGAATGGAGGTAATAGTATGAAGATAACAAGAGAAATGGTAATAGAATTGAATAACGAATTAGCGGTTAAGGGTTGTCCATTCAGATATGAGTATGAGGAGGCAACAGAATATTCACGCATTCCGCAAATGGAAATTGCATTGCCAAATATGAATTGTGTTAGTAGCTACATTATTAATGTTACAAAAGACTTCCTTAAATGGCTTGACATATGGTTTAAAACAAAATATGGGATTGAATTAACCTACAACAATGATGGGAGTGTCTTATGGGCTAAAAATTTTTGTGAGTAAAAGGCAAAGAAATTTAACTTTCCTTGGATGATTGGAGGTAATGATATGACAAAAAGTCAAATAGAAAAATTTGCAGTAGATTATTCTTCTTATCCTACAGACTGTGTGGAAGAAGTATTAAAGGTTACTAATTTCGATAAAGATGTGGCGAGAGAAATTTTAGATGACAAAGAGAAAACATTAGCAATTTGGCAGAATGGAACAATAATGATTGATGGAGTAACACTTTGTTGTGGATATGATTTCGCAGAAGATGCTTTTAACAAAAAGATGAATATTGGTTATTGTCCGATTTGTGGAAGAAAAATTGTAATTAAGAAGCCAATGAATGAATGATTTATTGGGAAGATTGGGAGAGGTGGTATAAATGAAATGGAATGAGATACCTAAATTTGTAGAATATGGATTAACTAATCCTATGGACTATGGGTTTTTATCTTATGTTGATTATATAGAACGTGAGATTACAATATACGGACTTGAAATGAATCCAGATTTTCAGAGAGGGCATGTTTGGACAGAGGTTCAGCAAAGTAAATGGATTGAATTTCTGCTACAAGGTGGCAGAAGTGCAAGAGATTTTTATTTTAATTGGAGTAATAAGACAGATGAATATGTTTGTGTGGACGGGTTACAACGAACAATTGCATTGCAAAATTTTGTTCGTAATAAATTAAAAGCTTTTGGACAATTTTTTGATGAATTTGGATTTCCAGGAGCGGCTATGTGGAATCCAACGGATGAGTATAAAGTTCACATTTATATAAATCATTTAAAAACAAAAAAAGAAGTATTGCAGTGGTATGTTGATATGAATGCAGGTGGTACACCACATACAAATGAAGAAATTGAACGAGTTAAAAAAATGATTAAAGAGATTGAATGAGGTGATACAAATGAATGAAACAGAAAAGAAAATTTTAGATTATTTGGAAAATAGTTATATTGGAGCTAGAACTATGGATGATGAGTCTTGTCAGATTAGATTAGCAAGAGCAATAGCCGCATTTAAATCAGATCCAAAGGTTTCAGCATTCGCTTTGTTTACGAATAAATTTATAACAGAGTATTGTACGGAATGAGGTGAGGTGATATAGAAGTCAAGAATAATGGATAAACCAAATAAAATAAAAGCGAAACTCATTGTAGAAGTAGAAGCAGAATTCTATGATAATGAGTCCTCAGAAGAAACATTGAGATATTGTGTTGAACAGGATTTGGAAGATGCAGGATTAAATGTTATTGATGTATCTGTTATGAAATGAGGTGGTATAAATGAGGCGAATTAATAAAACGCAAAATAACTTGCAGTCAGTATGGAATAATTTGGATCTTGCTTATGAACATATGGAAAGAGCTATTGAGGATTTATTACGAATGACTGGATTGCCTGATGAATTAGAGAGAATGGTTGATCAGTATGATTTGTCGGAAATCAGTATAATAAAGCAGGAAGTTGAAAAATTGATGAAATGAGGTAATGTAGATGGAAAATAAAAAAACATTAAAATATTTAAACGATATGAAGAATAGTAAAATGCCACCATTTGATAGTCAATATGAATTTTTCTTTGCTACACTAGAAGATTATTATATTGCAAAATCAAATGGTGCAAAGATAATAAAAGAGGAGCTTATGGAATGGGATTCTGAAGCACAAAAAGAAATTGTTAATATATTGGCTGATATTATAGAATCTGATGAATTGATTGGCTTTGATAGAAATGATATTTTATCGTTAGCTGATTAAATGACGATTTCATTGAGAAGGGAGATATTAATATGACAAATTATTCAAAATTTGAAGGCAAAATTATTCGAATGAATAAGCCTTATCCAATTACAAATGATGAAGATGAAATTTTAGGATATACAGAAGTTGGTGATATGGCAGTTGTCACTTTTGCTGAACTTAAAAACAAAATTGGATATAGAAAAGTGGCAGACATTTCAGACGAATTAGGTATAGCTATTCCATTTGACACAGGGAAAGAGGAAGGATATTTTGAAACAGTTATAGTTTCTGGAAAATTTTTTGGAATTGATTCTTTAGCATTAAATTTGTCTGATATAATGGAATCTACTTTTATATTCAACAACAAGGATGATAATGGAATAGCAACTATAGATAATAGAGAAATTAATTACGAATACATTTGATAATCCAAAGAAAAATTGCTTTCAAGTAGAATGGAGGATGTAATATGAAATATAATGTACAAATGTTAGTAACAGGTACGGTAACGAAAACCGTAGAGGCTGATTCTCCTTATAAGGCAAAGGAAATTGCAAGTGAAAAGTATGGAGATCAAAGTATTACATTATGTTCAAGATGTGCCCATATTGTTGAAGGATTGTCAATATCCGAAGATCCAGATTCTTATGAAGCTGAATTGATAGAAGAAATAGATTAAATAATTGTTTTCAAATGGAAGAGGAGGAAAAATGAAAGTAGTAGATTTGATTAATAAATTAAATGAAATTGGATATGACGAAAACACAGAGCTGACTTTTAGCTGCGTAGATGGAAATTCAGGCGAATGTTATGAAGTTCCATTTGATGAAATTAGTTTTGGAGAAAATTTAACTGGTGAACCTTATCGTAATGATGTAATTGATATAGGTTTAGATGTTGATTCGGTAAAAGATTATATCCAGGCTAAGTCTGACGGATATGTGAACGATATGATCGACGAAATAAGAGAAGTTTTGAGTAAACATGATCCTTGGAAAAATTAAAAATAAATTTAATTGTTGAAGAAGTGGAAATAAACCACTTCTTTTTTGTTGCGGAAATGAGGTGAATTATGAATTGAGCAGATATAAAAATGGAAATCCCAAATATGCAAGTAGATTTATATGTATGAGGTGTATGAGTGAAAATATGTTAGCTAGAGGCATTCAAAGGCAGCGACAAAGAGAACGAAAACACGTTAAAGACCTATATTGTTTGAGATGTGGTGAAATCACAAAATGCATTGAGGTTAGATTTTGTGACTCTTATGACGAGATTTTTGAAGTCGCAAAGATTAAAAGAGAGAATTATTACATAGATGATTATGAAAGAGAGGTTGATAATTATGTGTTACAAGATAGAAGTGCAAAATAAAAACGCAGAGAAGCTTAATAAAAAATTAGATGAGTTAAATGCACCACAATTTTTAAGAGATTACTTAAATGAGTTGGAAAGCAAAAATGGAGCGTTAAATTATCTGGTAGCAATTAAAGATTTTTTACAGTGGTTAATTGAAAATAATATCATTAATAAGAAATTAATTTCTGAAATAGAAGTTTCTGATTTTAGTGATTTGCGACCACAAAATATTAGTTCATATCTTAGATATAAAGAGATGAACGGAATGTCACCAACCACAACGGAAACAAGAAAAAATATCATTAAAAGTTTTATACAGGATATTTATTCATATAGAGATTGTTTATTAAGAGAGGTTTATAGTAAGATAGAAGATTTTTACAAAATGATTAAATATAAAGGAATTCCATCTGGAAATAATTTAACAAAAAAACTTCCAACAGAAAAGCAGCTTAATGATATGGAAGAGAAAATAATGTGGAAAAAGGATATCCCAGTAAGGAATAGAAATATTACAATCTTTCGTGTATTAAGAGGAACTGGAATAAGGGAATCGGAACTTGCGGGTTTGGACTTATCAGATTTACATTTAGATGAAGAAATGCCATACATTACTATTCTCGGTAAAGGTGTGTACAGAGAAATGCAAAATAGAACTGTATATCTTAGCGGATCAGCTTTAAAGGCTTTAAACGAATGGTTAGAATACAGAAATACTTTAGATAATATTGTAGATACGGAGGCAGTTTTTATTAATAAAAATGGCACACGTACAACAGAGAGAAATATCAAACAGATATTTGAGAATTATGGAAATGGTATTACTCCACATATGATGAGACATTATTATGCCAGTATAATGAATCAGAATGGAAATCTTGCATTTGTGCAGCAACAGCTTGGACATAGTAGTGTAAATACAACAGTTAATAATTATGCAAACGGTGCAGTAGGAATGAAGGATGTATTAAACAATATGTGATATGTAAAGGACGATACAGATTAATGAGTATCGTCCTTATTATTTAATTTATAAAATTCATTTGCATAAGCTAATAATCGTTTCATTTGTGTATCATCCGAATCGAGTATTTCAATAGGAGAACAGTCAAGTTCTTTACAAATTGATTCTAAAATATCGAATTTAATAGAAGTTGATTCACCTTTGTATATTTTGTCAATCGTAGGATATGTTACCCCTATTTTTTTTGCCAATTCATAGCGTGTCATATTTTTTTCTTTTAGTTTATTTTGGATAGATAATTTCATAATTATATTCCTCCTATGTATATATAATAACATATATATTCAAAAAAATAAATATGAAAAATATTTGTAATAATGCTTGACAATATATATATTGAAGTATATACTATGAAATATCAAAGGTAGTCCATACATAAAATGTTTTTGGAGAGGAGGAAATACATATGGATTTACAAAGATATGATATTGTTTTAGCAAAAATAAAATATGAAGGAACAGGTTCTGTGCAAACAAAAGAACGTCCATATGTTATCGTGTCGAATCCGATAGGAACAAAACACGCTACGATAATTACAGTGATGCCTTTGACAAGTAAAATAAAGAAAATAAATATGCCGGTTCACGGATGTCTTGAAGCCGATGGAGAAAATGGATTGCAATTATATTCAATGGTTATGGGAGAACAAATAATTACTATTTCTAAAACAGAAGTAACAGAGAAACTTGGTACGGTCACAAGAAAAGAAGACAGGAAGATTATTGACCAGACATGTTTTAATGGATTGTTCTTTGGAACAGGATATAAATTGGAGGAGGTACTTGCGTAATGTTTGTAAGTAAAGAAGAAGCAAAAAAAATGATTGACGCTACACCTGGTAAGATATGGATAGATTCATTTAGCGGAGTTACATTTATACATGCAAAACCAAAAGAGATTTCTGTTGATGAAGGAAAAAGAATAATTAATAAAGCAAGTACAGTTGATTATTTCGATAATGATTTTTTTGGGCATTTGTGTTTAGAAATGCAAACAGAAATGATTCATAATATTAAATTTCCACTAAGTCCAATAAATAGGACTTGAAAAAATAAAATTAGAACATTTATTCGATTTTGTGTTGACAAGAATATATGTTCGGGTTTATAGTATAAAAAGAACAGAGCAAGCGATTCAAATGTGGCTGCAACCACTTTCTACTTACTCTGTTCAAAGAACACGATTACATATTAACTGAATAATATGAATCGCAATTAAATTATATTACATATTTATAATTAAGTCAATTGCGTTTCAGTATTATTTTTCCCAAACTTAACAATTAAATATGCATTTCATATGCTTTAGTCAATATTCTAAGGCTTATTAAAGTGCACCCTCAAATTAGAAAGGAGTGGTCATTTTGGACTATGTTATTAAAAATAATAACAAAGTTTACATTCGTGTAAGAAATGGAAGGACAGAAACTTGTTCGGAGAATTTAAAAGGCGTTTTTAGTGAACACAAAGCAAAGAATATATTAAATTCGTTACCCAAAACATTAAGAAGATATCATTTTTATGTAGAGGCTATACCTGATATTGCGCCAAAAGTAAAAGAAAATAAAGTTTATGAAATTCCAGAAGAGGTGAGTCGATGGATTAATAAATTTGGTACATGTGGTGAAATTTTAGCAGAAGCAAAGGCAAGAAGTGATATTTTAGTAGCGCAAATAAATAGCTCAGACGAAGAATTGATAGACATTGTACATGAGGCAGAATTAGAACCGGATTTAAATATGTATAAAGGTTATTTAATATACACAAAAATTCGGAACAATCGTAGGGAGAGACGTAAATTAAAAGACGAATTGTTAATTATATCAGATATTTTGGATGACATTAGTCCTTCGAAGTTACATAAAAGTAGAATTCAAAAAGCTGTTGATGGTTTGTTACATAGAAAATATACGTACAGGATTACAGAGACGGAGGCGGATGAAGATAATGGTATGTAAAAAATGCTTGATTCCTATGGTAGAGACTATGAGTTTTCAACCAGGAGAAAGAAATCGACATGATAGATATTGTAAGTGTCCAAAATGTAAAAGAGAAACTAAACATATTAAAATTATGAATTCTGAACTGACTTTTGGAGAATACATAAATAAGGAGTTGCGAAAGGTAAGTAGATGAAATGATTAATAAAGAGATGATGAGGATTATTAATAGTAATCCTGAGATGATGGCTGTTGTTAATTCGTATATGGAAAATGATATGAGAAAACTCAAAAAAATATGTCATAAAGTTTGGTACGGGAAGTTTGATAGAAGTGATTATGATGAACTATATGATGTGGCGGTTGATTGTCTTATAGAAACATTAATTACATACAATAATGAAAAAGCTCGTTTAGAAACATTTCTTGTAGGAAATATCATGAGGAAGACAAGCACATGGATGCGAGATAATAAATATAGATTAAAACGCCAGAATCTTTTAAAAGACGAAAATGGGAAATTAATTCTTGATGAAAAGGGTAATCCTCAAATTGTTATGAATGTCTCATTAGATATGAATACAGACGAGGTAAAAAATATTAAAGATAATTTACCTTCAAGAGAGAATGTAGAGAAAGAGATATTTACAGAAGAATATACTGACAAAGTTGAATTATATTTGCAACAATTGCCACGAAAACAGGAAAAGGTAGCGAGATTGTTATCTCAGCAGTATACGAAAGATGAGATATTAGAAATATTACATATAACTGCAAGCGAATACAATGATTGTTTAGCAGGATTAAGAAAGTATGAATACATATCAATTTTATTTTAATTAGGAGGAAGCAAGTTATGACAATGGTAGGAAGAGACAAAGTAAAAAAAGATCAGATGATGTTAGGAACATTACTTAACCAGTTTAAAAGAGGTCAGATTAATAAGAATCATCCTTTGCAGAGAAAGCCTGATCAATGGACAGATGAGGCAAAGTCAGGGCTTGCTGCCACTATAATTAAAGGTGAAGATATTGATTCTATTAAGATATGCGAACAGATTGTAAGCTCAACAGAGTTTATTCTTTGGCTTATTGATGGATTGCAGAGATTAACTGTTCTTGAATCATTTAAGAATAATGCTTTTGAAATTAAGAAGAGTCTTGAAATGCCAATTATGTACTATCAGGGAGTTGATGAGAATGGAAAAGTTGGAGTTATCAAATATGATCTTAGAGGTAAAAAGTACAAAGATTTACCAGATGAATTAAAGGAAAAATTCGATAGTTATGCTGTTGATATAGTTAAACATCTTGATTGTACGGATGAGGAGATTGCTTACCATATTGCAAGATATAACAGACAGACAAGCATGAATGTAAATCAGAAAAATATTTTAGCTGCTTGGAAGATAGCACCTGAAATTAAGAATCTTACAAATAATCGTTTTTTTAAAGATTGCGGAAATTACAATCCGAAAGAAGACACAAAGGAAGTTTTCAATAGAGTTGTATGTGAGTCTATTATGACAATGTTTCATCTTGATAATTGGAAAAAAGCAAAACAGATGAGTATATATCTTAATGACAATGCTACTAAAGAAGAATTTGATACATTTGAGAGCGAACTTAATAGGTTATATAAAATAATTGACCAGGATACAGTAGGGCAGTTATTTAATGCGAAAAATTCATTCATATGGTTTGCAGCTTTTCACAAATTCACTGAGTTTGGAATTGAAGACATAAGATTTACTGATTTTCTTGAAGAATTTCAGAGAACATTACATAGTAAGACTTTTGCAGAATATGAAAACGAAAGTTTTGATACTTATGATGGTAATAAGGGAACTAAGGATAAGAAGGTTGTTAATGCTAAGTTAGATATGATTGAACAGCTTATGAAGGAATATTTACATATAACAGATGCAACAGAAGATAAGAACGAAACTATATGCAATAAGGAAGAATCTCATTCTGAAACGGACGAAGAATCTTCTGAGGTAGAAAATAAAAATGAAAATGTTTTAATTAAAACAGAGAATAATAAAGTGGCAAATGAAGATATGTTGGAACAGAATACAGGTAGTCCTGATGTATTAGATTTTGTTAAAACAACTGTCGGTGATGATATAGAGATAGAAGATATCGAAGAGTATCAAGAGTTTGTTGATGCTTATGTTCGAATTGATTCTACTTTATATCAGAATTGTACAGCAGCACTTATTGCATTAACCGCATACGCTTATCGCTTAGACAAAGATGAAGAATTTGCGGAATGGTTGGAGAGATATCAAAGAAACAAAAGGGAATTTGCCCCTTCGCAAATTGTTAATTACAAATATATGAAGAGAGATTTGGATAATTTCTTAAAATTTACAGAAAACAAGAAGAAGGAGAACGTAAATAATGCTTGATATTACAATGTGCACAAGTAAAAGTTGTAATAAGAGAGAATGTTGTTACAGGGCTATGAAAAAAACAATAAAGCACAAATATTAGTGAAATTGAGAAAGGAGATTGAGAAAAATAAAAATGTGTAATGGAGATACAGAATTTTAAAGGAGAATAAATAAAATGAATGAAAATTTACAAATTCAGGAATTAAGAGAACAACTACATGCATATTCAAAAGAACATTGGTTGAGCTTTGTATTAAATTAATGAGAGAACAAGAAAAATATAATACGAAAATATAGATAACTTGAAAGTTAGTAAGAAAAGAAGATTATGGATTTTAGTAGGAGAGTAAATTCTCTTTCTTTGGAAAATTAGGAGTTTTACAGATGGAAATGTTAAAAAAATATTCAGAAAAATATGGATTAAAAGAAGTAGTAAATGATTATGGAGAGCATCGTCAGACACGAGAAAGAAGCATTGTATTTCCGAATGGATGGGTTGCTTCTATTGTAGAAAATAATGGTGTTGATACATATAAGCCAAACGGAGAACACATAAAAGAATTTAAGTCGAATAAGAACTATTCTGTTGCAATGTGTGATTATCATGGATACTTCGATTGGGATATTCTTAATCAATTTGGAGCAATTGATGGATGTATTTATTGTGATGATGAACTTGAAATATTGGTCGCTTGTGAAACGATTAGGAGATTACAGTAACAAGAAAGTTCGATTTCTTGTGGCGAAAGGAGAGAATATGTATTCAGAATACGATGATTTTTATGAGCCAAGTGAAGGCGAAATGTTTTTTGATGAAATGAAAGAAAAGTTCAGAGAGATTTTACGTGAAGATGTAAACTCTGAAATTAACAGATTAACAAAAGAAAATGCAGAATTAAGACAGAAAGTTAAAGAGTACAATGATAAAAATTGCGATCTGTCTCGTAGAGAAAATGATTTACAGTACAAAATCGACAATTACAAACGAGAGGTAGAAAACGATTTTTACAATAAAACAATGGAAGAAGTTTTTGAGAAACTTTTAAAAGACTCAGAAGTGTGGTATGCAGAACATGTCCCTCATGAGAAACCAAAATGTAATTTATGTAACGAGGAAAGAAAACTTGTTGCAATATATCCAAATGGTGAAACTGTAACCAAGGAGTGTGACTGTTCTCGACCAATATATAGTTATGAGCCAGTTATTTCATTGAATAAAGAGATTAAGTTCCATAAGGCGTATAAGCCAAGATACAGTGATAAAAAGAAAGTCTATTTTACTAAAAACTACAAACCAAACAAGGATTATGCAGAAGCGTATGATTATTACGGTGAATTCAGAATAGAAAATATTTTTGATGATTTTAATGATGATGTAATTGCATACCACAATGGTAAAAGATATGGAGAAAAAATTGCATTTAGAAGTAAAGAGGCTTGTCAGAAATATTGTGATTGGCTTAATAAGGAGAATAAGTAAATGATAGTTGGGGTAAAAATATGTGAAGCGAAAGATACAATTAAAAAATACGAAGACCTTGGGTATAAGTTTGTTAGTGAAAGAAATGTAGGTGAAGGATATTTAAAACTTGTATTCAGAGAACCAATTGTTCCCAAAAAGAATAATATAACAGATATTCAATTCCATGAAGGCGATTTTGTAGAAAATAGTGATGGTAAAATTGGATATATTTCATCCATTTGTCATTGTGATGAGTGTAAGAAGCGTGGATTTTTTGAACCAACTATTACATATCTTGATGGGACACCAGATTACATTAGCAATTATTCTGTTAAAACTATTTCGTCTGATTATAAGCAGATTGGGATTCAGAAGTTTTTAACAGAAGATATATTGAGAAATAGAATAACTGCACTTGAAAAAGAGAATAAAGAACTAACTGAAGAAGTAAATTATTTTATTAATAGAAACAATGAACTATTAAGGTTGTATATAGGAAGGAATGATAAGTAAATGACATATATAAAAGAATATTGGCAGAATAAAGAACAGCGAGCAGTTTCTGCTCGCAAACATACAAAAGAGATACAGAATAAATATGGTCGTTGTATTCAGACTGCTATTTCTGCAACAAAGATTTATGATACAGATTCATTTAATAGGGATTTTGAAGAAGGTATCGAAGATAAAGATACCAAGATTATTGTAGAGAATATTGATAGTGTAGGTGCTGTAATGAAATACGGCAATCCAAGTACAGCAGTTCTTAATTTTTCTTCATATAAAAATCCAGGTGGGATGTTTCTAAATGGTAGTAAAGCACAGGAAGAGTGCTTATGCCATGAATCATTCTTATACAATGTGTTGAGTCAGTTTGTATTAGAGTTTTATGATTGGAATAATCGACACAAGAATAAGGCTTTATATTTGAACAGAGGATTATTTTCTCCTGGTGTTTGGTTCTTTAGAGAGAATAGCCATGTAGAGTGTAATGTTATTACTTGTGCTGCTCCAAATAAGTCGGCTGTTCAGAAATATCAGAATGTGTCTGACGAAGAGAATACTAAAGTGTTGAGAAGTCGAATTAAGTTTGTGCTTGATATGGCGAAAGATAATAATGTGAGTACTCTTATTTTAGGAGCTTATGGTTGTGGTGTTTTTGGTCAAGATGCAACAGAAGTAGCGAATATATTTAAAGAATATTTAACTACTACCCATAAATGCTTCGATACTGTTGTATTTGCTGTTCCAAGCGGCAGAGATGGTAACTATGAGAAGTTTGTAAAAGTATTTTAATAAAGGAGGACGAATAAATGAGTATATGGATAAGTACAAAGGATCAAATGCCACCAATAAACGAGGAAGTTTTAATTTTATACAAAGATAAAAAAGATGAACTAAAAGAAGAAAATTTATTTTACAGTGTTGCAAGTTGGATTAAAGATTCCAATTTTGGGTTTGAGAGATGGTCATATTTTATTGAGTATTCGGGGTATTACGAGGTAGTATATTGGACACCACTTGTAGATATGCCAAGAATAAAGACACAGGAAACATAGATTTCTTGAGGAGTTTAGGAGGGTTTTATGAGAATATATACTGAAATGGAATGCGATATTGGTTGTGAAGATGGATATTTTTGCGAATATTACAATGAAGAAACCAAAAGTTGTAATTATCCAAATGTTTGTAATGTTTATAAAGAAAATAAAAAGAAACATTGGTGGCAGAAATAATAGAGAATAATATAACAAGAGGTGTAAATAAATGCAGAATATTAGTATTAAAGGAGTTTGCGATTGTGTAGACTTAGACAGAAATATCAAATTGACAAATGGTGCAGTCGTAGTGCAGAAAGAAAATAACAATGTAATAGGTGTTTATTTAGTGATTTCGTTCAGAGATAATAAAAACAAATATGGTAGTGATAGTACATCAACATATTGTAGTTTGGTAAATCTCGACAATGGGCAATTAGCTTTTGAAGAAAGATGTAGTCGTGCTACAACAGAGAGACGTGTTCTTAGACATCTAACAAGAGCAGGTTTTAGTTATCCTTATGATCCAAATTCTCATGAGCAGGATAGTAGGTTTTATAATATGAGAATTCAGGTTTATAACAATGGAAATTACAAAATAAATCTTGAACTTGGTGATGAATATATTATGTATGGTAGATAGGAGGAATAAACCATATGAAGAAGAAAATTTTAGCAGTTGCATTAGGATTAACATTGTGTTTTGGAATGACTGGATGCACTGCAAGCGATGATTTGGCAGCCTCTAATATTCCAAATGAACAACAGTCTAAATGTGAACATGAATACAAAGAAATTGATTGGCATGTTCAGTCATATTCGGACGGTAGTAATGTTGGTTATGATATTTATTGCCCTAAATGTGAATATGAAATAAATGTTAGTTATAAAGAGTGGAATAAAATTCAAGCAGATATGGAATATAAGAAGGAAAATAAAGCACAGTAAACCGAAGTTTCTTTGTAATTTAGGAGGTGGCAGATGAGAAAAAATTACGAATTAGAACTATATAAATTACTAATCAATCCAGAAGAAGACGACATTGACATTTCATATGTAGATGAATTTGGATGGGTTAGTAATACAGAGTTTTATGTTTGGATTAATCTTAATTGGTTTAATGAATTTGTCAAACGATTGAATGATATTTTTGGCTATTCGCTTTTTGATGAAGGTGGAATTAAAGCAAGAATTTGTAGTGATTGTGTATGTATCGACTTAGAAGAAGTTATTTCTGGATATGGAGTTGATCTTGAAGAAGTATTTCCAAGAAGTAAATACACACATTAAGATAATAATACATTGAAAGGAGCGAGAGATTTGCTGCAGCACTAAATCTGGATTTGCTCTGAGTAAGAAATGTTAGAGATTAACAAAATATATAACGAAGATTGCCTTGAAGGTATGAAAAAGATTGATGATAAATCAGTCGATTTCATTTTCACGGATCTTCCGTTTTCAACAACCCAGAATTCATGGGATGTGTTAATTCCATTCGAGCCATTATGGGAACAATACGAGAGAATTATCAAAGATGATGGTTGTATTGCACTATGGGCGCAGTCACCATTTGATAAGAGACTCGCTTGTAGTAATGAAAAATTGTATCGCTACGAATGGATTATCGAAAAGACCAAAGCGACTGGTCATCTAAATGCAAAGAAAATGCCCATGAAGGCACACGAAAATGTCTTGATTTTCTATAAAAAACTCCCTACTTACAATCCACAAATGACAGAAGGACATACGCCTGTTCATTCTTATACTAAACACACAACAGATGGTAATTGTTATGGTGCTACAAAGACTGGTATTTCAGGTGGTGGCAGTACACAAAGATATCCAAGAGATGTTCTGCAGTTCAAGTGGGATACTCAGAAAAGTAGCTTACATCAGTGCCAAAAACCTATTGAAGCATGTGAGTATTTTATTAAGACCTACACAAATCCAGGAGATTTAATTCTTGATTCATGTGCAGGAAGTTGTACAACTGCAGTTGCTGCTTTGAATACGGGTAGAAATTACATATGTTTTGAGAAAGATAAGGATATTTTTGAGGTTGGAAGTAAGAGAGTGACTGATTATAAAGGAGAAATAAGATGATACCAGGTAAAGCTAAAGAGTTTCTTTTAATACATTTTGAATATTTGAAAAAATCATGGAAGCCATACCCTGATTACAACGTTTTAGAAGCAATTAGATTTGCAATATCAGCAATAGAAAAACAAATTCCAAAGAAAGTGAAAAATAGTGGAGAGAGAATTCCGCTTGAATGGTATTGTCCTACTTGCGGAGAACTATTGTGTGATGATGGCTACAAAGATACCGACATTAAATATTGTGATCAATGCGGTCAGGCATTAGATTGGGAAAATTGAGAGAATAAGAAAATGAAAGGAGACGAGGTTCGTGTACACAAGAAGGAATTCCTTACTCCAAGTAATTAAATGGTATATCAAGGAAGTAAAAACAGGTTGGCAAAATTTTTAGTGCCAATTATTCAGAAGTATATTGATGATAATAATATTAAAACTTACATAGAGCCTATGGTTGGTGGAGCTAATCTTATTGATAAGATTAAATGTGATAAAAGAATTGGAGCAGATATTAACGAAGAGTTGGTTGCTTTGTTGAAATATGCTCAAACAGACAATAGTTTATCTATTGCACCTGAAGTATGTACATTTGAACATTATGCAGAGGTTAGGGAAGATAGAAAAATTGGAACTCATAAGTATTTACCAGAATATATTGCATTGATTGGATATATGGCAAGCTATGGTGGTAGATACTTTGATGGCGGTTATGGTAGAGATTCAAAGGGTGGCAGAAGCATTTATAATGAGAGATTAAATAATTTCAAGGAACAAGCACCGAATTTAAATGATATTGAATTTATGTGTTGTGATTATCAGAATTTCTCGGATTATAAAAACTGTGTATTCTATTTTGATCCACCATATAAAAATACAAAACAGTATTCTAAACAGTCAATTGACTACGATTCTTTTTACGATTTTCTTCGTAAGCTTTCAGAGAACAACATAGTGTTGGTAAGTGAATATAATATGCCTGATGATTTTAAGTGTATCTGGCAGAAAGAACGTAAAGTGTTGCAGAAGTCAGATAGAGTTACAGGTGAAAAAGCAGTAGAAAAGCTATTTGTAGTAGATAAAATTTAACAGGAAATTTTGGTTTCCTATGGAGGTATTAAATTGAGATATGGAAATGAATCAGATACAAATGAAACATATTGTTATGTAAGGATAGAACCATTATTAAATATATATTATGATACTCGTGCTATATTAAGTATAAAAAATGATCCTTATACTGTAGAAAACCTTTTTGGCGTTCATGAAATATTTAAAAATAGTCATGGAGATTTACAAATTAAAAGTTCATATTTGGAGATTATTGGTTGTTCTCAATGGACAAATAAGAAAAATAAGGTGCGTTATTTATATAATGGTGGTTTTGTAACAGGTGGTATTATTCGTGAATGGAGTAAAAAACCAATAGAACATAAAATAAATAAAGTTGAGGAATATAAAAAGATTCAAAGTGAAATTGATGAATTAAAGAAAAAACAACATTCATTATTTACTAAGTAACAGAGAATATAACAATGTAATTACAAAACAAAGGAAAGGAAAAACGTTCACATGTGAGTAAAGCTGCGCAGCTACTATTGGTGAACAAATTTGAGTAGTACAAATAGAAGTAATGCAAGAGATGAGCATATTGCAGATTATTATGTCACTCCTATTAGTGATATTGAATTATTTTTAAAATCATTTCAAAAAGTTGTTCCTTTAAACTGGAACAATTCTATTATCGTTGATCCAACTTCAGGAGGTAATCCCAAAACAGACAAAGATGCATATCACCCTATGAGCTATCCAACAGCCATTAAGAATATTTATGGGGATTGTGAAATACATACATATGATTTACGAGAAGATAGTTTTGCTGAAAATAAGTGTGATTATTTAAAGGAAAAGTTACCTTACAAACCTAATATCATTATTACAAATCCACCATTTGCTATTGCAACGGATATTATAGAAAAAGCGTTGCAGGATGTAGATAATGATGGATATGTGATTATGTTACTTCGACTTAATTTCTTTGGTAGTCAATCAAGAGAATGGTTCTTTAAAAAATATATGCCTGAATGGGCTTTTGTACATCATATCAGAATTGGTTTTACAGATAAGAAAGATAAAGATGGATATACGATTTTTGATAAAGATGGAATACCTAAACGTGGTAGTACAGATTCTATTGAATATATGCACGCTGTTTGGCACAAGAGTAATCTAAAACCTGAGTATACAAAACTTGTATTGATTTAGGAGGGTGTATATGAAATACAAAGTTAATATAGAAGAATTATTAAGTAGAATTGTAGAGGTAGAAGCTGATAATGAAGAAGATGCAGAGAATAAAGTAAGAGCAATGTACAACAATGAAGAAATTGTGCTTAATGCTGATGATTTATCGAGCGTTGAGCTATTTGTACAGTAAATTGAAAAAGCCAAGGAAAACCACGTTTCATTCGAGGAGGTGATTGATTGGATACATCGTGTGAAACTTGTAAATGTAATACCTGTAAAATGAATGAAAATGGCGGTATTTATGGTGGGTGTTTGGATTGCGAAGATTGCAAAGAACAAGATCTGCATTGTGAAGATTGTTCAATGTATGAATATGACAAAGATAGAATGAGTAATTAGGAGAATAACAATTTGAAAAACACACTATTAGATGTAGCTCAAAACTTTGATAAGATGAGTGATTCAGAAAAAACAGAAGTAAACGATAATGTCAGAAAACAATTTAACAATATCATTCATGGCAAACCTCCGAAAACGGAACGAGAAAAAGAGATTGACAAACTTGCAAGAGAAGAATTAAAAGAGTACAGACGAAAGAAGAAAGCATTTTATGACAATCCTATCCATTGGAATAACAACAAGCGTAGAAGACATGGACTTCCTGTACTAAGAGGTGATGTTAATAAATACCGTTCAAAAGAATATCCAGGATTTCATCCGTCTGTACGATTCTTTGGCATGATGGAAGATTTATTTGATGAGATATTGATTACAACTATGGAAGATAATCTAAATTCTTTTGTAGAAGTAAAAGATTTGGCGGTTGGTGATACAGATGTACTTAGAGCGAACGAATAGGAGAACAAAAATATGGATTTATCACAAGAAGAAAGACAAAAAATTTTAGAGTTAATAGATAAAGTAAGTCCTTGTACTGCAATTTCTGAAAAAGAAAATCTCGAAAAATTCAAAGAGTGGCTGGATAGTGATAGGTCAAAAAGAGTTACATTTGTTGAAACTCCAAAATCATTTAAAGATCAGGTTGGATCTGACAAAGTGCTTCTTATACCAACAAATGACGAAGTTATAAAGCCAATAAGAGTAATATTCGAAGGAGAATAACAATATGAACAAAAGACAGAAAAAGAAGTTATTTAAACAGACGTTTATTAAGGTTAGAAAACTACATCCACAAAAAGGCGATGTGATTTGTTTTCAGCCAGATTTAGATTGGATTGATGTTGAAACCATGTGCCAGTTTATGAATTTATACGCTGACAATAAAGTTTTTGGTGAAGCAATATTAGCTTTTATACCTGCTGATATTAAGCAACTTAGATATAAAAAGGATGCTCAGATATATGTTGATAAGTTACAAAGCATTGTAGATCAGATGGGAGAATAAACAATCCAATTAAAGAAGCATTTCCTTTGGAAAGGAAAACAATAAATGGAAACATTTTCAATAGTAGATAAGATAGATGTGGATAAGTTAAATACGAAAATTGCAGAATTCGTATATAGAGAAGGATATGAACCTTATATATTTGCAAACAAAGAGACTCTTGAAATATTAGTTAAACCGATTGAACATGAATTAAAATTCGTATCACCAATAACCAGTGTTACGACCTCGTTTAAACGTTGTCTTATTGGTAAATATCAGGGTAACAAAATGTTTGAAGATAACACATTAAAATTCGGTGAAATCGAGCTGAGATAAGAGAATATATAGGTGACAAATTATAAGGAGATATGTTTTATGAGTAAGAAACAGCAATTTAAGGGTTTGAAATTTAATTATTCCATAAATGGGAAAGGATTGAAAAGTAAATATAAGACAATTGAGGATTTCTTAGATACAGAATTTCCAAAGAATAATAATCCGTTGTCGCCTACTTTTGATACAGAAATTACAAGAATTAAATGGAATGGTAATACTATTTCTATTACTAACAAAATTCATACAGTAAGAGATTTGGTTAACTTACTAAGCAAGAAAGATACAGAAAGTGTTTTTATTTCAAATAAAGATATTAGATCGCATGAGTTTAAACCAAAACATGACAATCTCATCAGGAAATCCACGTATTCCATAGAAGAGGTACACGATAAGGTTAAAGATGTTTTATTTGAAAAAGATAAAAGACTTGCAAAAGTTGATTTCGATGGGGATTTAATAAAAGGTAACAGCCAGAGATACCAGACTTTTTTCACTAAAGGTTGTAAATGTGCAATCTGTGGTATCGAAGGAAAGTTTTTCGCAAAAGAAAAATTCGCAGACCAACCAACATATCATCTGAATTTGTATGCAGTTGATAATAATGGTGATGAAATTTTAATGACAAAAGATCATATTATACCACGCTCAAAAGGTGGTATTGATGATATTAGTAACTATCAAACAATGTGTAAGCTTTGTAATGAAGCAAAAGGCAACAAATTAGAAGATTAAATAAGAAAGGAAAAAATTAGAAAAGTTCCTTAAGGATAAAGTGCGCACTACTTACTAAGGTAAGAGGAACTTATGTATTGTGCTTATATCACAACATTAAAAGGATTAAGAAAACATAGCAACGCTGATAGATTGTACTGTGTAGAAGTATTTGGACAGAATGTAATTGTAGATTTGAGTTATCAGGAAGGACAAAAAGTAGTCTTCTTTCCATCTGACGGTCAGTTATCACTTGAGTATGCAACAGACAACAACCTTGTAAGAAAGAAAGATGAGAATGGAAACAACATTGGTGGTTATATGGATGCTGAGAAGAGAAATGTAACCGCTATTAGACTTAGAGGTGAGAAGTCAGAAGGACTTGTATTACCTGTTGAGACGCTTTCTAAGTATACAGATATTTCAAAATTAAAAGATGGCGATCAGATTACAGTTCTTGGTGGTCATGAGATTTGTCAGAAATACATTCCAAGAGGAAAGAATCGTTCAAGAAGTAATGGGAATGGTTCAAATAAAAAGAACAAATTTCAGAAAGAGACAGTATCATATCCATTTTTTGAGGAGCATAAAGATACTGCACAGCTTGCATATAATATGTCAGCATTTAAGCCAGGTGACACGATTTATATTACTCGTAAGCTCCACGGAACATCAGCTCGTACTATGAAGACTGTTAAGGTTACAAAGAAGAATAGTAAGCTGAGAAAGTTTTTACATATGCAGCCAAAGGTTACAAGAGAAGTTTCTGTTGTATCTGGTAGTAGAAGAGTTGTATTAAAGGATATGACAAAGAATGATGGATATTATTCTGATAATGGATTTAGAAAGAAGTACCATGATTTATTAAAAGACAAGCTTCCTGAAGGTGCTGAAATTTTCTATGAAATTGTCGGATATGTAAATGAAACAACACCAATTATGAGTTCAGTATCTAATAAAGGAGTTAAGGAAAAAGAATTTACAAAGAAATTTGGTGACATTACAACATTCTCATATGGTTGTGAGCCAGGTGAAAATGAGATGTATGTATATCGAATGACAATGACAACAGCAGACGGAACAGTTGTTGAAGTGCCTTGGGAAACTGTAGAGGTATGGTGTGACAAGTTGGGTGTTAAGCATGTACCTGATTTAGAGAAGTTTATTTTTACCACACCAGAAGATTTGAAAGAAAGAGTAAATAAATATCTTGATGGTATGCCAGCAGATGAGATTGGCAAGACACATGTTGCTGAAGGTGTGGTTGTTCGTATTGATAACAGAGCGACATTCACAGCTTATAAGGATAAGGTGTTTGAGTTTAAGGTAATAGAGGGGATCGCTAAGGATACATCTGATGTGCCTGATATGGAAGAAGCAGAAGAGTTATTTGAGGAGGCTTTAAATGAATAAACCTACAATGTGGGTACTCGTTGGCTTGAGTGGTAGTGGTAAATCAACCATTGCCACTCAGATTGCCAATGAAAATCCAAATACAATAATCGTATCATCGGATGCAATTCGTGAAGAATTGACTGGTAATGAAAATGATCAATCAAAAAACGAAGATGTTTTTAAGATTTTTCATAAGCGGATAAGAGAATATCTAATTAAAGAAATTAATGTAATTGCAGATGCAACAAATCTTACTATGAAGTCTCGTAGAGCAATTTTAATGAATACGCTAGGATTGAAAGTTAATAAGATTTGTTGTGTAATCGTTAAGAGATTTGAACAATGCAAGATAGATAATAGCAACAGATTGCGAGTTGTGCCAGAAGGCGTTATAAAAAAGCAGCTAAGAAGCTTTCAAATTCCGTTCAGGCAGGAAGGCTGGAATAAAATAATTTTCTATAATTTCGTAAACGGTAAACAAAAGTGTATATCTGAGATGATATACGAGATGAGAGGTTTTGAGCAGAAAAATCCACATCATACAATGAATTTGTATAATCATTCAATGTTTACATATAGTCGTTTTGTTAAATATGAATATTCAAAAGAAATCAATTTAGCTGCATTACTTCATGATTACGGAAAATTGTATACTCAAACCTTTGACGAAAATGGCATTGCTCACTATTTTGAACATCCATCGGTTAGTTCGTATTATATTTTAGAAAATTTAATAGGTAACTATAAAAATGATACACTTCTCAATATGTGCTTTTTGGCAAATTACCACATGATGCCCTTCTGGTGGGATACTGAAAAAGCGAAGCAGCGTTGGAAAGAAAGATTTGGAGAATGTAAGTATAAGATGCTTTTAGATTTCAATGAATGTGATAAAGCGAGGTAGCTATGTGAGCAGTATTTCAGTTGGTGATTTAAAATCCATTCTCGAAAACTATCCAGACAATTACGAAGTTGTTATGAACATTAAGCATAAATATCCAATCTCTAAGGAAGAAGGTCTTAGAGGTTGGTATGCTTATATCAATGGTGTAAAAGCCGATGATGATTTTCGAGAAATTAGATTAATGAATTAGGAGAATATTTTATGAGTCTATTAGAAAAATATAGTTGTATTTTTTGCAAATATAGAAAACTTAACAAGAATCACGATTATGCTTGTATGGACAGTTGGAATAAAGATGAATCTGGTTATCCAATTGGTAAATGTAACTCGTTATCAAATATATACTATGGCAGAATTGCCAATTTTTTTCCATTCAAACAAATTGATTATTGGCGAACAGAGAGAGCATATAGAAAAGAAGAAAAGTACAATGAAGCGATGGATAAGAAATATGGAGATTGTTGTATGGAAACAGATGATTGGAAATTCATTTGGGGAATAACAAGCTGGGATGATTTATCTGGTCACGAAGCCAATATGTATACCATGAATGATATAGATATTACATATGACAAGCAGAAAAAAGAATATATGCTTGGAATTGAAACGGCATATATGTTCGAAACATATGCTTCAGCGTGTAATTATCTAAGAACGTGTTTGGATGCATTTTCAAAATATATGGACGCTAATGGATTAGATAAGAACAAGCAGTATAGTTTATTCATGAGTAATCCTTGTACAAGTATGGTAGCTGATTCGATTGAAGAATTATATACCAATTTTAAAATTTTTGTTAATGGATTTTGCAATCAGAATACCACAGAAAATGAAAAGGATGGAGAATAAATATGTGTAACCGTTGTGATTATGACTCACCTGACAATCGAATATATGTAGATTCATTAACTAATGAATATTATTTGGATATAGAAACATCTGAATGGGATGAATATGATGATGGATTTGTTCATCAAAAAGAATATATTACGCATTGTCCTTATTGTGGTAGAAAGTTAGGAGAATAAAGAAATGAAGATAAAATTAATCAAATTAAAATTTAATGACACTCATTCATACAAGTACAAACCATTTACATATTGCTGTAATAAAATTCAGAATGATAAAGCCATTGTATTTACAGGTGAAGATATAAACGACATTGGTGGAGAATATAAAGATGAAGGTATTTCTATTCCTCATTTCTGTACTTCTCATACAGAAGTTATTACATCATACGAAGATGAATGGGAACAGACTGACAATTATCCTATTCGGTTCTGCCCTCACTGTGGAGAGAAGATTGGGATTTCAGTTGTAAAAGAGATTGATGTGTCTGATAAATATAAAGAATTAACTAAACAGCGTGATGAACTATGGAAGAAGTGCCAGTCAACAGATAGTAAGAAAGAAGATTATGAGCTGAGAAAACAGGTTAGAAAATTGGACGACCAGATAGATGACTTCTATGAGTTGGATGAGTGGAAAGGAGAATATTAAAGTGGAAAACAGATTATTATTTGAGAAAGACGTAATCAAAGCAGTTGATAGGCATACAAAAGATGATGATCGGCTAGACGATGATATTAGTTGTATTCTTGAAGAGATTACTTCACCAGTCTTTGTAGGTTCAAAAGACGCATTAAATAACTTGAAGATAGAGAATGAACCAATGCAGAAACAGAGACGAGTATTATTATTCGAGAATGAGAATCTTGACTTAGAGCAGCGTGGCAACAGATATTATTTATCCCTTTATAATAAGGAAGGAAAATTTCAGAGAGAAGTAACTATTGATGTTAAGGATGACTACAGTGTTGAACTTAGGAATTGTAAGTAATTTCAGGTTTCTTTGGTAACAAAGAGAATATTAAAGCAAGGATAAAATCAATGATTTTTATGAACTAAGAAAGATAAAAGAGGTGAACGATTAATGTCTTTAGTATATAAAAATGACACGTATAACTATAATGGCGAATATGAAATAGGTTCATTAAATAAATTTGCACAAGCAGAAAGAAGATTGTCAGCAAAAAAACAAGCGTTGGATGATATGAAGAATGAATATGATCTTATTGAACAACAGGCATTTCGCACTTATAAAGAGAACATTCAGTATATGCTGCTTGATCAACCTTCTACGATTAAAACGTGTAGAGAATGGTTAAATATGTTATCAAAGAATCAGGATACAGATGGCAACAAGCTTGATAAGAGAAAGAAGTATAAAGAAAAGGAAATGTATGATTGGTATGTTAATTATATTAAAAAGCTTCTTGATATTGAGTATATGAATAATGTTAAATTCATTGATTTTAATTTTGGTCAAGCTACTAATATTCAGTTTGAATATAAAGAGCATAATTGGTGTTTAGAAATTCCTCATATTAAAGCTATCAAATTAGATGCATATAAGAATTATGGTGGCAGTGTATTTAAACTTGCGTTAGTACACAATGATACAGAATGTAGTTGGTCGCAGTTTGGCTCTACATATGAAGAAGATGAATTAAGAGATATTATGACACAAGGTATTGAAAAATATTGTAATTAGTTGAGTAACTTCACATGAAAGCAACAAATCATTTGAAAAATAAAAATTATAAAGGAGAATATTAAACATGGAAACAATTTTAAGATTATTAGCAGAGAACCCAGAAAGTTTAGGAGAGGTAGTAAAGACATACATTACAAAGTATAAAGAGCCTGTATATGATGTTCTGAAGGAACTCATGATTATTGCAAAGGATTATTCTGAGAATACTGAATATCCTGCAATTCAGGCGAGAACAAAGAAGAATATATTTGATGCATATGTAAGTGTTGGTTTTACAGAGGATCAGGCATTAGCACTTATGATTAACGATAATATTCAGCTTATGAAGAACATTCAGAAGTCGGTTAATAATACTTCCGTAAAGAAGAGTAAGTAGTGGTTTCGCAGTAAACCAATCTTTCTTTGAAATTTTTAATCATATCTAAGCCATTCGGCTATGGGAATCCCAGTAAATAAGAGAATAAAATATTAGAAAGGTGGTGAAAAGTAGTGCATCCAAGTGATTTTTTTGAAAATTGCTCATTAAGAACTGGAATTGATACATTTGAAATTTTTGATGAAGATTTGAAACAAAAATTAAAAAGTATTCATCCTAAAAATTTCTTAAAAACAAAAATTACCCTACCTGTCTATAAGATAAATCTATATTATGTGACAGAAAAAGGAAATTACAAGACAGTTGACAGATATACTGTAATGGATTCGGAGTCAGATGATGAGTATGTAGATTTTTGGATAGATATGTTTATTCGGGATTATAACAAAGATAATCCAAATCATAAAATGATAAAATGTGAAGTCAACAGTATTGAACGAATCTGCGAGGCTGTGCTACCACTTGGTTAGTTTTTCACCATATGTATTTAATGCCTTTGATTAGCAAAGGTTGTCACAATGATTCATAAAACGGATCATTGGTTTATATGAATCGAAAAAGTAATGTGATAGTGACGTAAAAAGACACTCACCAAGTATGGCTTTACCTCATTGAAATGAAATAAATTTCAGTGAGGAAAGTACATATTGGTACAGAAAGCTAATACAATTGAAGAATTATTACAGGATTGTCCTGTAAACTCAGTAATAGGAGATAATTTAATAAGAGCATGGTCGAAAATTAACAGTCCTAAATATTTACATATTCTTTGTAGTGTTTCTGGCGGTTCAGATAGTGACGATATGATTGATATCGTTTGGAGATGCGACAGAGATGATAAGGTTATTTATGTGTGTTTTGATACTGGTCTTGAGTACCAAGCTACAAAAGAACATCTTGATTATCTTGAAGAAAAATATAATATAAAAATTCTTAGATATAAAGCAATTAAACCAATTCCATCGTCTTGTAAACAGTATGGTCAACCATTTTTATCTAAGCAAGTCAGCGAATTTATCCAAAGATTACAAAGTCACAATTTTCAATGGGAAGACGAAAAATTTGATATTCTGTATAAAAAATATCCAAAATGTAAATCTGCATTAGAGTGGTGGTGTGGAGAAAAGGGCGAAGGAAGTCATTTTAATATATCATGCAACAAATATTTAAAAGAATTTATGGTTGCAAATCCACCAACTTTTAAGATTTCTAATAAGTGCTGCCAATATGCAAAGAAAGATGTGGTACATAAAATTTTAAGAGAAGGCATTTGTGGTAATGGATTGCTACCAATTGATCTACAAATCGTAGGGATTAGAAAAGCCGAAGGTGGAGCAAGATCAACTGCATATAAAAGTTGTTTTGATGAAAATGATTCTGGTTGTGATAATTATAGACCTTTATTTTGGTATAAAGACTCAGACAAAATAGACTATGAAAATGCTTATGATATTGAACACAGCAAGTGTTATACAGAATACGGACTGAAAAGAACTGGTTGTGCAGGCTGCCCATTTGGTAGAGATTTTGAATACGAATTAGAAGTAATTCAAAAGTATGAACCGAAACTTTATAAGGCTGTTAATAATATTTTTGGAGATTCTTACGAATATACAAGGAAGTACCGTGAATTTGTAAAGAAAATGAATAAAAGTAGAGAATAACAAAGTGAGAGGTTACGAAAGCCTTGAAAAATAAGGCTTTTTAGAATCTAAAAATATAAAAATATTACATACAAAGGAGATTAAAATGAAGAACACAAATTGGAAAGTGCCAGTAATTATTGGCGTAGGAGTATTAGCAGTTATTTTGATGATTGTATTTGGTGTACAGAGTTCGCAGAATAAAGCTATTGCACTTGAGGAGCAGGTAAATACAGCATCATCAGATATTAAGGTACAGGAAAAACGAAGAGTTGACCTTGTGTATAACCTTGCTGATTGTGTAAAACAGTATGACAAACACGAAGCTGATACATTGACAGCAGTTGCAGATGGTCGTGGATCAACAGGAGATATTGAGAATGTAACAACAGCTATTACAGCAGTTGCAGAAGCATATCCTGAGCTGAAGTCCAATGAGAACTATAAGACTCTTATGAATGAGTTATCTATGACAGAGAATATGATTGCAGAGTATCGCAGCAATTACAATAAACAGATTAAGGAATACAAGCGATATGTGAGAAAGTTCCCTACAAGACAGTTTCTTGGATTGCTTGGATATGAAGTGCAGGAATATGAGTATTTGGATTACAACGCACCCGTTGATGCTCCACAGGATTTATTTAAAGAGGATTAGTCTATGAGATATGGTAGAAAAGGTTTTGATTTTGGCGATTTTGAAATAACAAAACGTGAAATCTTGGCTAGTATTTCTATCATTGCAGTTATGATTCTGTTTGGTATTCTGATTTCTTCCAAGATTTCAGAACACCAAATGGATAAAAATGAAATTTATAACAAGGCTGTCAAGATAGAAAGTCAAGAAATGTTCCAATACGGAATGGATACAAATGTTGGTAATGCGTTTGTATATGGTGATTTGAAAGCGGTAGATACAGTTACCTGTCCTGAAATTGGTGGAGAATATATGTATGTAGAAAAAGTCAAAGAGCGATACACAATGCATACAAGAACTGTTACTCATACCGATTGCAAAGGACATTCGTATACTACAACAGAAACATATTGGACTTGGGGATAGAGTTGGAAGTGAAGATATTAAGTGCAAGGAAGTATCATTTTGTGGTGTGAATTTCGCAAGTAATAAGATTGATTTACCTGGTACTGATTATATTGACACAATTAAGGAGTCAAGTCATGTAAGATATAAATATTATGGTGTTGAAACTGAATATAAAGGAACAATTTTTACAGATTTAAGAGATAAAACTATTCCAGATAATACATCCTTTTATAATAATTCGACTATTGACGAGACGATAGAAAGGCTAGAATCTGATTTTCCAATTATTATTTTCTGGATCTTTTGGATTATTTTAATCGGTGGAGTGGTATTTGGATTCTACTATTTAGATAACAGATGGTTGGATTAGAAGGAAATTTTTCTTTCTTTTGAACAGATTGGAGGTGCGAATATGTATCAAAAATTAAAAGGTAATGAAAATTTTTCAGATAAATACGCAACGTGGATTATAGCATATTGTTTAGATACAGATTCATTTTTTGCAACAAATAAAAGACATTTCTTTTGGGAATATAATGACGAATTCCAATGCGAAAACGATGCGGTTAATTATTTCAGAAACCATTTGGACGAATTTAGAGATGCTAGGAAAGAAATATTGAGTCATTGTGGTGGATGGAGCATTGATAAGGATTTGTTTTTAGAAAATACGAAAGAAAGGTTTTCAAATGCAGATAGGAGAATAACGACATGAAAGCATATTTAGTAGAACGACCTGCAAGAGATTGGTGTCAAGATTACGCAATGGTAATTATTGCAGAAGATGAACGACATGCTAAAAGAAAAGCAAGGGTAAGTTCAGATGATTTTAAGAAGTGTCAAGAGATTACCATTACAGAAATTGATATGAATGAAGAACAGTGTGTTTTAACAGCAAACACAGGTGCATAGGAGAATAATATGGCAGATAGACAGACCAAAACTATACAGTGGACAATAAATCTTCCAATGGATTTTCCTTCGAATTGGGATGATGACATGATTGAATTTCATCTTAATGAATCAAGTTGGTGTTGTAGCAATCTTATTAGTGAACTTAAAAAGTATGATGAGAAAAATGGCTGTATTTGTGGAATATGTGAAGCAAAAGTAGCTGAGAAGATTGGAGGTGTGAAATGAAAAAGTATTATAGAGAAGCAATCGCATTTCTTTTGGTATGGTTCTGTAGTGGTGTAACGATGTATTCATATCAAACAGAAAATAAAATACTTGGAATTACTTTTACACTTTTAAGTTTTTTATATTGGTTCATTATGGATAAAGATGAATAGGAGAATAAGTACATGGGACAGTTAATTGATAAAACGGTATTACGAAAAGAATTATCTAAGCTGCCATCTGAAATGGGATTTGTAAGGAAGTCTGATGTAATGCAGATTCTTGGCAGTCAGAACTGTGCTTACAATATAGATAAAGTCGTGAAAGAATTAGAAGAAACACATAAGCGATTCTGTAATTCAGTAGTTTGTGGTGGAAAGGGTAATTCATATTTATGCGAAGATTGTGAGGAATACATTTTAGTAAGCCATTATATAAAAGCAGTTAAGGATGGTGGAACATGTCAATAGGTGATGGAAGAAAAACATATTCCGACAGTACATTAAAATCTATGACAAAAGATGAGCTGATTGATATTATTCGTTGCTTAGAAAGTAATCTTAGAAATGCTCGTGAGACAAATAATATTCAGTATGAGAATTGTAAGAGATTGTTGAGTGGAAATGAGACAATTCAAGATAAGTATAAGAAGAAATTCGATGAACAGACGGAAGCTTGGATTAAAGCAGGATTGACATTATTAGAATCAGAAAAAGAAGAATTGATGAGAATGTCGCAGTTAAGAGAATAAGTAATTGTAAACAATAATTTTTATATCATAGGAGGAAATAAATATGATGAACAATTTTTTAAATGGTATGTTTGGCAAGGTAGGAAGTGGAATGTGTAGACTTTCTATGAATGGTGGAATTGCAGTTAAGACAAATGGTGGTTATAAGACATATAACATCAAGACTGGCAAGCTCACAAACTGTAGTAACTTTGTATTTGATATCGGAGAGGAATTCTTCTTTATTATTCCAACTAATAAGGTAGAGAAGGGTGATATCATTCTTGTAAATGGCAAACCAAGATGCGTTATTGAAGCTGATAAGACAAAGATCACAGTAATCAATTATGAGGACTCAACAATCGAAACTGTACTTCCTGAAAGACATGTATTTATGGGTAATACATATTTTTATGGCAAGATTGTTTCAATGTTTGGTAGTGACATTATCAAGGGTAAAAAAGGCACAAACAATATCTTTAAATATATGATGCTTTCTCAGATGATGAAGGGTGACAATGGCTCTACTGGCATGATGAATGGAAATGGTGGAATAAGTTCTATGTTACCACTTATGATGATGGGTGGAAATATGGGTGATATGTTTGACGGAATGTTCGACTTTGATATGAGTAGCAATGATGACGATGATACAGAAGTAGATGAAGAGGAGGAAGCATAATATGGGATGTGGTTCATGGACAAGAGATAGTTATGTAAGTTATTCAACAACAAAGGGTATGAGTGTTTCAACGGATGGTATGATTAGAGGTTCTTATTCTAATCAGGATATGTTTAAGGCAAGAAATATTGATTCTGCACTTGATCCTAAGAATGTTATTAGAGAGTGCTGTGATACAGAGGAGCATCCAAACACAATTCCTGTCATTCTTGCTTTAGATGTTACTGGGAGCATGGGAGAGGCTGCTGTTGAGGTAGCAAAGAAGTTGAATGTAATTATGACTAAGTTATATGAAAAGGTTACAGATGTTGAGTTCCTTATCATGGGTATTGGTGATTTAGCTTGTGATAGCTGTCCAATCCAGGCTTCACAGTTTGAGTCTGATATTCGTATTGCTGAACAGCTTGACAAGATTTATTTCGAGTTTGGCGGTGGTGGAAACAGTTATGAATCCTACACAGCAGCATGGTATTTCGGCTCTCGTCACACAAAGCTTGATTGCTTAACCCGTGGAAGAAAAGGAATTATTATTACAATGGGTGATGAGCAGTTAAATCCATATCTTCCATTAAAAGGTTATAGAAGTGGCTTAATTGAAGCAACAGGTGATAATCTTCAGGCAGATGTGGAGACAAAAGATTTATATAATGAAGCTTCTCAGAAGTTTAACATCTATCATTTAGATGTTGTTCATCGTCATAGATGGGATGAGGATGAGATTGAAAAGTCTTATAAGAAGTATCTTGATGATACTCATTTTAGAAGAGTAAATATGGACAGTATTACAAATGAGATTGTAGATATTATTGTTAATGAAGCAGAGAATAATGTAACAGATACAGTTGCTACACCTTCTAACTCGGAAGGAATTACTTGGTAGGATAGGAGATTTAAAAGATGAAAGACATTAAGATTGTATGTGGATCGAATTGGGGAGACGAAGGAAAAGGTTTAATGACAGATTATTTCTCACAGAAACCTAATAGTATTGTTGTTTGTTCAAATGGTGGTGCTCAGAGAGGACATACCGTAACAACACCTGATGGAATCAGACATGTCTTTCATCATTTTGGATCTGGAACATTCAATCATGCAAGTACATATTTATCTGAGGATTTTATTGTTAATCCAATTATTTTTAAGCAGGAATATGATGAATTGATGAAATTAGGATATATTCCGAATGTTTATATCAATCAAAACTGTATGTTGACTACACCTTTTGATATGATGGCAAATCAGATTATAGAAGAAAATCGTGGGAAAAATAAACATGGTAGTTGTGGCTTGGGAATTTTTGAAACTATCAAAAGATATAAAGCTGGCATAACTGATGTAGATAATCATATCAGGGAATATTACTTAGAACAATTTAAAAGAGAGAATATTATATTAACAGATGAATGGTCAAGAATATTCCTTGATAATGGTATATTTGAACACTTTTTAGATGATTGGGATTTTATGAATAATCACTCATTGACTATATCGGATAATTATTTCTTAAATCAGTTTGACAATATTGTGTTTGAAGCTGCACAAGGTTTATTACTTGATCAGAATAATACCAAATATTTTCCACATCTAACACCGTCTAATACAGGTATAGAAAATCCCAAGAGAATAATTGAAAACGTTGAATGGAATGATGAGATAAATATTGAAACTTGTTATGTATCTCGTACTTATTTAACAAGACATGGTGCTGGTAAATTTCCATCTGAATGTAATAAGAGATTTATCAATGAGTATATGTTTGATAAAACAAATGTACCAAATCCATTCCAGGATACATTGAGATATGGAACACTTGATTTGAGAGAATTGTATAGTAGATGTTCCGATGATGTAGGAAATTTTGGAGACGAAAAATCAATCGCCATTACACATTGTAATGAATATGATTGGGATAATGATAAATTGATTGAATTATTCAAGGATTGGAATATTTATTATTCAGATGGCGAAACACATAATGATGTGAACTGAGAATAAGAAAGATTTGTTTCCTTTGGAAATATGGAGGTGAAATAATGGAGAAATTTTATATTGTAACAAATGAGAAATTCCTAAAAGAGATTAATGATTATAGAAAACATTGTGAAGAGAGAAGAATAGTAACAAATAATTTTTTCGAGGATAAAGGTATTGCTGGAAAGGAATATTATATCGGTGGAGATGGATCCGTAAATCGTCCATTTAGAGAATATGAGAAGCATAATATCAGATTATATATTGCCGATTGTGATGAAAATAATCAGAAGTTTGGTAAAGAGTTACTGAAACCAACTAAGCTATTTTGCGATTCTGATGTGTTAATGAGAAGATTTAGAGCTAACAGCAAGACTTTAAAAGAGTTTCAGGATTTATGTATTGAAAAGAATATTGTTATTAACAACCATCCGATTCGAGTAGGAGACTATTTCAAAGAATTACATTTAGGTGGGTATTCATTTTCAAGATTTGAGTATAAGAATAAGTTGTATTTAAATATTTCTACAACAAAATATGAAACTATTACACCAGATGATGATACAGGTTTTACAGAAATTAAAGGCAGCGAATTTTATAAAGCACTTGAAGAATTTGAATCGAAGAATGAGTAAATATTGTTTCTTTTGAAAATAAGACTAAGAAAGGTGTGTGCTGAATGAGAAGAAAATTAAAAACGATTGCAAGAAAAGTACATAATTTTATTGAACGAGTGAGGATGCCTGAATCGGATTATTTAACTATGAAAGAACAGTCAAATAAGTTTGAAAATATGATGTCATCTTGTGAATTTAAGTTAGACGAACCAGAATATACGGATGTTAAAGATGCAGATGGAAATATTCTGCATAGATTTAAAAAGTCTCAGTCTGCAAGTCTTAATATCAACATAGATGAAATGTTAAAAAACGGTGGAATTTTATATGATAAAGAAAGAGTCAAGTTAAATATTGAGTAAAAAGGAGAGAATAAATATATGAAAGCATTTGATAAAATTTTTGATGCAATTAGCAGTCTTAATAATAACATTATACATTTAATTGATTACTATAAGAGAGAACATGATGATGTGATTAGAACATATAACAGTTACAGAGATATTATTCAGGAACAGGATAGAATCATACAGTCGTTATTGAAATCACAGACAAATAATAAAGATATGGAATGTATGGTATTTGTTCCATATAGAGGTAAGCCAGTTGTAATTAAGAATGGTGAAGTTGTCAGCACAGATAGTATGACCTCATTCGATGTTGATTGGGCTTATGATAGACGAACTGAAGTGACTGTGAGAGGAGAATAATAGATTGAATAGTAGCATTTTTGTTCCTAAAACGATAAATGTTGGATATCAAAATCGTTCAGGAACTTATACAGGAAAACTTGCCTATGTCATTTACTATGACGAAAAAGGTAAACTGCGAAAAGAAACATCATGGAATAGTTGGCGTGATTGCAAAATTCCGAATGATGAATATGATAATATTCCAACTGAAGGATTTGTGCTAAATAAGAAAGCTGGTGATTACTCTACAGGATGGGATCACAGACATGCCTATTGTAGAGTATATGATCCAAGAGGATTTGAGTTTGAAATTACCATTGAAAATTTATTATACATTCTCGAAAATGCGAATTGCATCAAAGGTAAGGGACTCGAAGGAGAATTTATATATGGATGGGATGGTAAGGATTTAGTTCTTATGCCTGTTGAGTCACCTGACTATAAGCAAATTAGTGAGTTTAATAAAATTATCCATAATAATGAAACCATTAAAGCAAAAGATTTAATTATCGGTGCTACATATCTCACAAAAGATAATGAGAACTGGATTTATATGGGCAAATTTGAAGCTTTTGACTATTGGGAAGGAACAAATAAAGGTAAACATTTTTGGTTTTGGCATAGTGGTATTTTTGAACATTATAAATCTTTACCAAAGAATAAATTTATCAAATGTATTGATAACAAATGCAGTGAAAAATATGCAAATATCTACAATAATTTAGAAAGAAACTGTGAGTATTCTCCATACGACAGTTCAAAAAATGAATACGAATATCTCACTTTTGAAGAGTTTGAGAAAAGATCGTCTTCTGGTCGTTGGGACGAAAGACAATTTATAAGTGAATATTACGGTAGAAATAAATATGAGTTTGAGATTTATCCAGAAGACAAAAATAATAACTTATTTATTGTTCGTATAAAAGATAATACGAGTAGGTACTACAGCGATTATAATGAAGTAACCAATATTTTTCCGACTACATCTAAAATGGTTAAATCAAACCACTACCCATATAAAGACATAGAAGAAAAGCATATGATTCCAGTTACGCTAAAAAAGATTTTTGAAGTGATGAAGCCAATGTATATTCAAAAATATTTAGCAAATGGTAGAAAATATAAAAAGGAGTACGAAATTAAATGAGTAAAAACGATGACAGAATTTTAGAATTGAAGAAACAGATTGAAGCCAAGAAGAAATCAATTTCTGAGAGGAAGATTAGATTTATTCCTGAAACAAATTGCGTTCTTAATATGGATGGAATGACAATTAATCTCAATGTGTGTTCAGACGATGCATTATTATTACTTTTGATTAGATTGAATTCATATTTAATGTCTGCAAAAGATCTTAATATGGCTGATTTTGAAATTTCAGGATACAGTGTGACAACATGGATTAAAGATATTAAGAGTAAGTTAGAGGTATCTGGTCTAAAGAAGGAAGAGTCTGATTTGAAGAAAATGGAGAGTAAGTTGGACAAGTTGCTTTCTGATGATAAGAAAACAGAGCTGGAGATTGATGAGATTGCTGCTTTATTGAAGTAAAAGAGAGAATAATACAATAGGTGGTATATTTCATAAAATTGCATACTATATATAGTGGTTAGATAAATTTAAACTACTATATATAGCGATAAAAAGGACAAGAAATATCGGTTTCCTTTGGAGGTGAAAAATTGGAGAAAGAAATAGTATACATTGCAGATTTAGATCAGGATGTTGATGATGTTGTTGCAGCACATTATCTTCATAACGAAGGGGTATTGAAATGTGTTGTATGTGATCCATATCCAATGACAGAAGATGGGTTAAAAAGAAAAGACATTCTTGAAAGTTTGGGCGTTCAAGTATTAAAGAAAATGCCACCAATTGCAAAATATGTATTTGTTGGTGGAGCATTAACGCTTGTTGCTGATTACATCAAAATGCACCACATTGACTGGTTAGTGATGAATGGTGGTTTTGTTGGTACGAATATTGCTTCATTTGAATTGGATAAGTTTAAAGGGAAAGAAACAGTAAGAACGTTTAATTTTAATTGCGATGTAAATGCAACTGATTATGTCTTAAAAGCTGGAAAAGAGAGAATATCTAATATAGTACTTGTTGGCAAAAATGTGTGTCATGATTTCAGAAATACAAGAGTTGGTATATGGTCGGATGAGAAATATAAAGAACTATTTGATACATATGATGTTAAAGACAAAAAACGTCAGCATGATATGTTGGCTTGCCATGAAGGGCTGGCATTTTTGAATAATTCTACAAAATATTGTAAGTATGAAGTTGTAAAGCCATTTAACACAGGTTTAAAAGGAAAATATACCCAATGGGGAAGTACAAAAGCAAAGGAAACTCCGTATAGGGAAGTGTTGGCTGCAATAGAATATGAAGCATAGTAAATTTCGATTTCTTGGGAACGAAATAAGAGAATATAAAGGAGGAACACATGAGAAAGAAAATTGTAACAGCAATTTTAGTTGCTGCGTTAGCAGTAGGAAGTTTATCAGGATGTGCATTATTAGATAACGAAGTAAATGAACTAAATGGTTCAATCACAGGTAATACATATAATGCTTCGTTTTATTCTAATGAAGGTGAAAAGTTCATGGATATGAGTGGTCAGAAAATTGATCTTGCATCCAACATTGTCAAAGAACAGTCGTATAGTTCTGATGGTGGATGGGGATATACACAGACATTATCTAGTGTAGTGACAGTTACCATTGATGGTAAAGAGGTAGAGAGTTGTGGAAGTACAATGATTTTTTCCGAGAAAGGATTAAATCCAGAAGTAGATTTTAAGAGTCCAGAAGTTATCAATAGTACAACAGATGGCAGTTTAGGAGACAATGTAATAATTGCAAGTGTTGTGAATAAATATAAGAATTACTTTGGTAAATCAAGAGTAGTTGTAATTCAGTCTCAGTTAGGCGATCCGATTTGTGCTTATTCAGGTGATGAAGTGTATTGGCAGGTATGTCAAGATTTACCTAAGACTACAAAACTTATGATTGACGGTAAAGCATTATATATTCACAGAGCAAACTTTCAGATTATTGATAAAAGCTTATTAAATTAAAACGAAGGGAGGATATAAAATTATGTGGTGCGTATTTATTATTTTAGGAATTGTAGCAGAGATATTAAAAGCAAATGCAATTTTAGTAATTCCAACAATTGTTGAATATATTTTGTTTGGTGTTGGTGGATTGCTTCTTGTGATTAAATTTATTATTTATTGTTCTACGAAGCGTCAGATAAAGAATATGACAAAAAATTTTAATGACGGATTCAATAATAGATTTAATGGCATGTTTTAAAAGCCAAGTAATCTGACATTTCTTGGTGTAGATTGAATATAAGGAGAAATAAAATGTGTTCTAATGCAGTAATTTCTTTATTAAGCATATTTGTAATATTGAGTATATTATTTGCAGGTTTCTATATAGCCTACAAAGCGGATATCGAAAATATATATATTCTCAATTCTATAAAGAATTTTGTTGTTGATTTATTTAAAAATAGAAATATTTTAGGTAAATTTCTTTCAAGTGTTGTATTTTTATTATCTATTCCAGGTATATTATTTATGATTCTTTTAGTAATAGCGGATGTGCTCATAAAGTTATTTATAAAAATATGGAAGTTAGGAAATAGATAAAACTTTATATAAATAAGAGAATATATAGTTGGAGGTGAGAATATGATTCAAGTAATTGAGACAAATTTGAGTATTGATCATGATAATATCATAAGAGATCATCAGTCACTAATTGTTGAAGTTGAAGATTGGGATACATATTGCAAAGCATTTGAAGAATATAATGGTGAAGCTGTTTATTTTAAGTCAAAGTCTATGCGTGGTTACAGTATCTTATCGAATTGCACAATGACAGACTTGATATATGATGACATTCATTTATCTTGTATGATCTTACACCAATCAGGTTTTATTACGAAGAAACTTGCATATAGAATTGTTTTATAATCTATGATTCATTCGAGTCACAATTCCAATAAAAATGAAAATCAAATAGAGAATAAACATATAAAGGAGGAAAATTATGTTTGCAGAATTTGAAGATGATATACAGTTTTGGGGATGCAATATTCCGAATGAAGTGAAAATGGTTATAGATTCAGCAAATGAAAGTGTAGACAAATCATTTGATAATGAAGATCAGAAACAAGCTTATCATCTTGGTGTAGAAAATACATTGTCTGTATTGAAACAGTTACTTGATGAAGGGTTAAGTAGAGATAGCATTACATTCTATTACCCAAACGCAACTACGACAGAAGAAATGGGTATAGAAGACATTAACAAGTGGCTAAAAACATTACCATATAAATAAATCACTGTTTCATTGGGATTTTGAGGAGGTAAATATGTTAATAGTTTTAATGAGTATTCATATAATTGGAGCAATCGTTGCTATTGTTATCCATTGTAGAGACGGAACAATGGAACATGCTTCAAAATATGGAGATGGATTTAGATTTGCAAAACCGTCAGATGTTATATTTCAAGATTGCTTACTATGGAAAATTCAATTAGTAATTCATACGATAGTCTTTGTAGAAGATTACATAAACAGTAAATTCAATAAGCATTTTCATTGAACAAATCAGTTCAAAAATTCCAAAAACAAAATGTCACGAATAATATATAAAATCCGTGACAAAAAGAGAATAAATAAATGCGGAAAACATTTGTATGGGTGGAAGAACAGCATACCCTTGGGTTTTATACTCAAAAATCACTGTTGAAGATAGATTTTTACATAAATTTATTTTCTGTGTTCCGTCCATTTGGGCGTTTAGATAGATTGTTTTATTAACAATATTTACATAAATTTTTAATTTTAAGGAGGAAAAATTTTAATGAAGGAACTCAAAAATTTAGTAACAGTAACAGGAAAGCTTGTAAAGAACAACATCGAGGAGTTTACTACAAAGAAGGGTGAGGAAGCTATCGGAGGAAGTCTCGTATTAAGAACTGCTGACGATAGTGAGCATGAAATCAATTTCTTTGCTTACATGTATAAGAAGGATGAGAATAAGAATTTCACTTCTGAGGAGAGTTATTTCTACAAGCAGTACACAGATGCAATGAATCTCAAGGATATTGAACATTGTGCAGAGGGAGAGACACCTGACATTATCTCTATTACAGATGGTATGTTTACAGCAAACGATTTCAAGGGTAACGATGGAAATGTTGTATCTACAAATAAGATTTCAGCAAGATTCATCAATAGAGTTGAGCCAAAGGATTATGAGAGTACAGTTCTCGAAGCTAAATTTGAGGTAGAAGGTATTATCGAATCTATCACTGATGAGGTTGTTAAGGAAGTACCTACTGGGAATCTTACAATTAGAATGAATGCTATTGGTCAGAGAGCTGATGGATTTGGCAAGGATGCCAAGTATGAAGCTGATTCACTTATTCCAATTAAGATGACAGTTGATAAGTCAATGGCAGATGCATTCAGAAGTGCGGGTTACTACGATGGATGCTTTACAAAGCTTGCTGGTGTAGTTATTAACTCTGTTGATATTCAGGAAGTTGTAGAGAAGGCTGCATTTGGTACAGACATTGTTAAGAAGGTAAAGACAACAATTAGAAAGAATGATGTTAAGTCTGGTGTTGCAGCTTCAACAGTATTTGAGCATGAACTTACACAGGATATTATCGACACATTAAAGTCTAAGAGAAAGGCTAAGTTAGCAGAGATTAAGGCTGGTGAATCATCTTCTCAGACAGCAGAAGGATTCCAGAAAAATACTAGTACACCTGCTCCACAGACTACATACAATCCATTTGCACAGCAGCAGTAAAATAAAAAGCCTACTCAAGAGTAATCTTGGGTAGGTGAATAATATAAAACTTAAAATATAAAGGAGATAAACAAAAACATGGTTGGAAATTTATTAGATTTAACACCAAATAAGGTGTCAATTGACTTAACTCAGTATTCTACAGTTTGGATGGGAGATACAGGTGTTGGTAAAACAACAACACTTATGAAGTTTTTAAAGGAACTTGTACCTGACAAAGATCCGTTTTTCTTAGAGTTTGAGGATAGATATCAGAACATTCCTGGTATTATGGCACAGAAAGTTGATACAATGTCTGATTTCAAGTCAATTATTGGACAGTTAAGAAATCCAGCACTCAAGCAAAAGTTCTCTTGTATTGTAATTGATACGCTCGACAAGTATGAAGAATTTTGTGAGAGATATGTACTTGAAAATAGAGATGCAGAGATTTTAAAGGATGTTGGAGCATTCGGTGAAGGTTCTCTTCGTTTCAAGAGTGCGTTGAGAAATATTGGTATCATTCAGAGTCTTGGGTATACAGTACATTTTATTGCACAGTCAACACATAGTAAGGATTTTGATACAAAGAAAGAAAGTGATGCTTTAAAGCTTAATAAGAATACATTTTCTTACTGTAGAGAAGCAGCTTATCTTGTTGGATATATGTATAGAGAAAAGGATGAGAGATTTATCACATTTAAGAAAACAGAGAAGTATCCAGATTTAAAGGATACATTCGGTCTTCCAGATAAGATTAATGTTAAAGATCTCAAGAAGGCTTGGACAAAGGCTGTTGAAGATTTGGGTGGAGATTTCACTACTAAGGAGAAGACAATTGATAAGACTGCGCCAGTTGAGGACTTTGAAGCTATTAAAGCAAAGGGTATTGAACTTGGTGGTTTACTTGCATCAAATGGTCATCTTGCCGAAGCAACGGCTGTTCTTCAGAGAAATCTTGGTCTTGATGATAATGGAAATGTAAAGATGTTTGATACTCTTAGAGATACACAGCTTGATTTAACAAAGGTTGTTGTTATGGAACTCGAAGAGTTAGTAGAGAAATTTGGAATTAAGGCTTAGAAATAAGGGAGGGATTCTTCCCTCCTGTTCTTTGTGAAGAGGTGTATATGGCTAGATTATCAACATGTAAAGGTTGTGGGAAAAAATTGCAACCAGAAGAAAAATACATACATGCTTCAAAAACATATTGTGAAGAGTGCTATAAGAAAATTGAAAGAGAATCTATTGAATATAAACAGTTGATTGAATTCATCTGTAATAACTATGAGTTAGATAAACCAACAGGTTTTATGCTTAAACAGATTAAGGAACTTAAAACTGAATATGGATATTCATATGCAGCTATGACCTATACACTTTGGTACTGCAAAGAAATATTAAACAAGTCCTTGATTGAAAAGTATGGTGTAGCATTAATTAAACATTATTACGATGAAGCAAAGGATTATTATTCACAGCAAGAAAGATTAAAAGAGCAAATCAACAAATTGTCAGATGTGGAAGTTAAAACAAAAGTTGTGAAAAAAACTTCTATGAACTCTAATAAAAAATCAGCATCTTTGATAGATTTGGGAAATTTGTTAGAAGGTGGTGATTCAAATTAATTTTAATCAACAGGTAGATAAAAAGGCTATTTTCTTATTATTTGGATGTTATTGTTTGAATCCAAGATATGTATTAGATGAAAAATATTCAACAAATACAAATGATTATCCTGAGAATTTTCATAAAATGATTTGGGGAGCAATTGTAAACATTGCGAAGAAAGGTAATGTTGAAAAGATTACACCTATTGATATTGAAAATGAGATTTCTCAGTTTGATACGGCAATTTCACTTTGGAAGAATAATGATGGTTGGGGATATATTGAGTCAGCCATAGAGATGTCTTCTGATAAAATCATGAATGTTGGTAAATATTATGATGATGTTCGTAAGTATTCAATTGTTAGGAATGCTGTAGAATCATTAAAAATGGATATCAGTTTTTTATATGATGAGAATGATGATGAGAAGTTAGAAGCATTCAATAAATTGACAAGTATGGATGTTCTCAATGAAATAAATAATAAATTTATGGATTTCAAATCAATGTGGAAGAATATGTTTGGAGATAATTATTCGTTCAAAGCAGGAGATGGAATTACAGATAGATTAAGAGAACATAAAGAACAGCAGAATGTATATGGTTATCCTTTTCAATCTGGATATTTAACAACTGTGTATAGAGGTATGCGACCAAAGAAATACATATTAAGAAGTTCTGTATCTGGTGGTGGTAAATCAAGAAGTTCTCTTGCTGACGGTTGCAATATGGTATCTGACCGAATATATGATTGGAGTAAAAAGGAATGGATATCTACAGGTGATAGTCAGCCAGTATTATTTATTTCTACTGAGTTGGAAAAAGATGAAATTCAGGATATTATTCTTGCACATGTAAGTGGTATTGAACAGGATCGAATTGAAACTTGGGATGACATTACACCAGAAGAAGAAAAAATTCTTGAAGAATCAGCAAAATATATTGAAACATATGAATATTATGTTGAGTATATGCCTGATTTTACTATTGATCTCATTTCTGAAACAATCGAAAAATATATCTTAAATCATGGAATAGTCGCTTGTTTCTTTGACTATATCAACGATTCCCCTTCATTATATGAATATTATTACAATAAAACACACACAAGATTAAGAACCGATCAGATTCTTTTCTTATTCAGTGCAGCATTAAAGTCTGTATGTAATAAGTTTGGTATATATTTGGGTTCAGCAACACAGTTAAATGACAACTATAAAGAAGACAACAATAAGGATGCCGGTGCTTTAAAGGGTTCAAAGGCTATTATTGAGAAAGCCGATGGTGGTATTTTAGCACTTCCTGTAACTCATAAGGATTTAAAAAAGCTAAAACCAATTCTTGAAAGTGATGGAAGTTTTGGAAAATTAGTTCCGAATATGTCATATTACATATTTAAAAATCGTGGTGGTAAGTGGAAGACAATTATTATTTGGACAAAGCTTAATATGGGAACTATGAGAGAAGTTGACTGCTTTGTAACAGATTACAATTATGAACTCATAACTGATATTGAACAAACACTTATTGATTTTAAGCTCGATGATGTAGGTGATGTTGGAATTATTGAAACAGATGTAGATGTTTCAGGTTCAGATTTAGCAACAGAATTATCAAAAGTATCTAAGTAGGGAGGTATACGATGACCGCCCAAGAATTAAAAGAGAAGTTAAAAGAAGAAGATATTAGAAAGTTGCTCATAGAAATGGGAGCGACTTTCTATTATGAAGATGATGATATGTGGATTACAGATACCATATGTCATCATGGTACAAAGCCTAAATTGTATTATTATAAAGATTCAATGTCTTTCCATTGCTATACAGAATGTGGTCAGTTGGACATTATTGGTGTAGTAATGGGATATAAAGATTATGAACAAGAAGAATTTCAAAAAGCAATTAATTGGATATGTGTAAAGCTTAATCTTGATAATTGTGAATATGGATTCGGAAAACAAGAACAAATATCTGATTGGGAATTCATTAGGAAGTATAAGAAGAGTAGTAAAAAAGAAGCCAAAGAAAAACCATTAGTTCTATATGATAAAAGTGTTTTGAATATATTTCAAAAGATGTACACAGACGAATGGATTAAAGAGGGAATATCCATAGAGACTATGGAAAAATACAATATTCTTTATTCTACATGGCAACAGAAAATTATCATTCCTCATTTTGATGTGAATAATCAATTGATAGGAGTTCGTGGAAGATCCTTAATAGATGAAGATATTGAATTGTTCGGTAAATATACTCCATTTAAAGTTGGAAGAAGATTTTATAATCATTCACTTGGAATGAATCTATTTGGATTAAATCATAACCTTAAAGCTATTCAGAAGAAAAGAAAAATCATGCTAGTAGAAGCTGAAAAATCTGTTTTCCAGACAGACACAATGTTTGGAGAAGATAATTTTACAGTTGCGTTATGTGGAAGTAATCTAACCGATTATCAAAAAGGAATGATTTTAATGCTTGGTGTGAGAGAGGTTATAGTCGCATTGGACAAGCAATATGAAACTATTGATTCTGATGAATGTAAAAAATGGGCTAAACATATAAAAGATAAAATCGTTGACAAATTGAGTCCGTTTGTAACTGTTTCGGTTCTTTGGGACACAAATGACTTACTTGAATATAAGGATAGTCCAACAGATAGAGGAAAAGAAACTTTACTTCAACTAATGGAGAATAAAATATATGTAGGAACTAATCAATAAGGAAGGAGTGTAGATTTGAGTTTCAAATACGATGTATTAGGTCACGTAAGGTTCGGAAATGAGTTGGAAGATATTTTGAAATTAAAAGGTATCAAAGATATAAACTCCTTCCTGAATCCTACTGTTAAAAATGCAGAGAGTGAATTGCTCTTTGATAATATTGAGAAAGCAAGAGATGTGTTTGTAAAACATATTGAAAATAAAAGTGTGATAGATTTATTAGTGGATTGTGATGTTGATGGATTTACATCAGCATCTAATATCTACCAATACACAAAAAGAATAAATTCAAACATCGAAATAAGATGTTTTATTCATAAAGGGAAAATACATGGATTATCTGAATTTGTGGATTCGATGTGTGAAGATGATTCAAAACTCATTATTGTACCAGACGCAGGATCAGGAGATTCAAAAGAATGTAAGAAACTTATCGAAAGTGGAAAAGATATCATTATTTTAGACCATCATAGTATTGATGCTTCTGATAATCCAGCAATAGTAGTAAACAATCAGCTTTCAGATAAAATAACTGACAAAGCTATGACAGGTGTTGGAATTACATATAAATTCACAAGGCTATTGGATAAGTATTATGGTGTGAATTATGCAGATGATTATTTGGATTTAGTTGCATTGGGGATGATTGGAGATAGGGCTGATACAGTTAATCTTCAAACAAGATACCTTATATTAAAAGGATTGGAACAGATACGAAATAAAGTTAATAAAAATAAACTTATATCTGTTCTAGTAGATGCTCAAATGTATTCAATGAATAATAAAATCACAATAAACGGAATTGGATTTTATGTATGTCCTCTTATGAACTCAATGATTCGATTGGGAGAGTATGAAGATAAGTGTTATATGTTTGAAGCATTATGTAATTCAGATGAGATGCTTGACAGAAAAGTACGAGGAAAAGGCGTAGTCAATATGACTATTCAAGAATATGTTCTAAAGGCTAGTCAATCATCAAATAGAAAACAGAAAAAAATAACAGAGGAAAGTGCTGCTGTTTTATCTGAAGAAATTAAGAAGTTTAATATGGACAAATTACCTATTCTTGTATGTAATGCAAGAGATGATGTTGATAGTAATTCGACAGGTCTTATTGCTAATAGACTTGCTGATCAGTATCAAAGACCATGTTTGTTGATGAGACGAAAAGGTGATATTTGTAAAGGAAGTGGTCGTGGTAGTGATAAATGTGAAATTTTAGATTTTAATCAGTGGTGTAAAGATACTGGATTATTCAATAAAGTAGAAGGACATCCAGGAGCATTTGGATGTGAAATTGATTTTGAAAATACAAATAAACTGTTCTTATTGCTCTCTACAATGCGAAAGATTGATGAACCAACGTATCATGTATATAACGTGTATGATGCAAATCAAATTCACGATCAAATTATTAAAAATGTTGCAAAATATGATTTTGTGTGGGGTAACACAGTTAGTGAACCTATCTTTCTTATTAAGAATATTCCGTGTAATAAATACAATCTTTATCTATTGGGTTCAAAACAGAATAAGATTGAATTTACATATCACAATATCAAATTTGTAAAGCAGACAAAAGGTAGTTCACTAGCTTCCTTATACAAAAAGATCATTTCCATTGGAGATAACTTTGAATTTGATATTGTAGGTAGATTTTCGATTGATTATAAATCTGGTAAAGCTGCTCAAGTAATAGTTGAAGATTGGATGTTTTATAAAAGTGACAAAGTACAAGGATTTTTCGGATAAGGCGGTGGTTTAAATAATAGATAAAAGTAAAATTTGGGGCTACGATTTCGAGGTGTACTCGAAGATTAATTGGTTTTGCGTAACTTTTATTAATCATGAGGATAGAACAAATGAAGTTGTAGTAGTAAATAATAAACAAAAATTAACAGATTTCTATAACAAACATAAGGATGATATTTTTATCTCATATAACGGCAGACAATATGATACAGGAATTTTTAAAGGTATTCTTGATGGAATGAATGTCGGATATGTAAATGATAAACTCATCAAGGAAGGTAAGAAACCTTTTCAAGTAGTGAAAAACGCAAAAAATTATCCTCTGAATGATTACGATGCTATCCTTAAAGATAAATCGTTAAAGCAGTTGGAAGCATTTATGGGTGATGATATTCGTGAGACAGAAGTGGACTTCAATATTGACAGACCACTTACAGACGAAGAAATAAGACAGACATTATATTACAACAGACATGATGTAATCGAGGTATTAAGAGTTCTTGATTATTGTTGGGATGATTTTGAAGGTCAGTTAGATATTATTGAGTTGTATGGACTTGATATGTCATACTTCACAAAGACAAAAGTTCAATTAGCAGTTTCTCCAAAGATTCTAAATGCTGTGAACCAGCACACTCTTGATGATGAATTTGATATTCGTCTTCCTGAAACAATTCAATTATCAGATAAATATAAATTTATTCCAGAATGGTATCTCAATCCTAAGAATTGGAGGTATAAAGAACATTTACGTTCTGAAGATGTTCAACATAACAATCAGTTATGCTGTACAGTTGCGGGAATTCCTCATGTGTTTGCATGGGGAGGGTGTCATGGTGCAGATGATAAACAGGCTGTGTTTGAAGGAATTATTCTTCATGCTGATGTTGCATCTATGTATCCTACAACAGATATTGAGTATGGATTGTTGAGTAGAAAATTTAAGAATCCTGATGACTTTAAACAGATGAGAAATTTCAGATTGAAACTTAAAGCTGAAGGTAATTCAAAGAATAAGGCATTAAAACCTATGATAAATGGTGTATATGGAGCAGGAAAAGATAGAAATAATCCATCTTATGATCCGTTAATGGCTAATCTGACTTGTATATTTGGACAGATGTTCATTCTTGATTTGATTGATAAGCTTGAACCTTATTGTAGATTATTACAAACAAATACAGATGGTATTTTCGTTCTTTGTGAGAATGAAGATATGAAGAATAAGGTAATTGAAATCACAAATGAAGTGGGTAAACGACTTAAAATGGAATTTGAGATTGATGAATACACCAAGTTAATTCAAAAGGATGTAAATAACTATATTGCAGTTATGAAGAATGGAAAATTGGAATGTAAAGGAGCAATGGTAAAATTCAATAAACCTATTGATAATGATTTACCTATTCTCAATGATGCAGTTAGAAATTACCTTGCATCTGGAATTCCAGTTGAACAGACAATCAATGAATGTACTGAATATATTAAGTTCCAAAAAGTTATTAAATTGTCTGCAAAATACAAAGAGATTTGGTATGGCAATGGTGTAGCTGCAAAAGATGGAAAGATTACTTCAATAAATGGAGAATTATTAAAAGGTAAAGTACATAGAGTGTTTGCCAGCAAGAGAGCATCAGATGGATCTATTTATAAATTGAAAGTTGAAAAGGGCGTTAAATCTTATGAACAGTTTGCAAATACACCTACTCATTTATTTATAGATAATGAAGATATTCATGAAAAGAATATTCCTGAATATTTAGACAAAGAGTATTACATCAATGAGGCAAAGAAACGAATTGAGATGTTTTTAACCAAAGATGAAGAAAAAGTAGATGAAACACCAAATATTTTATTCAAATGTATGTGTGAGAGTCCTACATTTTATGACTTTTTGGAGAAGTGTTCGGAGAATAATATAACGAAGAAAGTTTTAGAACAGTATCTTATTGCGGATTGTTGTTCAAATTATGGAAAGACAAAAAAGTTGTTACTGTTTAGAGATTATTTTCTTATGTTATATGGGAAAGATAAAATGACAGTAACTACATTGAATAAAAAATTCTCTGATGAAAATATCAAATCTATTGTCATTTCTAATGCTGAACTGTCGAAAACAGGAAAGTCTTATAACAATTTAAACTCTAAGAAAGCTCTTTTAGAAATATTCAATTATATTCCAGATGAACATATTGATCCGTATGAAATTATGGAGATGCAAGTTAATAAGTTTGGAACAGTAAGATACAAAGATTCAAAACTTATTAATAGATATTTTGTTCTAAACACTCGAAACATCATTGCTCCAAATCTAATTCTTTATAACATGGGAAACGGAGAAATTCAGTATAGGAAGATTAAGAAAGAGATATTTAAAATTCTTCCTTTACAGGATGGTGACATCATTGATGTTAAAAACTCCGAGAAACAATTTGGTATGAAGATTGTAGGTAAGGATGATGAAGGAAAAAACATTGTAGTTGCTGATATAGACAAAGAATATGATGTAATTACTCAATATGACATTGTTTATAGAAAGTATGGTAAAGGAAATTCGCTTCTAACAGATTGTGAGGTATGATAGTGGAAGAGGAAAAGATTTTAAAATTTGAATGTACTTTGGATAGGATTTTCTATCCAAAGTATTGTAAAAAGGTTGAATCTGGTGAATTCGCCATATTCAGTGCCGTTATAACAAAATGGCTTGAAAATGAGATAGACAATTTATATACAATTAAGATGAAAGGAAATTGCTGCACGATTGAATATGGAACAACATATAAGGTGTTTTGTAAATTAGATGAAACACATGAACAATATGGTGATACATATGAAATCGTATATATCAGTAAATGTATTGATATTTCAAGTAAGGATAAGCAAAAAGAATTTCTCAAAAATGTATTGAATGAGAATCTTGTTGATAAGTTATTTGATGAATATGACGATGTGATTCAGCTTTTGGAGAATAGAGATGTAAAATCTCTTATGAAAATTAAAGGTATTGGTAATCAGGTAGCTTTAAAAATGATTGATGAATACGAAGAATCAAAAGATTATAGTTCTATTTACATGGAACTTGGGCAGTTAGGGTTGACTCATACATTCATCAAAAAATTAGTGGATTTTTACCATTCTCCAGATACAGTAATTGATATTGTGAGGAATAATCCATACGATTTAGTGCGTGTGGACGGTGTAGGATTCAAAAAGGCAGATGAAGTTGCTTGTAAAGTAGGAATTGGTCAATATGACATTAGACGAATCAAAGGATTTTTATTACATCACTTAAATGACCAAGGAGAAGCAGGCAAGAGTTATCTTAATTATCAGGAACTTATGAAAGCATTGTATGATACTTTGGGATTTGTACCAGAAGAGGTTGTAAATGCTACTGCAAAACAAATGATTGATAATGAAGATGTAGTTGTACTTGATAATGGATCGAAAATTGCACTTAAAAAGTTTTACAATTTGGAGAATAACATAATGAAAGAACTCATAAGACTTCAGATTGGACTTGTGAAAGTAGTAGAAAATGACTCGGATGAGGTAAGTATTCACGATGATTATATTCCAAAGTCATTTAATATTGGTAATTGGGAATCAATTGTTAAAAAAGTAGAAGAAAAGCAGGGTTTTGATTTTACAGAAGAACAGAGAGCTGCTATTAAATTGAGTCTTGATAATCATGTTATGGCTTTGACTGGTCTGGCTGGTGCAGGAAAAACCAGCACAGCCAATGGTATTTGTTCATTATATGACGATTACAATATTTTAGCTTGTGCGTTATCTGGTAAAGCAAGTGTAAGAATTACCGAAGCAACTGGATTACCTGCAAGTACAATTCATAGAGCTTTAGGATATCAGAATGGCGAGTTTATGTTCAACAAAGAGAATAAATTAGCAGTAGATATTGTTCTGATTGATGAAGCAACTATGATAAACGGTACATTGTTTTTAGCTTTACTAGAAGCAATTCCAACAGGTGCAAAAGTAATTATCATGGGAGATGTTCAACAGCTTACTCCAATCGGTAATTGTCAGGTATTCGCTGATATCCTTGATAGTAATGTACTCCCAGTTGTAAAACTTACAAAGCCACATAGACAGGCACTTATGAGTGGTATCATTCCAACATCAATTAAAGTAGCAAATCAGGAACAGATTTTTGATAATAAATTTGAAGGAACTGCTATTCTTGGTGAATTAAAAGATATGGAATTAGATATATCAAATTCAAAAGAGTCTATGGCAGATTGTATTATTCGACACTTCCAAACAGAGATGGAAAAATTCAACGATATCATGGAAGTTCAAGTATGTGTTCCTATGAGATTAAAAGGGGAACTATCTTGTTATAATCTTAACACAAAAATCCAAAGTCTTTATAATCCAAAATTCAATGATGGTAATGAGATTGAAATTTTCTTAGAGAAAAAAATGATGAAGCTAAGAAATATATGATTAGAGTTGGAGATAAGGTACTTAACACAAAAAATAATTATAAGTGTACAAATCCTGATGGCGATGTAACACCTGTATTTAATGGAAATATAGGCATTGTTAAAGCAATCGAAGATAACGGATATTGCACAATTGATTTTGTTGGTATTGGTGAAGTGTTATTCAGTAAAGGTGATTCAAAAAATCTTGAACTTGCATATGCTTGTACAGTTCATAAAATGCAAGGATCTGGTTTTACTTCAACCATTGTTGGTATGGACACAGGAAGTTATATAATGAATAATTCAGAATTGCTTTACACGGCAATCACAAGAGCAAAGAAATATTGTGTGTTAGTTGGTAACAATTATGCTATTACAAAAGCCATCCAAACAAAAGAGGTAAAAACAAAGCAGACATTTTTAAAAGATATGTTACTTGAAAACGCTTATAGATTAAAAGAAGACGAAAAAGGAGAATAAATATATGGCGAACATTTATGAATTAACAGGACAATTCCTTCAGCTTTTAGATATGTTAGAGGATGAAGAAGTAGACGAGCAGGTAATTATGGATACTCTTGAATCAGTTGAGTATGAGATTGAGGACAAGGCTGATGGATATGCAAAGATTATCAAAGCTCTTGAAGCAGATGTGGATGGAATTCAGAAGGAGAATGATAGACTTACATCTCGTAAAAAGACATATGAGAATAGAATTAAGTGGTTAAAGCAGAATCTTGAAATGTGCATGAGAGCAACTGGTAAGAAGAAGTTTACAACTGATTTATTCTCATTCAATATTCAGAGGAATGGTGGTAAGAGAAAGCTTACAATTGATGTTGATGTAGAGAATATTCCAGAAGAGTATCGCATTAAGCAGCCAGACGCAGTTAATGGAGATAAATTAAGAGAATATTTAAAAGAGAATGGTCTTGAAGGTCAGGATGGTTCACTTAACTGTGAATGGTGTCATTTAGAGCCACAGGGAGAGAGTTTGAGAATCAGATAACAAATTTAGATTTCTGGAATGCCCATAAATAGGGCGTTTCAGAGGCTCAAAAAGCCAAGGAAAGACGGATTTCATAAGGAGGTAAAATAAACTATGAAATATAAAATTAGCAATGCATACATAAATGTAAATGGTGAAGATATTGCGGTTGGTGTTGCTCTTGGAGAAGAGGATAAACCACAGTCTCCATTTAGAACGGAATATGTTACAAATTCAGAGTATGAAAAGGGGTTAAAAGAATTTCGATACGGTAAACAACAAATTGGAGATTGTGTTCATCATTGTATAACACAGTTTAAAAACTTTATTGCTACATGCCCAATAAAACAGAAGTGGATTGATGAATTAGAAAAAATGGGATACGACATATCAAAATTGAAATATGAAATTGTAGAGTAATCGACAGTTTCTTGTGAAAATTAAGGAGGTTGTAAAGAATATGAGTTGCCCAAGACCAGGAAAAGAATGCAATGAATTTATGTGTGGAAATTCAGTAGAAGGTGTATGCCGTGAAGGATTAAAAAATTATAAAGTGATTACATTATGTGGTAATACAAAATTTAAAGATGAGTTCATGAAAGTTCAAAAAGAACTTACCTTAAATGGTTACATTGTGATTTCAGTTGGGTGTTTTGGTCATTCAGGCGATGTATTTACAGATGAGCAAAAGATTATGTTAGATGATATGCACAAGAGAAAAATTGATATGGCAGATGAAATTTTTGTAATCAATGTCAATGGATATATTGGAAGCTCAACAAAATCTGAAATTGAATATGCTAAAGCACATAATAAGAAAGTAAATTATCTTGTTGATATCAACAGATAACAAGAAACCATTATTTCTTGTGGAGATTAGGAGGAAAATGTGTCATTAGATAAAGAACCGATGAAAGTAAGCACAGCATTAAGAATTGCAAAACAGTATTATCCACAGGATAAATTAGAACATGCACTTAGAGTCGCTACATATGTTGCTGAAAATGAAATGATTCCATCTGAATATACAGACGAATGTGTTGCTTTAGCAATTTATTAGAAGATACAAATTATAATCCAAAAGGATTACCTGAAAATTTTACCAATGCATTGAAGATCCTAACTAAAACAAAAGAGGTATCTTATGATGATTATTGTAAAAGTATTAAGAGTGTTTGTCATACAAACTACCGTAAATGTGCGTATTGGGTTAAATTAGCCGATATGAAAGATCATTTGTCGCTGACAAATACACTTACAGATAGGTTAAAAGAAAAGTATCTAAGTGGATTGAGATATTTATTATAGAAAGAGGTAAATATGAAATTAATTAGTTTATCAAAAGTAGAAAGGATTTTAGATAGAGAGCCGATTTATCACGATGTATTAAATGATAGATTTGATACTTTAGAAAAAATCAGGGGACTTCGTGTTATTGACACAAGTTACGATAATGAAACTTGCAAATGGGAATCTTCTAATGACGTTGACTTTTCAGAAGGCAATATATGTTTCAAGATTCAGTGTAATCACAATCCGCTTAAAACTGGAATAGTACCAAATAATTTTGCGTATGGAGATTTTAAGTTTTGCCCGTTTTGTGGAAGAAAAATTAAATGGGTTTAGGGAGAATAATGAATAGAAACAGATATTTAAGATACAAACCAATCATAGAAACAAGATCATTTTTAGATGGCATAGGGGGTATCGGCAAGATGTCCTAAATGTAAAACTATGATACAAATGCAACAGTCTAAATGTAAATGTGGTTGTAGTATCAGATGGGATAATGAATGTTAATTGGTAATTCACAGTAAACTAAACTTCTTTGAAAAATAAAGAAAAATTTGACTATATAGTATAGGAAGGTGAATAAAATGAAATTTCTTGTAGACGAAATGCCATATTTTCAAGATGAATGTCCATTCTATGATATAAGTACCGGCATATGTAAATACGATAGAGATAAATGCGAACATATGTATATTTCAAGTAAAGAAAGAGGCAAACAGACAGAATGCAGATGGTTAGTCCAAAAGGAGGAGAAAAATGAAGTTTGAGAATACAGAAGTTTGGGGATTTGAACATAGTCTCCGTGGGATGAGAAATCCGAAGAATAGCTGGCATAAGAGTGATAGTTTTAATTGTCTAAAAACACCATCTGGCAAACACTGTTCAGAATTTTGTAAAAATTTTGATACAGATAAATGTTATATGTATGGAGATGATGGCGGTGAACCTTTTATTATAGGTGATAATGACATGAAACTTGCACAGACTCTCATTAAAACTGGTTCAGAACATTGCAAATTTATGAGAATGATTCATGTTGCTGTAGATGTAGATATGCCTAGATACTGGTGGTCTGAAGGTGATACTTATCATTTTAATACAAAAAATAGTTGTTCAACCATGCACAAATTACTTAATAATGATAATCCAATTACTTTGGATATGTTTGTTTTCTGTGAGGAAGATATTGATTGGTGGACTTATACAGTAAGCAAACTTGAATCTCTTCGTTTGGAATATAAGGAAATACAGAAAACAACAAAAGATAATGAAAAAATGAACCGTCTTCTTGTTAGGGCAAAACGTATGTTACCTGAAGGATTTGAACAAATGAGAACATGGGATACAAATTATGCAGAACTTCGCAATATGTATTTTCAGCGTAGACATCATAGACTCAAAGAAGAGTGGGTAGACACATTTTGTAAATGGGTAGAAACACTTCCATACGCAAAAGAGTTGATTATGTATGAGGATTGAAATTATGGCATTTTATATTATTTCAGGCGAAGAATATGAAGAATACAAAGAGTTAAAAAGAAAAAATAAACCAATGAGAAAATTGCTTGGCTATGATAAATGTTATTGTCCTGTATGTAACTATGTGGTTGATAATTGTGTACCAAGACAAAACTATTGTGACAAATGTGGACAAAGATTATATGAGAGATGGTATAAAAAGAAATAAAAGAGGTGATTAACATTAGAGATCCGAATAGACTATATAATTTTTATAATGAAGTAACTCGATTACACATGACTCATATGCCTGATTGGAGAGCTGGTCAGTTTTGGATGAACTTTTTAGGCTGGGTTCAAAATGTAAAGAAACGAGATCCGTTCTTTCCAGAAGAGTCAGAAATGCTTACATACTTAAGAGAATATTGCGGAGAAAAGGAGGAAGTAAATGAATAAGTTAGAAAGAATAAAACAACTTATTAAAGAGTTGAATAATGCTTCATATGCTTATTATAATCAAATTCCAATTATGCCTGATTATGAGTGGGATAAAATGTATGATGAATTAATAAGTCTCGAAAAAGAGACTGATATTGTATTATCTAACAGTCCGACACATAACGTTGGTTATTCAGTTGCAGATGAATTAAAAGAGGTTGAACATAATCATCCTATGCTTTCACTTGATAAAACAAAATCAGTAGATGAGTTAATTGAATTTATTGGAGATAAGGATTGTTTCTTATCTGTTAAAGCTGATGGCTTAACCACGTCTCTTCATTATATTAATGGTAAGTTAATCGGTGCAGAAACTAGAGGTAATGGAGTAAGAGGTACTGAATGCATTCAGAATGTACTAACAATGGAAAATGTACCAAAGGAAATTCCATATAAGGATGAACTTATCATTGATGGCGAAACAATTATTGGATGGGACACTTTTAGAGAGATTAATGATAAATTATCAGAAGATAAGAAATATAAACATCCGAGGAATCTTGTATCTGGTTCATTACAACTGCTTGATAGTAAAGAGGCTGCAAGCAGAAATATGAGATTTGTTGCTTGGAGAGTTATTAAAGGTTTTGAACATAAAACTCCTAGTGAAGATTTATTCAAGGCTAAAAATATTGGATTTGAGATTATACCAATATTAAAATCACCTAGAATTAATCAGAAAGAAGAGTTAGCAATCTTATTAAATCAAATAAGAGAATCAGCAGATTCACATAATATTCCTTATGATGGAGCTGTTATGGCAGTTGATGATTATAAAATTGCAGAATCTATGGGAAGAACGGATAAATTTTTCCGACATTCAATGGCATATAAATATGAAGATGAATTATTTGAAACTGTGCTTACAGATATTGAATGGAATACTTCAAAGACGGGTTTGATTAATCCTGTAGCAATCTTTGAGCCAGTTGACTTAAATGGAGCAATAACAACAAGAGCAACTCTTCACAATATTACATATATTAAAGACATGATACTTGGGGTTGGAGATAGAATTAGAGTTTATCGGTCTAACATGGTTATTCCTAAAGTATATGATAGTATTGACAAGAGTGGTAATTTTATTATTCCTAGTAAATGTCCTATTTGTGGTCAGCCTACAAGAATTGTTAAAGAGAATGATTCAGAAGTTCTCATGTGTGAAAACCCAGACTGTAACGGTAAGCTTTTGGGTAGACTGATTCATGCGGCAAGTCGAAATGCATTGGATATTGAAAATCTTTCAGAATCTACAATAGAAAAATTCATCAATCTTGGTTGGTTAAATTCAATTCAGGACATGTATCACTTATCAGACCACGAAAATGAAATGAAAACTTTGGATGGATTTGGTAAGAAATCTGTTGAAAAACTTCTTAACTCTATTGAAGAGTCACGTAATACAAATCTTCAGCGTTTCCTTTATAGTCTTTCAATTCCATTACTCGGCAAGTCAGCAAGTAAAATGATTTCAGAAGCAGTAGATCATAATTTCAACACATTTATTGATGAAATGACAGTTAAAAGTGCAGAATACTTTAGACATTTACATGGTGTTGGAGATGCATTAATAAACTCACTCAATACTTATTGGAAGAGTCATTACTCAGAAATACTTCAGTTAGCGAATGAGTTTACTTTTGAAACACCTAATGTAGTATTAGATGAAATGCCAAAAACATTACAAGGTAAAACATTTGTTGTAACTGGTTCAGTTCATCATTATAAAAACCGTGATGAATTAAAAGCCGATATAGTTGTTCATGGTGGTACAGTCGCAGGTTCTGTAAGTTCTAAAACATCGTATCTTATTAATAACGACATCAATTCAACAAGCTCTAAGAATCAGAAAGCAAAATCGCTTAATATTCCAATTATTTCAGAAGAAGAATTCCTTTCTATGATTCAGTAAACAATGAGTTTCAATAGGAAGGAGGTGAGCATGGAAACTTGTATTATAAAGCAAAGCAATTAAAAGAGATTTTCTCTAAAATTCCCGACAATACATATGTTACGGTTGGAACGAAAGAGAATAATGAAGTAGAAGAAATCAAAAAAGAATACGGCATTGTTGAAGCAAAATTAAAACCTATTGGATTTGATAATTCTAACGAAAAATATTTGAAATTGTATACGAAAAAATACGAAGAAAGTGGGTGTATGAGATTCATACGTTGAAATTTAAAAGAAGTATTGCAAAAACGGTATTTTTAAGTACTGTTATTGGTTGTTGTGTCGCCCCATTTGGGGCAAATAATAAACAATTAACTGTAGCTGCAACAGTACAAGAAGAAAAAGCAGAAATATATTCTCATATTTATAAAAAATATAAGACTTATTATGAGCAGCAAAAAATGATAGCAGTTGAAGAAATTGTAGAGAATATTGAGTTAGAAGATGATGAGCTAGAGGAAATTGAAGAAAATCTTACTTTTACAGATTGTGATGTACCATCTGACAAGCTGTTTAAGAGCTATATGGATGCTCGACATATCACCAATAAAAACACGCAACAATACAGGTTAAAAAGTGAATATGTATTAGATGAAACAGGTATATACAAAGTCGATGATAGATTTTGTTGCGCAATAGGTTCATACTATACAACCCAAATTGGAACATATTTTGATATCGTGATGAAAAACGGTGAAATAATTCCTTGCATTCTTGCTGATTGCAAGGCAGATGAACATACTGATAATTTAGGACAATACACTATAAGTAATGATTCGATTGTGGAGTTTATTGTTCATAGTCCTACATTAATCCCTAATATTTCAAATCGTTGGGGTAATACAGGCGATGTGTCTACTTTAGGTGGTATTTTTGACGGCGAAATATCTTATATAAGAATCTATGAATAAAGAGAGGAAAGAAATGGAAGAAACATTAGTAACTATTCGTTTGGATACAATTAGAAAAGTGCATGATTTTGTTGAGATTGTAACAAAATTTGATGAAGAAATTACAATTAAAAGTCATAGATATGAGATTGATGCAAAATCAATCATGGCAATTTTTAGTTTAAACTTGCTTGAACCAATTACATGTTGTCTGTACTCAAATGACAAAACTGTTCAGGCAAAATTTCTAAATCAAATTAAAGATTACGTGGAAGGAGAATAAATTAATGAGTATTTGCTTGGTTGGCAAGTCTTGCAGTGGCAAAGACACAATTGCAAGAGAATTAGTAAAATTGGGATATGAAAGAATTTTAACTTACACTACACGTCCAGCAAGATCTAATGAACTTGATGGCGTAGATTATCATTTCGTAACCGAAAATGAGTTTAAAGATATGATTAAAAACAAGGAATTTTTGGAGTGGAGAAGTTATCAGACCGATGAAGGTACTTGGTACTACGGTAGCCGATTGGCAGATTTCTATGATTATAATAGAAAAAAAGTTGTAATTCTAACGCCTGACGGATTAGAACACTTAAATGATCTGTTTGACTCATACATTTCCATTTATTTAACAGTCAAAAATTCAATTTTAAAAAAACGAATGAAAAAAAGACCAAATAAGAAAGAATCTAAACGTAGATATAAAGCGGATAAAGCCATGTTTGATGGGAAGGAAGATAACTTTGATTATCTCGTTAAAAATTATGACAGACCAGTCGAAGAAGTTGCTTCTGTGTGTAAATTTTTTGATGAAACAGCATAAAGTGTGATAAAAATGAGAGAAAATAAGAAAAGAATGTATTGTGCCAATCGCAATTGTTCATATTTAGATTGTGTTCGACATGATAAAAATATTCCGTTCAATATTCTTATACTAAGAGAGAATTATAAAGTGGACAGTAACGGTAATTGTAAAAACAAAATATTAAATTGGGAGGATGATAAATGAAAGATTTTCAGATTTATTTAGCAGGTAAAACTGGCGGATTAACTCAAGTAGAAGCTAATGGTTGGAGAAACAATGTAAAAAATATACTCGAAAATTATGAATCAAAAAGATTCAATAATATTAGAGTAATCAATCCAAATGATTTTTTTAACTACTATAAAACCCTACATAAAACGCATAAGCAAATTAAGAGATTCTTCATGAGTCAAATTGATAAAAGCGATTTGGTAATTGTTAATTTAAATAATTCCAACAGCTCTGTAGGAACAGGACAAGAACTAGAACATGCTCGCGTGAAAGGAATTCCTATTATTGGATACGGAACAGAGAATATATATCCGTGGGAATCTGAAGAAGATTGCGATGTCGTTTTTAACACAGAAGAAGAGTGTGTTGAATATGTTTTGGATTATTATTTACGCTAAATTAAGGAGGATTTTTATTATGAACGACAATAATATGATGAACTATGATGAAATTACCATCGAAGATTGTTTGGAACAGGCTGAGTATAAAAATGAAACTGTTTTACTCAATGACGGCAAAGTTGCTGGATTTGTAAAAAATGAAGAAAAAAATTGGTAAATTTAAAAGTATGTCCTCGCAGACCGTATGAATACTGGGTTTGCGAGGCTAAAAAAGCACAAGAAAGGTTGATTTCTTATGGAATCAAGAAAGGAGAATCATATATGTGTTTAACAGTAAAAGAAGTAAAAGAAATTTTGGATGGAATGCGTGATGATGCATTGGTTTTAGCAGATAAAGAGCTTGAGGGCGATGCCGCACATGAACTAACTGCTTATGAATATCCATCTGGCGATAAAAAGGATTGGAATTTTGTAATTTTAACTTGGGAGAAATAGAAAGGAGATAAAATGAAATTCAATTTTATAGATTGTATAGAATTTGAGATTGATTGGAAAGCTGTAGCAGCGATTGCAGCATGTGTACTTGGTTATGTAATCACAACAGTAATTTAGAAAGGAGATATACATATTGACAAAGGTAATTAAAAGAGACTGTTCAGAAGTTGATTTTGACAAATCAAAAATCTCAACTGCAATTCTTAAAGCTATGAAGAATGGTTCAGGCATTGTAAAACCAAAGATTGCAGATGACATTGCAAATGAGATTGAAGAAGAGTGTAGGGACAAAGACGAAGTAAGTATTTCCGATATTGAATCAATGGTTTATGATAAATTGATTACTAAGAAGCAGAGACTTACTGCAAAAGCATACGAGGGATATAGAAGTATTCGTGAGTTTCAGAGAGAAAACGAGAATACAACAGATTCCGAGATTGATGAACTATTAGATGGTGAAAGCGAATATTGGAATACTGAAAATTCCAATAAAAACTCAAAAGTATTAAATACTCAGCGTGATTATATGGCAGGAATTGTTAGCAAAGATATTTCTCGTAGATTTTTACTTCCACCAGAAGTTGTACAAGCACACGATGAAGGAATTATTCATTTCCATGATATTGATTATTTTGGTATGAATGCGATGAGTAACTGCTCACTTATTAACCTCGAAGACATGTTACAGAATGGTACTTGTATTAACAAGGTAATGATTGAAAAACCACATAGATTTATTACTGCTTGTACAATCGCAACTCAGATTATTCTTGGTGTTACATCACTTCAGTATGGAGGGGCTACAATTACTCTTACACATTTAGCACCATTTGTAAGAGATAGTTACAACAAATACTATGAGAAATATAAGTCATGGGGATTTTCTGACGAAGATTGTAAGAGATATGCAGAATCTGATACCAAAAAAGAAGTAGAGGATGGTGTTCAGACTTTTAACTATCAGTGCAATTCTATGTCTAACTCAAATGGACAGTCTCCTTTTTTGAGCGTATTCATGTATCTTGGAGAAACTACAGAGTATAAGAAAGAACTTGCAATGATTATTGAAGAGTTTCTTAATCAGAGATTACTTGGTCTTAAAAATGAAATTGGCGTATATGTCACACAGGCATTTCCAAAGCTTCTCTATGTCTTAGAAGAAGATAATATTCATGAAAATTCCCCTTATTGGTATTTAACAAAACTTGCAGCTAAGTGTACTGCAAAGAGAATGAATCCTGATTATATTTCAGAGAAGATTATGAAGAAATATAAAGAGGGTAACTGTTTCCCGTGTATGGGTGAGCGCAAACTACAGCCCAGGATAAACCGATTGAACCTCGTTGCTTAGAGGGTGTAACTAATATAGTTGCTAACGGATAGGTCTTAGGTAGAAGAGATTCTGTGACCTAAGATGAGTACCGTGCCAACCCTAGAAATAGGAAGTGTGTATCGACTAACCGTGATGAGTGTAGCGGTGTAGGATTGGAGACAAGCACCAATTCCAAGCAGTCGGCTCGTTGATGAGAGTAACGGACTCGGAGAGAATATATAGTCAGTGTACATAGTGATATGTAATAAAAATGTGTAGAAGTTTCCTTTCACCTTATAAAGATGAAAATGGTAATTATAAATTTTATGGAAGACTAAATCAGGGCGTTGTCACATTAAATCTTGTGGATGTAGCGTTATCATCTGAAGGCGATTATGAAAAGTTTTGGGATTTGATGGAACAGAGAACAGAATTATGTCATAAAGCATTACTTTGCAGACATAAACGATTAGAAGGAACATTATCTGATGTCGCACCTTTATTATGGCAGTATGGAGCATTTGCAAGACTTGAAAAAGGTGAGAAGATTGATAAATTACTTCACAATGGATATGCAAGTATTTCTCTTGGATATGCAGGGTTATATGAATGTGTAAAATATATGACTGGTAAATCACATATTGATTCACAGGAAGGTCATGATTTTGGTATTAAAGTAATGCAGTTTATGAATGATAAATGTGACCAGTGGAATAAAGAGCATTATATTGGATTTTCAATTTACGGATCTCCAATCGAAAACACAACGTATAAATTTGCAAAGTGTCTACAGAAACGCTTTGGAATTATTAAAGGTATTACGGATAGAAACTATATTACCAATAGTTATCATACATTTGTTAAAGAACCAATCAATGCATTTGATAAACTTGCTAAAGAATCAGAATTCCAAGCTTTATCACTTGGAGGTGCGATATCTTATGTTGAGACAGATGGATTGGTAAATAATGTAGAAGCTATTTTGGAAATGAATAAATTCATCTACGACCATATCATGTATGCAGAAGAAAATACAAAATCTGATTACTGTCAGATTTGTGGTTATGATGGTGAAATTAAAATTATTGATGAAGGTGGCGAACTTATTTGGGAATGTCCAAATTGCCACAATAGAAACAAAGACAAGATGAATGTCGCAAGAAGAACTTGCGGATATATTGGAACTAATTACTGGGGAAAAGGACGTACTCAGGAAATCAAAGAGAGATATGTTCATATGACAGATATTGCGGAGGATTTATAATGGCACAGATTTTTAGAATAAGTGGATATTTAGTTGATCCATCTGATGACTGCAATAAGGAAGAAATTAAAGTATCTATTACAGATAGATTAGATATGTTTTGCCAGCAGTTGCATATTGAATCTGCTGATATTGGAGAATGGGAAGATGATAACCCATTAAATTATGAAAATTGTGATTTAGCATATTGTACTCAATATTTTAAACAGACCAATAATTATTTTAAGTTTGATAGACCATTACCAGCAGTAGGACAAAAATACAAACACTTTAAAATTGGTAAAATTGTTACGATTATTGGAATTTCAAGACATACAGAAACTGAAGATGTGACGGTTGTTTATGACTATGAAGGACATATTTGGAATCGTCCTCTTGAAATGTTTATGAGTGAGGTTGATAAAGAAAAATATCCTAACACTACACAAAAATATAGATTTGAACTTGTGGAGGATTGATTATGAGGTATGCACAAATTCGGTCTATGGACATTTCTAACGGTGAGGGAGTTGGAGTCTCCCTCTTCGTTCAAGGATGTGACAAGCATTGTTTCAATTGTTTCAATTCTGAAACATGGGATTTTAATGGTGGAAAAGAGTGGACAGAGGAAACAAAAAATAAATTTATGGAATTGATTGATCGACCATATATCAGACGAATTTCCATCTTGGGTGGTGAACCACTTGCAGAACAAAATTTGGATGATATTTTGTCTTTAATCAAGGAAATCCGAGAAAAATATCCAATTTCTCAAAATCCCAATTCAGAAAACATAGGAAAATCAAGGGTTTTAGAAGATGAAAATTCCAAAGAAATCCGTATTTCCTTCCCTAAGAAAACTATTTGGTTGTATACAGGATTTGAGTGGAATTCATTAATGTCAAAAATTTGTCAACCAACATTTCCAGATGAAAAATTTGAGCATGATAGAAATATTCATATGAAAAGACAAAAGATAATTTCTAATGTAGATGTTCTTGTAGACGGAGAATATATAGATGAGCAAAAGGATCTCACATTGAAATTCAGAGGTTCAAAAAATCAACATGTAATTGACGTAAAGCAATCTCTCGCTCAGAACAAAATAGTTTTATATTGTGATTAACAAAGGAGAACTAAAATGACCAAAGAAGATATTAAAAGGGGTAAAATTGTATACTACGCTCGAATACTGAGACCGGTAGGTATATATGAAGTTATTGAATTGTTTATTAGAACCGTAGATGACGACTACTTTGTTGGCATTGACAAACACGATAAACACGCTTATTTGTTTTTATATGACAGTCTTAATGAGCTAATATTCGACAACAGACAAGAATGTTTAGACGTTGTATTAGAAGCAGAAAACAATGCGCCGAAAGTAAGTGATGAAAAAGAATACGAAGAATATTAAAAGAAGGTGATAAACATAGCTTACTTATATGATAAGTTCAAAGGAATTTACAGGTTAAAAGTTCCTATTGATTCTCACACAAACGACTATTGTAGAAAACTCAATGGAACATATGAAGATGTAGATATGTATATTGATTGTCAATTCGGAAATAAAGTCTTTCATTTTGGCAATAGTACATTACAAGCATATATACCTTCATTGATAAGAGGTCACAATATCGTTAAAACAATTCAACAGTCGAATCCATCAATCATATTTGATATAAGTGAAACGGATTCCGAAGTGTTATTCAAGTTCAAATATATCAATTCAGACAAAGTAATTCCATTATTAAAACCTAAGACAAATGGCGCAGGTATAAGTCCCTATTCACCTAAAAATCTCCCTAAAACTGACTTTAAGATTCCAGATGATAAATTGACACAGTACAAACAAATCGTGTCTAAAATTTCTCCTGACAAGCTTTTAACCATAGGCAGAATGACTAATTCGTTCTTGCAGACTTTGGTCACAAAGAAGACTCCTTGGGAGAATATTAAAGCAGATATGAGACTCAAATGTGTCAAAGGCAAGGAATATATCTATATGATTGACAAATGGGATGAATATCTTAAATATCTTGAAAAAGAAATTACCATTATGAACATGTAGGCAAATTTAGAGTAAATGTAAAGGATGGTGGAAATTATTTTGAAACTTGCTAAAGATATTACCAATAAAATTTTAAAAGAATATGGTTTTAGGTATGATGAGCATGGAAATTATAGATATTATTCATCCATGTACAAATCAAATAATAAAACGACAATATATGCCTATTTTTATGTAAATATAGATGAAAACTATTTTTCATACGAGATCCAATCTAATGGAACAACTTATTATCCATATTATCACAAAGATAATAAAAGTATTGTAAATGAAATCATTTCTATGAATATTAGCAAAGAAATTAGAAATTTAATCAAGAAAGGAATTTTAGAAGATGAAAATGATTAATATTAAGAAAACAAATGAGAATGCAAAAACCCCTACATATGGCAGTGAATTTGCAGCAGGAGCAGATTTATATGCAGTTGTACATAATGAAGAGAAGAAGATAGAAATTCTTCCCGGTGAAACAGCTTTTGTTGACACAGGGGTTGTAATGGAAATACCTAATGGATATGTTGGTCTTATTTATGCTAGAAGTGGTTTATCTTGTAAACAGGGATTAGCTCCCGCAAACAAAGTAGGAGTAATTGATTCAGACTATCGAGGCAATATTATGGTTGCACTATATAATCAGAGCAGTGAGACAAGGATCGTGTCTGAAGGAGATAGAATCGCACAGATTATTATTCAGCCAGTAGAACAGTTCGGGTTTAATGTAAAAGAAAATCTTAGTGATACAAAAAGAGGTGAAGGTGGATTTGGAAGCACAGGGAAAAGATAAAAAATTATTGTCTGTGAAGGAAACTTGTGATTATCTTGGTATTGGACAAACCAAATGTCGAGAACTGCTTCGTGGAAGAAATGGATTTGGAGTTCAAATAGGTAATCGTTGGTATGCTAATAAAGAAAGACTTGATAAATGGATAATTAATAAAACTAAATAACATTTTATTTACACCAATACTTGATAAAAAGAAGTACATAAGATATTATATTTATATGTAATATCTTTGTACTTCTTTCCTATTTTCTTAAAAGGAGGAAATTTTAATGGGTAAATCATTAAATGGGAAAGAACTTGGACAAGGCATATCTCAAAGAAAGGATGGACTTTATCAAGCAAGGTTTACTAATAGGTTTGGAAAGAGACAAACTATATATTCAAAATCAATAACAGAACTCAGAGCAAAATTAAGAGATAAGCAATATGAAGATTCTAATGAGTTGAATGTAATTAATAATGAAATTACATTAGATGAGTGGTTTGATAAGTATATGAAAGTACATTCACCTTCATATAGACCTAATACAATATCCAATTATATTGGTGGTTATAATCGTATTAAGGTTGATCTTGGTTGGAGAGTTATGAAAGATATCAATGTTATAACTTTTCAAGAATCATTCAATAAACTAACATCGGATGCCAGTAGAAAAAACACCAAAAAAGTGTTAATGAATCTTTATAAATATGCTTTAGATTGTAATGTTGTTAAAACCGTTAACCCTATTCAACAGGTTAAGACGAAATTAACCGATGTTGGAGTCAAAATAAGAGTTTTAACAAGAAAAGAAACAGAACTATTCTTAGAAAACGGTGAAGGTATTGCACATTTTCCATTATTTGAATTAGCACTTGAGACAGGTATGCGTATTGGAGAAATATGTGGACTTCAATGGGAGGACATAGATTTTGATCATAGAATGATACATGTAAGACATACTTTAACATATGCTAAACAAGATGGTTTGTGGGGATATAAGTTCCAGTTAAATGAACCTAAAACTGAAAATGGAATAAGAAAAATTCCTATGACCAAGAAAGCTGAAGAATTATTAAGTGAACAAAAAATCAGATGGGAAAAAGTTAATGATAGATGTGTTGCGACAGTTGGGTATGAAAATTTGGTATACGTCACAAAAAGAAACACCCCTATCTGTACTAGAAATACAACTGTTTCAATAAGAAGAATAGAAGAAAGAATTAAGGCTAAGGGAATTGATTTTGAACCTATAACACCACATACTTTAAGACATACATTTGCAACTCGTTGTTTAGAGAATGGTATGAATGTAAAAACACTTCAAAGAATTCTTGGACATGCTGATATAAGGACAACAATGAATACTTATTGTCATGTCACAGATGACGAATTATATTCAGCAATGAATGTGTTTGAACAAAAAGGAATTTTAAACACTAATACTCCAAATGGTGTAAAAGTGGTGTAGTAAACAAAAAGATAGCTGATAAACCAAGTGTTTATGCGGGTTTAGAGATATGATATTACATTCCATGATAGAATGTAATCTGGGATTTTGAAAAGAATAAAATATACAGGCTGAGAAGCTTTAGAAAAGCCGCATTCCCGCTATCGACGGGGTTGCGGCTTTTGAGTTACTTTTGTTATGAAATCAATGGATATACTATTAGTGTTAGCAGGCTAAACACAACTTGGAAAAGATTTTTTGGAGAATATTAATAATGAAAGAAAAAGAATGGGAAAAACTTTTAAGAATAAAAACAACCGGACGTGACGACACCAGGTCGGATACGTTCAGGTATCCATATGAGCCGACATCCTATGAAGTGTTAGAAAGACTAGCGAATACCGGGATAATAGGTAAAAATAATACCCTGTTAGATTATGGCTGTGGAAAAGGTAGGGTAAGCATTTTTATGGCGTATCAGACAAAATGTCATTCTATTGGGATAGAATATGATGAACGGATTTACAACCGGGCGTTATCAAATAAAGCTGATGCGGTGTCAGGGAATAAAGTGAAATTTATATGTGCTGATGCAGTGGGCTTTAAGATTCCGGATAACGTAGACAGATTTTTCTTTTTCAATCCATTTTCAGTTGAAATATTTAAGAGTGTTCTGGCGAATATTATAGACAGTTATTATGAAAATCAGCGAGAAATGCTTGTTATGTGTTATTATCCGTCAGATGAGTATCTTATGTGTCTGTCACAGGAATATAATGTAACATTTGTTGAAGAAATTGATTGCAGTGACATATCCGATGGTGAAAGCAGACGGGAGAAGGTAGTCGTGTATAGAGTGGGGGAGAAATAGTTTTTTTATAAAAGATATATCACAAACACAGTAAAAAGTGATACAATGCAGATAATAACATTGCAGGAGGCTCACAACA